TCACGCGATCCGAACACTGGAATGCTCTTGGGTGCGCTCCATGAAAACAGAATGTGAACAGAACGAACGCGATTTGCTCGATCCGGTGCTGCAGATCAAAGCCGCGGTGCGTCGCTTGGTGAAGCTCGCCGGCGGCATCGAGGCGGCGGCCGCCGAGGTGGGGGTCAGCAAGTCAGCGATCAGCAACTACGCGAACCCGCACATGGCGGATCAGGCGCGGGTGGATGTGATCTTCGCGCTGGAGCAGGCCATTGGCGATCCGGTGGTCGTGCGCCAGCTGGCGGCGATGCACGGCTACGACCTGGTGCCGGTGACGGTATCCGAAGAGGCCGATGCCGACATGGACGCTCCGCTTCCGGAGAGCATGGACGTCACCTACCGGGCGGCGGAGATCGGGCATGTCCTCGCCGATGCGGTCAGCCGCGGCGTGATGACGGACGAAACTGCCGTGAAGCTGGAGGAACGGTGCGAGCGCCTGGTAACGCGGGCCATCAAACTCCGCGAAGGAGTCGTGCGCGTCCGCTCCTGGGTGAAGAAGCACCGCAAGCCGTGGCCGCTGCGCAAACGCCCGTCGGAGGGTGTGTGATGCACGCTGTTCACGACGGCACCAACGAGACGGCGTCGCTCGGGGCGCCTTCGCCCGGGAAGGACCGGAGCGCTGTGCCAACCGTCATCGCGTCGAAGATTCAGACCAATCGGACCACCCCACCCCCATTCCTTGGTGCGGCCAAAGGCTCCGGCCATGCCGTGATGCTGGCGCTGCACCTCTCGGACCGCTCGGCAGGCAACGCGATCGCCGCCGAAACCAACCCGGAGTTCCTGCCGTGAAGGCGAAGAAGAAGTGCTGGAGCATCAGCAAACGGAAGTTCCTGGAGCATCGTGCCGCCGGCCTGTCCGACAAAGCGATCGCGGCGCTGTACCACGTCAGCGCCAACACGGTCGCGCGCGTGCGTGACAAGCACGGCATTCCGGTCTTCGCGGCCCAAGTGGGGCAGGTGCGCGACGAGGAGATCCGCCGTTGGCATGCTCTGGGGATGACCGACAGCGAGATGGCCATCCGCGTCCAGCTGAGCAAGACGCAGATCAACGTGCATCGTAACCGGCTCGGTTTGTCGCCCAACCTGTCGGAGCGCGACAAGGCCGCGGCCGCGGTGCGCGCTGCCCGGGAGGAAGCCGCCGCTGATGGTTGGCCGCGTGTTGAGGGCGACTTTCTGGAGGCCTGGGCGAGGGTCCATGGAGACGCCAAGTGGGAGGATGTCACCATCAGGGTGACCGCCCACCGCCGTCTCCCGCCGCGCCCTCTCTTCGCCGGGGGCCTGGGCACGGCCGCGGCCATGTGCGCCGACCTCGGCGAGCGTGTGGGGATCCGCTGATGTCCGCCCAGCCTCGCAACGCGTCCAACGGCTCGATCTGGAGCAAGCAAATCGGCGAGACCTTCCGCTTCGAGCGGGTGCGCCACGACTACGACGATCGCGCGGTGCCGGCCGACATGCTGGAGCAGATCACCGCCGCCGTGGCGGCCAAAAAGGTGACTGTCTGCCCACCGGCCGCATACGCGTCGCAGTTCGGGCAGACGATCTCCTCGACGCATGGCACCGGCGGGCGCTCCTGGCGCCGGGCTGGCCGCTGATGTCGCGCCGCGCCATCCCCCTCGCGTCGCTCGGCCCCGGCGCGCTCCGTCAGGTGAGCGCGTTCCTCACGGCCGAGCGCGTGCAGAGCGAGATGCGTGCGGCGCCCAAGCAGCGTCCGGAGGAGCAGTTCCACATCGGTGTGGCCAATCACCTGGAGATCGTCCTGCCGGTGGACGCCTGGTTTTGCCATGTGCCCAACGGCGGCAAGCGTTCCAAGGCCGAGGCCGCGCGCCTGAAGGCGATGGGCACCAAGGCTGGGACGCCGGACATCGAGATCGTCTACCAGGGCCGGTCCTATTGGATCGAGCTGAAGTCGGCCAGTGGATCGCTCTCCAAGGCCCAGAAGGATTGTCATGCGGATCTTCGCCGCGCCGGTGCGCCGGTGGCGACGGCCCGCACCCTCGAAGAAGTTGAAACGGCCTTGCGCGGGTGGGGAATCCCGCTGCGGGGCTCTGTGCAAGGAGTCGCAGCATGAGCGCGCCCATTGGTCACAACTCCGGGGCCAACGACCGCACCGACGTTGGCGGAATCGCGATCGAACGCCTGAAGGCGTTCGTCGAGCGCATTGAGCGCTTGGAGGAGGAAAAGCGCGGCCTGCAGGAGGACGTTAAGGAGGTCTACGCCGAGGCCAAGGGCACCGGCTTTGACACCAAGATCATCCGCCAGATCATCCGACTGCGCAAAATGGACAAGGCGGACCGGCAGGAGCAGGAAGCGATCCTCGAGCTCTACAAAGAAGCCCTGGGGATGCTGGAGTAAGCCATGTCCGCTGCCAGCGACTATCTCGCCACCGTCAACGCGCTGGTCAAGGCCCGCAAACAGCGGGGCATGACGCAGACGGACCTTGCGCTGATTCTGAAGACGCAGCGCCAGACCGTCAGCGCGTGGGAGAGCGGCCAGAACTTCCCGCCCAGCGACAAACTGTTCGCCTGGGCTGGCGCGCTCAGGGTTCGCATCCTGCCGCCGGAGCTTCCGGACGCCCCTGCCAATGCCACGCAAAATGGCGCAACACCCGACGAACGGAGGGCCGCGTGAGCGACTCCAAAATCGTGCACTTCCAGCCTCGGCCTAAGCCAGAGGAAAAACCGAAGGCGGCTACGCCGGCGCGGCGGGCTTTTGTGCTCGCGGCCAAGCTGTTTGCGATCGCCGAGGACCTGCCCGAGCCGCAACGATCCAAGGCCCGCAATCTTGCGCACGAGGCGGAGGCCCTGTCGTACAACATCGCTGCCCAGCCAACGGGCCCGAAGGACGGGGGTGTGGCATGAAGACCCGCAACGCGCCGGTCCCGATCGCGTATCAGGTCCCGGCCTTCGTTCGCCTCTCGCCGGAATTCACGCTGCGCGTCGAACGATCCATCCCGGCCTGCATCCTGAACAGCGTCGTCCGCACGATCCTGGAGTTCGGGAACCCCACCCCCCGTCAGCGGGCGTTCTATTCCGGCGTCCTGACAGATCTCAAAATCGCTTTCGATGAGCCATTCGTGGGCTTCTCCCGCCCGATCCGCGAACGGCTGGCCGAAGTGGCTGATGTCGCCGGCCGCCACGCCTTCGCCCGGAACAGTGTCAGCAAGGCGCCGCTCCCGATTGTCCTCGGCTGCTTCTACTGGCTGGCCCCGATCGTCCAGGATCCGCAATACCGGCGCGCGATCATGACCGCGGCGTTCCTGCGCGCCTTCGAAGCGCTGGATGAAGAGATCGCGGCCGGCGCTGCCCGCGAGGACGCGGCCGACGACTTTGCCGCCTGTGCCGAGCAAGGCGGGTGGATCGCCGGCATCATCCGGACGCGCCTTGAGGCCGCTGGCCTGTTCCTCAGTGCTCCGACCGAGTTACCGGCCGAGAGCGATGACCGGAGGGCCGCGTGATGGAATGGCCCTTCGGCAATCTTCGGCCGCTGATCTATGGGCTCATTTACGTCGACCCGCCTTGGAAGCAGGCCATGTACTCGGAGATCTCCGGCATCGCGAAAGCGCCGCAGTCCAAATATTCCTGCATGGAATTGGACGCCATCAAGGCGCTCCCGGTTGGGCACCTGGCCGCGCCAAACTGCTTCATCGTCATGTGGTCGCTGTGGAACTTCGTCGCTCCGGGCTACGCCACGGACGTCCTGAAGGCCTGGGGCTTCGAGCCCAAGAGCGGCGGCTCTTGGGCCAAGATCACCAAGAAAGGCAAGCAGGCCTTCGGCACCGGCTACGGCTTCCGCGGCTGCTGCGAGCCCTTCCTTACGGGCGCGATCGGGCGGCCGAAAGTCCGGAGCAAGTCCGAGCGCAACGGCATCATCACCGAGATTGAGGTGGATGCCGAGCTTGAGATGAATGCCCTCCTGGCGGAGATCAGGGAGCATTCCCGCAAGCCTGAGGAGATGCGGGACGCGCTGGAGTGCATGTTCCCCGATGTCCCAAAGGTCGAACTCTTCTCCCGCCGACCGGCCTGCGAGCGCTGGGACGTGTGGGGCAACGAGACCGCCAAGTTCGCGGAGGCCGCGTGATGTTCGACCTTCGCGCTCTTGCCGGCGGGCGCAAGTTCTCGACCGTGCTAGCCGATCCGCCGTGGCAGTTTGATAACGCCACGGGGAAGGTGGCGCCAGAGCATGGGCGTCTGCATCGCTATGAGACGATGCGGCTTCCGGCGATCTGCGCGCTGCCGGTCGCGGACGTCGTGGCGCCGACCGCGCATCTGTACCTGTGGGTGCCGAATGCGCTGCTTGCCGAAGGCCTCCAGGTCATGCAGTCCTGGGGCTTCACCTATAAGACCAACCTCGTCTGGCACAAGGTGCGCAAGGATGGCGGCTCGGACGGGCGCGGGGTGGGCTTCTACTTCCGCAACGTGACGGAGCTGATCCTGTTCGGCGTGCGCGGCAAGAACGCCCGCACGTTGGCCCCCGGGCGGCGGCAGGTCAACTTCTTGGCCACCCGCAAGCGGGAGCACTCCCGCAAGCCGGATGAGCAGTACGACCTGATCGAGTCGTGCAGCCCCGGGCCCTTCCTGGAGATGTTCTGCCGCGGCGAGGGACGCCCTGGCTGGTCGGTCTGGGGCAATGAGGCTGTGCAGGCACCGGAGGCTTCCCAGAGCGCATCGGACGCCCTGCTAGAGGCCGCCTGACCATGCGCAGCGACAACCCCCACGACATCGCCGTGGAGCACTGCCTGACGGCCAAGCTCGCCGGCAAGAAGCCCTGTGACGTGCTGGCTGCCATCGGCGCGCCGCACCACCCCCAAACCACTTGGCAGTGCGCAATTGCCCTCGTGGCTCGCGCTTACGCCAAGCTCACCAAATCCCAGAGGACCGCATGATGACGGACTCTCTTCCTGCCCCCTTGGTTCCCGCGGACGTCGACCTGAAGGATTTCCCCTTCACTCCGATGTTTCGCGCGCGCTTGTTCGGTTCCTCGTTCCACGCCCGCGCCTCCGATGCCGAATGGCGCGCCGGTGTGACGCTGTGGCTGAAATCCTGGGATCAGGTTCCCGCCGGGACGCTACCCAGTGATGACGTCGAGCTGTGCCGCCTAGCCGAGCTGGGCCGCGACATGAAGACGTGGATCAAGATCAAGGCTCTGGCGCTGCACGGTTGGTTCCTGTGCTCCGACGGCCGCCTGCATCATAAGGTGGTCGCTGACGGCGTCATGGAGGCCTGGAACCGCAAGATCGAGCAGCGGTGGCGCTCCGAGTGCGCGCGCATCAAAAAGGGTAACCAGCGGCACAAGACGAACCACCCGATTCCGACGCTCGACGAGTACATTGCGACGAAGGGTTACCTGAAGCGCCATGCCCCAGGTCCGTCCCCTGTCCCCGAGGACGATGAGGAGTTGTCCCCAGGGACAAGTGGCGATTGTCCCGAGGACGTCCCCGAGGAAACGGCATCCAAGGGACAGGGACAGGGACAGAGAGAGAAATCTAACAACAGTCACTTCGTTCCTGTTGTTGGCGCGGCGAGCGCCGCGAACAACACCGAGCCGGATGATTTGATCGCGGAATTCGACGCAGCCATTGTCGCCATGTGGGGGAAAGCCGCCAAGCGCCGCAAGCCGCACGCCACGGACCACGCCACGGCCCAGGAGTGGGCCGAAGGTGGCATAACGGCGACGTTTGCCGGCCAGGTGCTGCGCGAGCGGTTCGGCAAGATGCGCGACCGCGGCGCCCGCCCTCCGTTCAGCCTCTCGGGGTTCTCCGACGAGATGATTCGGGCCACGGCTGCCCAGCAGACGGAGCCGTCAGCGCCATCTGCTGGGGAGAGTGTGGAGCGCGGCCAGTGGCGCAACCGACTGACCGGCTACCGCAGCGGCATTCCGTGGTCGGCATCGTTCGGTCCGAAGCCGGGTGAGGCGAATTGCGAGGCGCCGCCAGATTTGGTTGCCGAGATCCTGCCGCACCTCGCCCCAACCGCTGAGATCGTCTGTTTAACGACTGCCCGGAGGGCTGCACTGTGACCGCCGCCACCAAAGCCGAGCGCCTGCGCTGCTGGACCGATCCGGCCAAATGTGCGCCGGAGAACCTCCCGCCCCGTGTGCAGCCTGACTGCGACTGGAACATCGACCTCGGAGCCTCCTGCCGCGCCTATGGGCCGGACATGCGTCCGCCGTGTGACTTCCCGCCGGAATGCGAGGGGTGCGCTCGCAAGCTCCGGGCCGAGGGGATTCGGGGCGGCACAATTACGCCATACCAGCACCGCGTTGGCCGGAGGGCTGCGGCATGACTGTGTACGTTGACAAGCCGCTCCACAAGCTGGGCCGGATGACCATGTGCCACATGCTGGCGGACACGCTGGACGAGCTGCACGCGATGGCGGAGCGCATCGGCTGCAGACGCGAGTGGTTCCAGGCAGACGCATCAACCCCGCACTACGACCTGCCGAAGTTCCGTCGCGAGATGGCGCTGAAGGCCGGTGCCGTCGAGATCGATCGTCGGGAGACGGTGTCGGTGATCCGCCGTCTGCGATCCCGGGGTGTGCGCGCATGACCGCCGCTCGTCGGATCCGCACCTCCCTGGAGCGTCACCAGCCTCGTCCACCAGCCAATGCCGACGACCTTCACCGGATGGGGGCTGCGGCATGGCATCAGGGGCGCGGCCTGTGGATCCCGGAGCGCACGCTGGCCGCAATGGACGACATCGGTCGCGCTTTCGTCGAGCAGGTTGGCGGAAAGCTGTACGGAAAGCGGGTCGGGTTGGTGAAGTAATAAGCGGGTTTCGATCGTGCGCGCCATTTAAAATGGCGCAGCTGTGAATAGTGATCGCGGGATTCGCCCTAACGGTGTGGCAATTCGTTTTGACGGCCTTTTCACCATGATACCGTGGGGCACAAACAAATCGGGCCGGGGAGTGCGGGAACACTCCTCCAGCCCTGACCACCACCGAACGTAAGGGGTTCGATATGGCTGAAGCGACTTTGGCCCAAAGCAGAGACGCGGTGCAAGGGGGTGTGGCGCGCCGCGCCGCCCGTGACCTCCCCATCATCTTCAGCGCGCCGATGGTGCGCGCCCTGCTGGACGGCCGGAAGACACAGACGCGCCGCATCCTCAAGCCACAGCCGGAAACGTTCCTCGACGAGCACGGCGAGGCGCTTCCGATTGGCCTGCTGCATGTCGAGGGCGATCCGCGACCGCGCGTCACCATTGGCCGCGTTGTCACCCTGCAGGAGGTCCGGTACGCGGTTGGCGACCGGCTGTGGGTGCGGGAGGCCTGGGCCAACATCGCCCCTGGCATCTATTACCGCGCCACCGACGAGCGCGCGGCGCCGGCCGGCACGAAGTGGCGCCCCTCCATCCACATGCCCCGCTGGGCCAGCCGGATCACGCTGGTGGTCGAGGGGGTGCGGGTCCAGCAGCTGCAGGACATCAGCCCGGACGACGCGCAGGCGGAAGGCGTTCAGAAGTGCCATCTGAACTGGAGCGCAGACGGCGAGACCTTTGGAGGCACGCCGCGCGATGCGTTCAGCGCCCTGTGGGACTCGATCAACGGCCCCAGCGCCTGGGATGCCAACCCGGCCATCGTCGCCCTGACCTTCCGCGTCATCCGTACCAACATCGACTCCCTTTGCACGCAGGAGGCCGCGTAATGGACGACGAAATCCAACAGCAGAAACGCGTCGCATGGGTCGAGCGCGAATGGCTCTGGTATGTGGTGAACTACCAGCATGTCCCCGGGGCGATCGTCTCGACCGTCAACGCTCGGTTCTGGACGCGCCGCGGAGCGCAGGTGGTTGCCGATGTTTTGTGCGGCGCCCATGCGGACGGGTGGGACGTCGGCATTGAGGCCGGCGCAACGAGGTATGATGCGCTGGTCAGGGAAATGGGCGACGACGGACGGATGTACCGCGGCATCATCGCCGACCTGAAGCGGCGCCTGGCTGTCTCTGGCGATGCTCCGGGGGTGTCCCATGGTTGACGCGATCCTGACCGCCGAGGACCTGGATGCGATTGAAGCGCGGCATGCCGCTGCCACCGGTGGCGCGTGGATGGGCGGCCCTGAGGCGGAGGCCGCCGGGCATTGGTATCCGGACTGGGGGCTTGTCTGGGCGCACACGCCGAGCGCGGAACGGCCTTTCACCTTGGTGGTGGACTGCTGCCATGGCGGGGTGGCGAGCGAGGAAGAGAAATCCGAATGCCGAGCGAAGAGCATCGATCTGTGGCGGTCCGGCGCTGGAGGCGACTGGGTCGAGCCGGCCCAGGTCGCCGCGAACCGGGCGTTCATCGAGGCCGCGCACAACACCGATGTTCCTCGCCTCATCGCAACAGTGCGCGCCCTGCTCGCCGCGAATGAGCGCGCCAAAAGGCTGCTGACCGCGGATCTGTCGGTGTTGCGCATGGGGCCGGCTGACCACGGCTTCACGCTGGACACCGCCGGCCGAATGGTTGCGGTCATCGCCGGAGAGCTGGCGACGTGGCTCCGTGAGCATCACGCCGCGAACTACACCGAAACGGCTTTAGAGCAGATCGAGGTGAGCGGTGGCGCCTCCCGCTACATCGTGACTGTGCAGCGCGGCGATGGAAAGTCGCCGCACCAGCTGCGCAGAGAAGCCGAGGGCGAGCGTGATGAGGCCCGGGCTGAGGTCGCTCGTCTCGAGGCGGATCTCGCGGAAATGGAGCGCCGGGACGCCGCACAGCACTCGGCGAATGATGGGCGGGAGGGATGATCGCGATGGCGCGGACGGGGACTCAGGTGCGCATCGACCGGCTTCTTGAACGGGTGGGGATCACCCGCTTCGTCCGGATGGTGGATGCGAAGCCGATCACATACCGCCGCGCCACATGCACCGCATCCGGTGCGCATGAGGATCTCCGATTCCCGTCTGATGCCGCGCCGGAGATGGTGATCAAGGCATTTGAGCAGAAGGGCTGGGAGATATCGCAGCGGACCAAGTGCCCAGCCTGCGCAAAGCCCAAGCGAGCGTCGCGCGCCGAATCGCACCCAGAACAGAACGTCGTCACCTTGCGTCAGGAGCCGGAAAACATGAAGCAGAACACCGCCCAGAAGCCTGCAGAGGCCGTCCGCGAGCCCACACTGGATGAGGCTGCTGCGATCGTAAAGAAGCTGGACGAGTGCTTTGAGGATGGCCGTTATCTCGATGGCGGGTCGGACCGCAAAGTCGGGGAGACGCTTGGCCTGCCGTGGGCGCTGGTCGCGAAGGTCCGTGAGAAGTTCCGCGGTCCGATCAAGGAGGACCCGGCGGTTGTCTCGCTCCGCGCCGACATTGATCGCGTTGAGGCGACCGTGAAGGAGCTGCTGAAGGAGGAGATGAAGGGGTTGCGCGAGCGCTTGGCGAAGCTGGAAGCGGCCTGAGGATGCCATGGAATGGACGGTGTGGTTGATCGTGGGGCCGCTGTTGGCGTTCTACGGCGTAGCGGTGCTGTCGGAGACCCTGCCGAGAGGCGGCAAGCTGCCAGCGAACTGCGCGCCGCCGCGGCCGCGCAACCGGTCGTGAAAGCGCGCGAATTGAACGGCGTCACCCTGTCAGCGCCCGCGCTTCCGCGGCCAAATGGGCATTATGCCGCCGGCTATTACTGGCTGTCGTGGTCAGTGCTATTCGGCTTTTCCATCTGGAACCGCGAGGGACTGCTCGCCTACCAGAGCGAGGACGGCGCGGCGGCTGCGACCCGCCTTCAGGAACTCAACCGCGCGGCATTCCGCGAGGATGTCCATGCGGAGCAGATAAAAACCAAGCGGCGCGCCACGGAGAATTGCGCGAAGAGTGGCTAAATAAAAACCGCCGCTCCGGCTGGACCCCGAAGCGGCGGCGTAATGTGCTGACGATCAAAGAGCAATCGCATGCGGAAGATATCCGCCCGTAAAACTTTCGTCAACGCGGGGGTAACTCGATGGGTGCGGTTGCAGTGAAGAATGGTCAGAGTGCGGCTGGTGCCCGTCGTGGCACCGTGGCTGGGAAGAGTGGTTCGGCTGTCATTGCTCCGGTTGAGCCGGAGATGAAGGGGAGCGTTCCGCCGACGGACAAGGTGCTCAGCACCAAGCAGATGATCGAGGACATGCGGGCTAGGTTCGCCAACCCGCCAAAGCCGGATGGGGAGATCGTCGATCGGCGCCTCTACAAGAAGGTCGCGCCCTCGAAGACTAGCGATCTCGGATCCGACTACCGCACCCAGCATGGCGGAGCCTACCTGGAGACGTCGGAGTTGTCGGGCGGTGGTGTTCCCATCGCCGATCGCCGTCGCGTCAAGGCGGAGTGCGGCATCGAAGCCCTGTTCATGCGCGCGCAGATCAATGACCGCCAGTTCCAGGCCGGCATTCGGTTCCGGGCCCTGTGGGCGCGTGCGGCGATGCCGGCGCAGATGACCAGCAGCTATGGCCAGCAGCGCGGCGGTGGTGGGGGACGTGAGGAGGAAATCGACGCGCGCTTGCAGGTCCAGAAAGCTCTACTGGGGGCCAAGATCGCCATTCGGCAGAAGTCAGCGCAGGCGCTGAAGCTGACCACCACGGGGGAGAGCCTGAAGCCGGTCGGCGGCGGTGTGGTGGTGACCAAGGCCGGGGCTGCTGTCATCGAGGCAGCAGGCATGGACGGTCGAGATTATCGTCTGGAGGACCTGCGCGCGGGTCTAACTGCCCTGGCCGACTTCTGGCACATCACGGACGATGCGAACTTGTGACGGGCTGTTGGATGCGGTCTCGGGCGGAGCCGCTTCGTGGCGCGCGGGCTCGGGGTTGGGTATGCTCGATAGCCCCCCAATCTGGCGTCATCCGCTTTACCGTTACCGCCTAGAGCACGCTCGCCCGGGTCCTTGCGCCGAGCATCATCATGGGGAGTGCTTCCAAACATTCCTGGTTGCTTGCGGCAACTTTGCGTGCGTTGGATCGCTCTCGCCCTTGCGACCGCCTTACATGTGCCAGTGATTTTGCTCGGCAAAGCGATTGTACATATTTGGAGGTGCGCGGGTACACCAATAGCTTGTGGAAAGCTGACGGATGCTGTTGCATGATGAATGGCAAAGAGCAACTTTGTGGGCGGTGCCGTGTAACCGAGTGGTTGTAACTGAAGGCCTCGATGGCTCCGGCTACTGATAGCGACTACTGCGTGGAAGCTGCGGGGCTTAGTACTTCATAAGCGACACCGATTCTTTTTTGTGGAGGGTGGAGTGCGCGCGCCATTGCAATCTATGATGGTATTTATTACCGTTCCGTGGCTGGCCTTTAGTGTCACTCATGTGCAGGCTGAAACCAAAGCGGCTTGCAGCGTAGACGCTCCCCCAGCTAGCTGTGCAGGGTTGTTTGCCGTTGATGCCACTGGATCAGTGCCAGCTACGGAAAAGCTGGTAAACACTCCTAATCCGAAATGCGGAGATGGACGCGTATTCGACTACGTAGGTATCTTGAAAGACAGTTTGGCCAAAATGGTTGATGCCAAGAAAATGGCGGACGCATCGGCCGATCTTGCCAAAGCCACCGTGCATTTTTTATCTAAAGAAGCTAAGGACAAGCTAGGTGGTGATATCGCAACGGGCATCTGGAGGAATTTTTCCGAAAAAACAAACGAAGGGAATTGCATTACTCTGTCCGTAATAGTACCGAACAACGCTGAAGTTGTTGGATATCGGATTGTTGCTGGGGAGAGCGGTGGCTCCATGAATAAATGCCAAGTTGGGCTGGACTGTGGCGTTGGCTACTCCCGATTCCTTCGCGAGCCGGTGGCCGCAATAGAAGAGCAAGGGGTTAAGAGTTACATGACGACATTTATGAACTGGGCGCACGATCGGCAGCGTGATGCACGGTTGGTTATATTCTTCAAAACGATCGATGGGAAGCCGCCCCCGATTGCAATGTGAGTGCATGATGCGTCTCATCAGATTGATTGCGAGTTCATTGCTCCCGGGATGTATAATTCTTGGCATTGCCCATAACGGCCACGCGGGATCACGCACCGTGCGCTGGTGCGAGTACGATCCTAAAAGGACCTGTGTAGCTGGAGAATACGCAACAGTCATCGAAGTCCCGATACCGAATGGCAATTACGTTCAATCTTCGACGCCGTCATGCCCAAGTAACGACTTTTCGGTGCAGGGAAATCGCGAAAATTTTGTGGTCGGCATCGTTCGCAAGTCCAGTCAGAAGTGGCGTAAGGAAATACGAAATTCTGCTGGATCCTTAAATGACTTGGTCTCAAGTCGCGACTATACGGACATCCCCAGCCCCTCCATCCCAGGGTTCGGTGGGGCGGAACATGCGGTGTGTTCTGCACTTGTAGCTGCTATTCCCCATGACGCTCAGGTCCAGGGAGTGCATCTTGGCTTCACCGATGCTAAGGGCACCAGGGAGTGTAAGCCTTCTGCCGAGTGCGAATATGCTAGATTCATCGCTCCGCCAAACGTGAGGAGAATACAATTGCTCTCTCGGCCCGGCATTCAAGTAGTTGATGCTTTTTTTATGAATTGGTCTCACGACCGGAACAGAATTGCATGGATAGCGGTTTTTTACAGTTTTAAAACCGGAGAAATGCCGAAAGCCATTTCGCCGGGCCCTATGTAGTAATGAACTGTAGATTAGGGTCGAAAATTCGCCGATATTTCGGAGGTTGCCCCGATACAGGCGCTTGCGGGCCAGTTTGACTGAGAAGTCGCCGTGCGAACAGTAAGGGTTTGTGCTCTTTTCAGCGGTGAGAAAAGAGCCCGAGCTTGGGATGGACCCGGAGCGGGTGCGAGACGTGCTCTATGGCATCGATGCCGGGTCCGAAGGGATCACGATCCGTAAGCCATAGGCGAGCGGGCGCCAAAAACCCTCATCCGGGGGTGCGTGTTACGCCGGTTGCCGCTCGGCCAAGAGCCGAATGACCTTTTTCGGAATCGGCCGGTGGCTGGCTTCCTCTGGGTGCGCCCATCGGCGGGTGTCCGACCTGGTGTAGCTGGTGCCCAGCTTCTCATTCAGCCAGTTGGCCGCGGCTTGCCATCCGCCCACGCTGTCGGCCCACGCCGCATAGTCTTCGGCCGGCAGCGTGGGTTGAGGTTTGCGTCGAGGGGCCTGGGGAGAGGGTTCGCAAGGTTCATCCTCCGCCTCAACGATGACGGCAATCACGGCCACGCCGTCGGGGGTCATGACGGGGGCGGGAAGACCGGCGCGCTTGGCGCGGGCGGAGAGTTCGGCGAAGGTCATCGTCTCAGGCATGGCGAAAACCTAGTATGGCGGAATGTATGGCGCAAGCGCGGTGCGTGGCGCCACACCGAAAACCCTCACCCGGGCTCCAAAAACCCTCAGCGGGGGTGCGTCCGCTTCAGGGCGTAAACGGTCCAGATCAGCGACGCGATGGCCTTGAGGGTGTAGGCGCCTTCCTCGTCCAGGCTCAGCCCGAAGTGGTCCAGATCGGACAGGCGGAACGCCGTACCGCTCACGGCGATGAACACGGACTCCGCGTTCCGCCACCCAGCGATCTCACCATATGGAGTGAAAACCCGCAGTGCATCGGCCGGAACTTCGACATTCGCCGGCTGGCCATTGCCCACGGCCCGGAACCGCGGATCATCCCGCAGCCTTTCCGCCAAGCTCCCGCGCAGGATGGACAGCGCCAGATTGGCCGCTTGCTGCAATGCTCCAGCGTCATCCCCAGCAGCGTTGAAGATCCGGGGGAAGATGTCGCCATATGGCCCGGGCTTCTCGCCGGCTTCGCACATGGGATGGCCATCCTCAAGCCAGAACGACACCTTGGGGCACTGGGGCAGGTTCAGAAAAGCGATGTGTGCCATTTTGCGTGTCCAAAGCTGAAAGGTTGCGGGAAGGTCAGTAGAGGGCTGGCGGGAGCTTGTCCACTCCCCAAAAACCCCCGCCGGGGGTGCGCGTCCGAAAAACCGCGCCGGGGGTGCTCAGGCATCAATGACGACGATCCGGGTTGAAACACCGGTGCCGCTTTCCTGGAAGGAACCGGCCGGAAGCCGTTCCGAGGTGCCGCCCACGCTGTCGAGCCAAGCCCGGAACTCCTCTGCCTTCCGATCGGAGCGGAAGAAGGGGCTTTCCGCCATGATAGCTACCAATCGGCCGCCGGGCTTCAGCATGCCGAAGGCGCGCCGAACATGGTCGGTATCTGCCAAGCCTTCAAAGGGCGGGTTCATACCGATACGGTCGTATTGCCCTTCATGTTCGAAGAAGTCCCATCCCGCCAGGGTGTAGCCCTTGGCGTTCAGGAGGTTGCGCAGGGTGCCGTTAATCTCCAGCACCGTCACGCCGTCTTTGCCCACGGTCTCCGCCATGACGTCGGCGATATCGCCCGCACCGGCGGAAGGCTCAAGCACTGAATGGCCGGGCCGCAGGTCCAGCAGGTCAATCACGCGCCGCGCCAAGCTGGCGGGGGTGCGGAAGAAACCGGGAATCTTGCGGCCCAGCAGATCCCGTAAAGCGGCTTTGATCGGATCGGCCTTCGGCGCATCGCTGGAGAGTTCCACGAACCGCGCCGCAGCTTCCCGCAGCTGGCCAGTGGTCAGGATCCCCATAGCGCGCAAGCGGTGGCCGTCGTCATCCGCTGGAAACTCGATATGCACCAGATCGGCCGCGGTTGCCTTCCGGCCCTTCCGGTCAATCTGTTCCGGGTAGCTCAGCCCGGAATCCGCCCTATAGCAGGCGCGGCGGATGAGGGAGCGGAACAACTCGGATTGTTTGGCCGTGCTCACCTTCGCCAAGGCGCCGGCGGTGCCGTCCTGCTGCGCTTCACCGATGGCGCGGAGAGTGCGCGCCAAAGTGATTTGGCGTTGCGCGTCGACTTCTACGCTGGCCGCCATGCTGGCGCGCCGTGGCGTGTTGGTCAGGCGATCGCGGGAGAGCACCTCCTGGGCGCGCGCTTCGATCCGATCCGCCAAGGCGAACAGTTTATTTTGAGTCCCAAAAACCTCCGGAGGGGGTGCGGCATGCGTCGATTCCGCCGCGTAGGGACTCTCCGCACTCTCCGGCTTGCCCGTGCCGGGCCCGTCATCCGGGCCGGCGGGCGGAGTGTCGGAACCGGCCAGCAGATCGACCAGGGAGGCGCGCACCTCGCTTTCACGAGACAGGGGGAAGATCCATCCGCTGGCTTGGCGATGCCAGAACGGGGCAAGCCCGGAAACGGCGGACTTGATCCGGTCTTTATGGGCCAGGGTTTCGCCCTTCACGATGATGGACTTTTCCGAGTAGGGCTCAATCCGCAGGGGAGCAGCCCCGGCGGAAACCGGGGGTGCGCTGGTCTCGACAATCGTCGGCCCGTTCACAGCCGCGCGGACTTCGGTGCACACCTCGGCGCGCGCCTCCTCCAGCGACTCGGCCCGGACTTCGGTGCGCCGTGTGGCTACGCGCGCGGGCTTGGCTATGATCGCTTTAGGCTTGATGGTGACGGACCGCGGAACGGACAGGATCCAAGCCTTGTGCGTCTGCTCCAGTTCCCACGCGAATTTGACATCGAGGTGATAATTCGTATTGAAATAGTCCGTCATGGAATCGGACTTGTCATAGCGCCACTGCGACGCAATCGCCTGCAGGATGTCGGAAAGCGCCTTTGCCGCATCGGTCATCCGCTGCTGAGCCTCGTACGGCGCGTGAAAGCCCGCGCATTCGTGCGGGTGGTCCGCCTGCCAACGGACATTCTCCGGGTTGAGGATCAGAAACGGCACCGCTTGGATCTCGACCGTCACGGAACCATGGTGGGGAGAGCGGACGGAGATCTTGACGCCCTGGGGAATGGTGCCGGATTTCTCCGCTTCCTTGAGCGCCGCGCGGATCAGTTTGTTTCGGTCCGCGTCGCGCATGTGTCGGCCGTCGCGCTCCATGAGACCGCCGAAGGGATACAGGCTTTGCAGCGCGTCCGCGCGGTCATGCTTGGGAAGGGCGGCAAGGTCGGCAAACTTCACGGTGCTGCGCATTGGGCGGACTCCAGGCGATAGGCGGCCGAGTGACGGCGCCAAAGTGGTTTGACTGGGTTTGAAAAACCGCGGTGGGGGTGACCCAAAAGCCGCGCCGGGGTGTCCCCTACCGGGGTATCGATCCGGTTTCCGAGCAGCCCGGCATGCCATCGGGACCGCTGGGGAGCCGGCCCGAAGGCCGGTGCGGGCGATTAGCGGACCACGTCCACCAGAAGTCGGGTACCGCCATAACTCCCAGGACCGCGCAAGCGGTTGTGCATGTCGGCACTCTGCAACTCGCCTTGCCACGCGCTCACGCTGTAGGGGATCCGGCGGATCTCCGTTTTGTTGTCGGCAACGTCGACCGCGTAGACGACTACGAATTTCGGGTTGTCCATGACGTCAGCACTCCACACGGGCTTCAGCAACAGCCGCGCGTGCCGCGGCGATGACGAGCACGGCAAACTGACTATGGTTCGGATCCGATGCGGCGATTCGCTCCAGAGTGGCGAGCATTCGCGGTGCTGCAGCATTCATCGCGGCTTTGGTGGCATTGTGTTCCCGAAGCCTTCCCATCCACTCCGCGTCACGCGCGGCCGCATCAGGCACGGCGCGGCGAGAAGACGCCGTTTCGTTTGCCATCATTTCCGCCGCGACCTTGGCCGGGTTGCGCTTGGCCTTGGTGGCGTCCGAGCTGGTAGGGTAGGCGTAGGACGTCAGGCCGGTTTCCGTGTCGCCAGCGAGAAACCCGCCTTCGGGAGTGTGCATGTAGAGGATGGTCACTGTCTGATCTCCGCTAAGCGGCGTCGCCGCGTTCTTCATGCCCAAATGTATGGCGTTGTGGTGCGTGCTGGCAACGGGCGAATGCACCACAAAGATGCATAGCGTTCATGCGCAGAATGTATGGCATTCAGGATTTACAGGGAAGCGCTAAAACGCCATACATTCCCCACACAACGCGGCGCCCAAGGCGCCCAAGCTGGGGATCTCGAACATGTCGCACGTCGTTACTGACACCGCCGCTCTTCTGGCCCAAATTGCCGAGCTACAGGCACAGCTTGCCGCGGCCGGTTCCGCTCCGCTTGCCAAGCCGAAGGCCGCGCGCAAGCCGCGCAAGCCCAAGCTGGTCAAGCTTCCGGAACTGGCCACGGTCCGCGTGACCTTCGCCGACGGCGTGACGATGCACACCAACGCTTCCCACGCATTCGAAGACGGGACGGTCGACACCTCTCGCGCCGTTGCCTATGCCGAGTCTGTGCGCCGTAACAACGCGGCCGGTTATGCGACGGAGAGCGGATCCACCCTGTCCGGCAATTGGGAATGGGTGAATACGGAAAAGGGGTGGCGCCTTCGGCCGGTTGCGGATGTCCCGACCGTGACGGAAGTCCATGTGCTGACCCAAGCCGAACAGGATGCTTTGCGTGAGGAACATCGCGTTTGGTTCCGCGGCGCGGTCCCTGCAAATGCGGAGATCGCGGCTGCGGCTTCCTGGAGCGCGCGGGTTGAAGCTACGGGCAATGATGCCGCCGCGGAAGCCGTTCACACGGAAGCGGCTGCCGAGGAGGTGGCCGAAACTTCCGTTTCGTGCGAAGGCGCTGACAACCCGTTGCATGTCATCCGCGGCGATGTCGACCGCACGGTATCAGGCCGGATGGAAATTTGCTCGGCTGCCCTGGCGGATACGGCCTATGGCCGTGCGCGTGCCGATGCCGTGCGAAACGCCATTACGGCGCGCGGCGGTTCGGAACAGGATGCCGCCGCGGCCATGGTCCGCGCCATCGGCGACTATGAAGGCGGAACCATGCCGCCGGCCGGCAAGGCGCGTGAGCTGGTCTGTGCGCAAGTCGCGGCGGAGTGTGGCGATACCGAAGGCGCGGCACCAATGGCCAGCAAGCCCGAATCCCTTGGCGCGGCCATGGTGCACCATGCCGCCCCCACCTGTCCGCTTTACTTGGAAGGATACGACGGCGACGCCAACCCGGACGCAGCGCCGGAGGTGTCGCGCTATGCGGCCTTTGCCGCGCGTCATGGGATGGCCGCTCTGTGCGTGGTTGGGCTGCTGTCCATCCTGTCCGGCCGGTATCTGCGCCGCATGATCGAACACGCGGCGGAACGGGTTGCCGCGCGGTCCGGCATCGTCTCGCTTGACGAGGTGGGAATCTACATCGCGGCCAGCATGACGCGCCCCGGCAAGCCCGGGAAGGCGCCGCGGCCAGTTTGGGAGATCTCCGGGGATACCAAGGGGTATGCGGACTGCATCAAAGCCATTGGCGCGAAATGGTGGGGCGGCAAGTGGTCCACCTGGAATGATCCGACTGCGGCGCTTGTGGCGGAGATCAACGCCAATGGTGGACGCCGCTCGTTCGCCGAACGTCTGGACGTTATCCGGGAACGCGCTGCCGAACGGGCGGACCGGTTGGAGGAGCGCGCGGAACGAGTCACGGCGGAAGCGGGCCGGCGGTATAGGGCTGCGAAGTCCCTGGCCAGCTTCATTCCCATGGGGCAGCCGATCTTGGTGGGGCACCACTCCGAAGGCCGCCACCGTCGCGACCTGCGGCGCATTGAAAGCGGCATGCGGAAATCCTTCGAGTTGAGCGGCAAGGCAGACGGTCTGCGGCGCCGCGCGGCGACGGCCGAACAGACGGCCGAAGGCCGGACCGATCTGCGGTATCTGGCCAACCGGTTGAAGGAGGCGGAAACCAACCTGCGCGACATCGAACGTCGCTTGAACGGCACGAGCCGGAAGGAGCCAGCCGGCCCGATGAGCGATGATCGGCGCGCCTTCCTGGAGAAGCGCAAGGCGGAGTATGCGGAACGCGCGGCCTATTGGCGTGCCCAAGTCGACGCAGCCGGCGGCATCCCGTCTAAGGCACAGTTCAGCAAGGGCGGCACGGTGCAGTATGGCGGCCAGTGGTATCCCGTCGCCCGCGTCAATCGGGATACCGTCACGGTGTCGAATTGGCTTGGCGTGGCGTCGCTGACCTTCCGCGTTCCGCTCGCCCGCGTTTCCGGTTATCAGGCACCCGCGGCCATGGCCGCATAGTTTCCCCTCTGCATAGCGCCTCGTCCTTCCCCAGCTTGGGCAAGGCGCCAAACTAAGCCCGGACGGCCGCCGCGCCTTCCGGGCTTTTCTTTGTCCGCGCATCCCACGCCCGCCGGCCTTCCGCCGCGCGGGCTTTTCGCGTTCCGGATCTGCCGTCCGGACTGGACCCTGCGCGAGCCGGGCACCCTGGCGCGCTTGCTTGGCTGGCCATGCCGTGCGCCGATCGATTGGCGGCCATCGGCGCCTAGGCGTCCGGAGACCGGCCCGATCTCTGCCTTTGGCGCCGTCCGTGCAGAAGCCCGGCAGAGGCGCACGGAGCGCCTCCAGCGCGCGCGGCTCCGCAGATACCGCCCTAAACTAGACCGCATCAGGCGCGCGCCCGAGCGCCCGTGCGCCCTATCCTGGCGACGTTGGGTCCTTCCCAGACCAAACCCCCGCGGGCGGGGCCGCTACCCGTTTTCGAGCGTTTTCCAGCGTTGAAACCAACGTTACAGCCCGTAACGGCGCAGGACCATGGTCCTAGAGCATGTCGCAACGCTCTGAAATGAAATAATAAAATGTTTCTGCCATTCCGGTCGCGCGTAACGCGCCTCTGTAACGTGGGTGTGCATCGTGTTACGCGCCGGGGCGTTACCGATCGTCGGCTTCAGCGGCGTCCGTGACCATCTGCACGACAGCCTCAGGGCGCTCCAGCATCACGCCGATGGCGGCGTCCGCTGACTGGCGGTAGTGCGGCCAATCGGCCGCGATCAGGTGGGCGTGCATGATCGCCTTGCCCTCGGTCTCCCGTAGCCCGCGTTCGAGAGACACGAAGCCGCGAAGGTGTAGGATGGCCTGAGCGGCCCAATGTGGCGTCATGCCCAGGAACTGCCCGAGCGCCTTGTCTGAGCCGTAGAGTTGGCCGATTCGCTCAAGCACGCGCTCCAGCGCTTTCAACTCCTCATCGCTCATGCGTCCTTCACCGCCGCGGATGTCGTGGGCACAAAGGGCGAAGGCAACGCGATCCCGGAAGGACTTGGGCTCCGGGTGGATGGCGCGGCCGAAATCGTCGATATCCACAGCGAGCCTCCTTTCCTAGATATTGACCTTGCCGCGGAGCGCTTCGTCCACCCGCTGCCCCCACTCACTCTTGGGGAACGAGTGAGCGTAGAGGAAGGCGATCAGCTCGCCAGTCGAGAAGCCGCCGCGGCACCCGCCGGTGATCATGGCTTCCTGGGGCCCGTACACGGCCTTGTAGACCTCGTAGGCCCGCAGCGTGACTGCCTTGGAAATCTTCCCGCCCTTGCGGTCTACCGTCTGGACGGGGTGAAGCTCTACTTCGGTCACGGCCGGCGCTCCTCAGATATAGGTGGCTGGCCAAGAGCGGCATCGAGCCGGATCATGGCATCAAGAATGGCGTTGCTCCGCTCCATGAAGCGCGCCCTCTCCGGCGTGTCTGGCTGGCTGCGGTCGTCGTTTGTCATGCGCTGGAGGACAAAGCCGAAGGCGGTGCGGTCGGCTTCAAGATCGGCCCTCATCCGGTCGCGCTCGGCCAGCAAACGCGCTCCGGCTTCGGAGGAGGTGACGAGCATCTTTGCAGCCTCGTTGCGCTCGGCCTCGGCCTTCTCGATGCCACGGCGCAGGTCTTCGATCAGATTGGCGGCCCCGAGCATATCGGTGTCAGCGCCGTTGCAGTTGGACAGGGCGCAGCGGTTGCGCAGGCGTTCGACGATGTCGGCCATGCTGAGCTCCTTTGGAGTTGGTCACTTCGCCCGCGGGCCGAAGGTGGTAATCCATGCCCACACGAACCCTATGGCGCTGATCGAGCCGAGCAAAGGGCCGACCCACCAGACGGACGTTGATGCGTCCCGCATGCAGGCGATCTGCTCAACGGAGCCGGGCGGGAGGTCGAAGCATTCACGGCCAAGCACGGCGGCGCTCCATTAATAGAGAGGCAGGCGATCATCCGATGTTGCGGGCGATGAGAAAGTGAGCAGTGATCGCTCCGTCTTCAGCGGTCTCGATCTTCTCGATCAGGACTTCAGACTTCGCGCCAACCTCCTTGGACACGGCCTTCATAAGCCCGTCCAGGGCGGCCAGAGAGCGGCCGATGGTCTTGGCCTGCATGAGCGAACCGTCCTTGGGGTGGAAGGACATGGCGAAGCGGCTGTCCTTCGTCGCGTCGGTGACGAACTCGGGGCTGAACTCAACGCCACAGTTCGGGCATTTGGCGGACATGGTTTGGGCTTCCGGATGTTGACAGAGAGTTCAGGAGGCCTTGGTGACGGTGTAGCTCTTGGGCACCGCGGCGATGTAGACGATGTCCCCGTTGGGGTAGTGCAGTTCCGCTTTCTCGCCACGCTCGATGCGGTTGAAGATGGAGTCCAAGTCCATCTCCAAAGCCCTTGCGCGCTTCTCCACGATTTCCAGGCGGGCGCGTAGTTCGGCAACTTCCTGCATATGGCGCCATGCCTCTCGGTTGCTGTCCGGGTGAGCGATGTTGACGTGATCGGCCATGTCGGGGCTCCGGTCGTTCGGTTGATGGTTCAGGGGCGGAACAGGCGCCGCTTCCTCGGTCCGGCGCCGTAGGACCGTCGCTCCTTGCGGTTGCCGCCCAGAACAAAGTCGGGCTCCGGTGCGCTGCGGGTGAGGCGGACGACCTGACCAGCCTCGCGCATGTCGGCGGGTCTGTCGTTCAGCAGTTGCCCCAGGCCGACGGCTAGAGCGGTGGACAGTCTGGGCATGACCAGGCACTTACGCATGGGCGGGAGGTCTCCAGGGATTGGGATGACTCGAAGCCATTTCAGGCAGCCGCTGGGAAGTCTTCCGTATCGAGCCGCTCGCCCGGCAGGAGTGCCCTCTCGGCCCCCTTGCGGGTGAGCCAAAAGAGGTCGTCGTCTCCGGTGTGCTTGCCCCACCGCACCTGCGCATAGCCCTGCGCGACCATGTCGATCCACTCTGGGTGATCGTGGTGGAGTTCTCCGGAAACAAAGCGGTTCCGGTAGGAGACCGTGCGCCGGCCGTCCAATCCGAGGGCGTGGCGCGCGAGTGAAATCTGTCGATTGGTCATGGAAGCGCCTTCCTAGAATGCAGACTCAGTCGCTGGCGTGATCGGCTGATACCGTTTCCCGAATCCGTTGCAGGTTCCGCACAACAGCGTGGCCCCCAGAAATTGGCGCGATGGGCGCCCACCCTTGCCGCCACACCCGTCGCAGTCCTGAAGCGAATAGGCATGCTCTGGAATGACCGCTCTGCCTTTCGGTGTGATGCGCCAATCGCCTGTGACCAGCCCGGCGCGATGCATGGTGTTGACCCGGATGCCATGCATCTCTGTGGAGATCAAAGTGCCGGTGTCTTGGTGCTGTGCCAGCAACTGCAGGAATTCCAGTTCGCGCTCCGACAGGTCACTGCGCTTCATGGTGTGGCGGTTCTTCTGATCAGAAACGGACCAAGGAAGTCTTCCCGCCGAGATAGAGCGGATGTTTGGGAGAGCCGTCCTTATTGTTGCCGAAGCACCAAAGGTCGATGCCGCGCTGACGGAGCGCCTCCACCGTTTCCCGGGCCGCAGACACAAGCGGGCGCGGGACCTTGCCAAAGCATACGACAACGCGCTCGGCGCTTTCGGCCGCCTGAAGGATGGTCGGCAGGTTGTCCGGTGAGCACGCCACCACGCCCGGTTTGCTGAGGTGGGCTGGTGCCGTGGCTCGGTAGTCGCCGACGTTGCACTTCACGAACCCGGTGTAGCCTTCCCGGACGGTGAAGCCCCATTCGCGCGTAACTGTCGGATCGTTGGCGGTCGCGTCGGCCGTGCTCGGGTTCATTCCGATCAGGAGCCAGTGCCGGGCTGGAAATACGTCGCCAATCCACCGACGTAGGACCCTGCGATAGCGCCCGCACTCGGAAAACACGGCATCGCCGCGCAGGCCGGGCGGAAGGGCGGTCTTCACCTTTCCGCCGGGGTCGTGAGTGTCGAGCTTGGTCGGCAAATCGAACAGGCCGAAATCGAAGGCGGTCATGATGCAACTCGCTGATTCATCCGCGCGCTGTGCTGCGCGCATTAGTCCGTAGCGTCACGCTTGCGTGGCTTCCGTGACCGGCCTCACCGCTTAGTGCCGGCTGCCCAAGAAAAGGCGCCCGAAGCTAGTCAGGAAGTCCGGTTCAGTCTCCCACACGCGCGTTCCATCCGGGTTGACGCGCGTCCTATTAAAACTCATCCCGCAGCCACCCGCGGAAAAATCAAGGCTGCCTCGCTGTTTGGAAGCCGAATTGCCATAGACTGGAACACAGATCGGGTGCGTCTCGAAAGAGAGGTCCGCACCGTCGACAGTGATCACGTAATCCGCGCCGCCAGTTAGAAGGACGGCGTGGCTCCCGTCGCGCAGGCTGATGGTGGTCTCGCGCATGCTCTGCTCCCGGCTGCTGGCTGGCCATCGGTCAGATCGCGCCATTTTCCGTGGCGATCCGGTCGGCCGTTTGGCGCTTGGCACGCCCACGCGGGATGCGCTCCTTGATCTTTGCGTCCGGCCGTAGGACGACGCCGGCTCCGTTGGCCGTCCCCGACTCGCCGGCGGCGACGAAATCGCATCCGGCTGCCTCCAGGGTGCGCTTCACCGTTATGACGGTGCCCATCTTCGCGCTGATCAACTCGCCGTCGAGGCGGGTCAGATCGTTGATGGTGTTCCGATGCAAGCTGGTCGCTGCCGCGAGGTCATCTTCGGACCATCGCAGCGCCGCGAGCGCCTGCCGGACTTGAGCCCCCGTCAGCACGGCTGTGGCCCCCTGGCCAAGAACTGGTCCCTGCACGAGGCGCCGTCCTTTCGTCACCTGTCCCTAGGCAAAATGCCTTTCTTCGGGTTGCATCGTATCCCCTGAGGGTATAAAGTCAACCCTGAACGATGGAGGTGAGCGTGGCCGAGAACAGTGCAATCGAGTGGACGGACCACACGTTCAATCCGTGGATCGGCTGCACCAAGGTCAGCCTCGCGTGCGACAACTGCTACGCCGAGACGGAGCGCGCGGTGACCTGCCTCGGCGTGACATGGGGCGTCGGTCAGCCGCGTCACCGCACCTCCGCCAGCACTTGGAAGCAGCCGCTCGCCTGGAACCGCAAGGCCGCCAAGCTGGGCATCCGCTACAGGGTGTTCTGCGCCTCGCTCGCCGACGTCTTTGACGCCGAAGTGCCGGACGAGTGGCGGCTGGACCTGTTTCGGATGATCGTGCAGACGCCGCACCTGGATTGGCTGCTGCTGACCAAGCGGCCGAAGGTGGCGCAGAATTTCCTTTCCAGCTTCGCCATGGCGCCCGGCAAGAGCGGGTTCCTGACCCACAACGGTGATAAGCCTAAGGGTTGGGGCGGCACGGGTGAGATCATCCACGGCGTTGGCCAGGAGCAGATTTGGCCGCTTCCGAACGTCTGGCTCGGCGCAACGGTCGAGAGTCAGGCAATGGCCGAGACACGCATCCCGCATCTGCTGGCGACGCCCGCCGCGGTCCGGTTCGTCAGCATGGAGCCGCTTCTGGGACCGGTTGCGATGCGCCCATGGCTGCAAGGGATTCCGGCCGACGCCGCCCTGTCCAGTTACCGGCGCGTCGATTGGGTCATCGCTGGCGGCGAAAGTGGTGTGCACGCGCGCCCGTCGCATCCGGATTGGTTCCGCTCGCTCCGAGACGAGTGCATCGCCACGGGAGTCCCGTTCCTCATGAAGCAATGGGGCGAATGGGTGCCGCGCGGACCTGCGGACTGGGGATATCCAAGCGTTGACGGAGTGCCGCGGATCCGCCTGACCAACGAAGGTCAGAACGGACACTTCTTGAACGCTGAAGGCGGCAACCCCGTCTGGATGAACCGCGCCGGCAAGAGGGTTGCTGGTCGCCTTCTCGACGGCGTGCTGCACGACGCCTACCCGACAGCCTGAACAACTCAACGGATTATCGAAAGGAGAAGAGCGTGACGCGCATTCTGTTGGCCGCCCTCATGGTGGTCGCCACCTTCGCCGGCGCGAGCGCCGCCGACCTGCCCGGCGTGCGCCTGTGCACCGGCTCTGCCAAGGGCAACTACTTCTTCGCTGGCAGCGTCATCGCCCAGCAGGCCAAGGGCTCGCTGAAAGTCGATGTGATCGAGACCGCCGGGTCCATCGACAACCTGCGCAAGATGGAGGACGGCGCCTGCGACGCCGCCCTGGTCCAGTCCGACGCCTACGGCGTCTACAAGGACCGCAACCCGTCGTCGGCGCTGTCCATTGTGCGGGCTGGGGCGCTGTACAAGGAATACGCCCACCTGCTGTGCAACAAGACGTCCGGCATCGACTCCGTGAAGGACTTGCGGAGCAACAAGGCCAAGCTGCTGACCGGTGATGCGGGATCCGGCTCCGAGGTGACCTGGGCGACCTGGATCAAGATGGACAAGGACTACACAAAGGCGGCGACCGATCGCATTGGCGGCACGCAGGCGATTCTCCGCATCCGCGATGGCGCCGAAGCTCAGTGTGCTCTGTTCATCAACGGGCTGAATTCCGCGCTGATGAAGCAAGTGAACGAGCAAGCGGGCGACCGGGTGAAATTGGTGCCCGTGAAGGACGGCGACTTCGCGAGCGTGAAGGACCCGGGGGGCAATAAGGTCTATTCGGCTGAGGACATCCCCGGCAGCACGTACAAGGCCCTGCAGTCCGGCTTCTTCTCCTCCGCTGTCCCGACCCTTGCCGTCGAGGCCCTGGTCGTTCTGCGCGCGGATTGGGCGGAGCAGAACAAGCGTGGTCTGGACGAACTGTCCGACGCGGTTCTGCGGGCGACGCCGGCCATCAAGCAACGGGTCGACGGCTAATGCGCCTCGCCCTACGCCTCGGCGGCGCCTTTCTGGCGGCAACAGTCATCGTGGTGGGTGACCTGACGTCCGGGCGGATCATGTCGTGCATCGTGGATGCCGGTCTCCTGGGCGGCATCTTCGTCCTGCTGGTCCCGCTGACGATGAAGCCGGCCTGAGCCGCGCGCCCTTCGTCCACAGTTCGCGCCTCGGCGCGCTCCAGGCCCCTTACTCGCGAGAGTGGGGCTTGAGGGCATGCCGGGGGTTCCGCTGAAACCCCGGCCGGGAGCGTGGTCCGGTACCAACGCAATCACGGAGACGACGCAGACCATGGCCCACATTTTCGAAGGCGAGCCCGACGCCCGCCAAGCCGGCGACATCAAGCCGAGCCGTTTCCGCCCGCAGTACCGCCAGCTGTCCGACGAGGAAAAGACGCTGCACGACGCCATCAAGGGGAAAGCCGCCGAACTGGAGGCACTGTTCGAGAAGGCGCGTGCGCTGCGGTTTGCCCCGCGCACCGCGGCCATTGAGGCTAACGTCGCAGCCAGCGAGGCGGCCGTGGCACGCAACGATCAAGCCGGCATCAGTGACTGGCAGGCCCCGCCCCCGGCGCTGGATTGGGCGCGCCTGGACGAAGAATTCCCGGTTGGCAACGCGCCGTCATACTTCGACGACGGCATGAAGGCTCTGGAGATGTCGGTCATGTGGACCGTCAAAGGACTGACCGCCTGACCCATTCGGCCGCGTCGGGTGAGGTGTGTCCTCCCCGGCCGGCAGGCCACAGCCGACCTCGTGGAGTCGGTTTTGGCATGCCGAGTGGAAGAGGGGCTTCACAATGGGGTTCGTGACCGAAGAGCAGAAGGACGGAACGCATCGCGTCATCAAGGGCCGCGTCGGCAAGTACTGCAGGGGGAGCGTCATCCCGGCCGATGTGGTCCAGAAGATGATCGGCGGTGAGCCCGTCGATATGGGGAACGGCTACACGATGGCTGGGCGCGATCGCGACGGCAAAGGGTCGTAACCACCATGGCCCGTCTGAAAGACCTTCCTGGTGTCAAGACCGGGAACCTGTTTGCTGTCCCACCGGCCATGCTGGCGGAGGACGACGGTTTCAACATCCGCCAGCAGGGCGATTCCTTCGAGGCGCTGATCGAGGAGTACGCTCAACTCTTCCTCGCCGGCCACCGGTGCCCCCCCTTGGAGGTGTGGAAGCGCGGCGACGACCTTGTGGTGATCGACGGCCATTGCCGACGGCGGGCCGCGCTCCGTGCCATTGAGCGTGGCGCGCCGGCCGATCTGACCGTCGACGTCGTGAACTTCACGGGCAACGACGCGGACCGCGTGGCCCTGATGCTCCGCTCGGGTCTGAAGCGCGGTTGGGCGCCGGCCGAGTTGGCGGAGGGTTACAAGCGCCTTATGGGCTTCTGGCAAGACGTCGGCAAGGTTGCCGCGGCGGTCGGAAAATCCGAGCAGCATGTCCGTGACATTCTGGCGCTAGCCAATGCCGACACCGCCGTTCAGCAGATGGTGAAGGCCGGCGCCGTCTCCGCCACCACGGCAATCGCTGTCGTGAAGAAGCAGGGGCACAAGGCGGCCGACGTGCTGAAGGAGACCGTCGCCAAGGTGAAGGCCACCGGCGGCGCCAAGGTCACGGCCCGGCACGTCTCCGCTGCTCAAGGCCTCGACGCTCGCCAGCTCCGGCCGGCGCTCATGAAGCTGGCGGATGAGGTTCGGTCCCAAGTCGATCCGGACAGCCAAGCCGATTTCGGCGAAACGCAATTCACCGTGTCGGGCGCCACGCTGCGGCCGATCCTGGAAATGCTCGGGGTGAGGTAAGTCATGACCACTCGTCACCTGTTCATCTCCGGACCGATGCAGTCAGGCCGGTCCGCAGCCGCCGTCGCCATGGCAAACGCCATGCACGATCAGGGCATCCCGACGGTCTTCGTGGCCCCGTGTCCCTTGGCCGCCGATCTCTGGCGGCGAACTGGGCGCCTTCGCTGCAAGGTCATCTCCGCCAGCCCTGTGACGATCGGCTCCGCACCGATGTCGTGCGTCGTTGTGGACGATGCCGAGCGCATCAAAGAGCCGCGCGAGTTCATTCTCACGGCAATCCAGCGGCAACGCACCTTCCTGCGGCCCACCATCGTATGGGTCGTGCGTCAGGACGCCCTGGGTGAGTTCCGGAAGCTGGTGGCCGAGGTCGATCCCGAAGGATTCGGCGTGGATGAGATGATGGCGGCTCAGATTGGGGAAGAACTTGGCGCCCATTCAAACGACGCCCCCCGGTCCGGCAGCGTCGTGCAGCACATAAAGGACCTGGAAGCCGAGGTCCGGGAGATCCGGGAGGAGCGCGACCGGCTGCAGACCCAGCTTGAACCGGTTCCGGGCGGTGACGCCGCGGCGTTCGACATGGCCCTGGCCCGCAAGCTTCACCCGTACTGGTGGGACGACACATGGCTGAAAAAGCGCCACGTGGACAAAGGGCAGGAAGACTACATGCGTGAGCAGCTGGCGGTGCAGGCCGGTGAGATCCGCCGCATGGTGGTCAACTGGTTTGCCGGGCAGGGCTGTGCCGTCACCCTGCCGACCGCCCAAGCCTGGGTGCTGATCAAGGGGTATTGCGGCGGGGAAGGGGTGGTCATCACGCCGGCCGGCGACGCGGAGACCGGGAGCAAGATCGCGCGGGCTATTGCGGGCGATGACTGGGGGGTCACCGCTGAGCCGGTCCCCGTAATGATCGCCGGGACTCTGCACGGGACCAGCAAGTGGTTCGGGGATGTCTCCGGCGTGGTCAAGGCGCTCGCCGAACGTCCGGAGCCGGCCAGCCTTCCTTGAGGCCGAGGCGGGCGGCATGATACACCATGCTAGGTGCTTCGCAGTGCCTCCTGAACCGGCACTCCCACGACATTCCGAGAAGGCCGACCGGCGTTCGTCCGGCGGCCTTCGCCATGCCTGCATGCCCGCGGGTGTGGTCGGCGTCTGACCGAAGGAGCGCGCATGGCCGCTAAGAAATTCATGAACGGGACCGAGTACGCCACCCACTGCGGCGTGACGAAGATGACCGTCAGCCGCTGGACGAAGCGGGACGGATTCCCGATCAAGGATGGGAAGATCGATGTGGCGGCGGCCGACGCCTGGCGCGAGGCCAACCTTGACGCCAGCAAGCCGCGATCGAGCGTGAACCCGGCCGCTGCGCCGCCCGCCGCCGCGGCCAAGCCGACCCGGAAAACTCCTGTCCCAACGCCCACGGCGCCGGAATCGCCCGCGGACCTGCCGCCCGATCTGGCCGGCGCGGTCCTGCTCATGCCGGATGGCACGCAAACCCTGCTTGCCGAGATTCCGAGCTTCGCCGCGTCCCAGGCGGCGAAGATGTACTACGACGCCGAGATGAAAAAGCGCGAGGTGCTGGCGCACGACAAGGAACACATTCCGAAGGTGGAGGTCCTGGCGGCGACCGAAACCATGGTGTCGATGTTCCGCGCCGAATTCATGGGTCTGGGTCGCCGCGTCGCGCCGATGCTCGAAGGTAAGCCGCTCGCCGAGCGCGCGGACATCATCCAGGATCAGGCCCGCACGGTGCTGGAGCGCATGGCACGCAAGATCACCGCCGCGGCTCAGGGCGACTTCGATGAACAGGCGGATGCCGACGGCGATGAGGATGGCGACGCGGATCCGGCGGAGCGGGGCTGACCGATGAGCCAGATGTCCCCGGGGGCCGCAGAACTGCTGGGGCGGTGGGCTAGTCTCCTGCGCCCACCACCCAAACGGTTCACCGACGAATGGGCCGCAGAGAGCGTCGAGATGCCGCCGACGTCGGGCATCCCCGGCCCCTATGACGCCTCGCGCACTCCCTACGTGATTCCGATCATGCGGGCCTTCGATAACCCGCGCTGGAAGATGATCGTGGTCGTCATGGGGTCGCAGATGGGCAAGACGCTCGCGTTCGCGATCATCATCGGCCGCCGCATGGACGACGACCCGGTCCCGATCATGTATGTGGGTCCGGACCGCAACTTCGTGGAAGACACCTTCGAGCCGCAATTCATCTCGCTTGTGAAGTCGTGCAAATCGCTGTTCCGGAAGACGATCTGGGGAAAGGCGCACAAGAAGGTCCGCAAGATCATCAACGGTGCGGTGCTCCGTCTGGCCTGGGCCGGCTCCGCCTCCCAGCTCGCCGGCCAGCCCGCTGGCATGGTGCTGGTGGACGAACGTGACCGCATGGGCGATGACGTCAAGGACGAAGGCGACCCGGTAACCCTCGGCGGGGCCCGCCTGCACTCCTACGCCAACGGCAAGGTCGGGGTGATCTCTACCCCTCTTGTGGGCAACGTCGACACCTACGTGCACCCGGACACAGGGCTGGAGCACTGGAAGTATTCGGACCCCGATGACTTGACCAGCCCAACGTGGAAGCTGTGGCAGGAGGGAACCCGCTTCGAATGGGCGTGGCCGTGCCCGCATTGCGGGGAATACTTCATTCCGCGGCTGTCCCGCCTCACCTGGAACAAGCCGGAAGGGCGCAAGGTTACACCGGCGGAAGCGGCCCGCTCTGCTCGCATGACCTGTCCGAACCCAGCGTGCGACAGCAACACGCACGGGCTGGTGATCGATGATTCCCACAAGGTGTGGATGAACGAGCGCGCCGTCTTCGTGGCCCCCGGGCAGCGCGTAGAGAAGGACGGGACGGTGGTCGGTGAACTGCCCGACACCGACATCGCCAGCTTCTGGGTGTCCGGCCTTGCGTCCAATTTCGTGTCGTGGGGCGATCGCGCGAAGGAGTTCGTCAAGGCCGCCCGGTCCAAGAACAAGAAGGCCATCCAGGCGACCATCAACACCGGCTTCGGCGAGTTGTACCGCCTGTCTGGAGACGCGCCGAAGCATGACGTGGTGCTGGCCTGCCGCCTTCCTTACGCCTCGGGGGAGGTGCCCTATGGCGTGCAGAAGCTGAGCCTCACCGTCGACGTCCAGAAAGACCGCCTCTATTACGTCGTCCGGGGTTGGGGCGCCCGGTGGGAGAGCTGGCTCATCAAGGCGGACGCGCTGTTCGGCGAAACCGACCAGGATCACGTCTGGAACGACCTCGCCGACGTGCTGCAGGCTGAGTACCAAGGGTTCACGATCTCTCTGTGCCTGATCGACTACGGTTATCGTCCGGGCGACAAGGAGAAACGGCCGACGCACGCAGTCGCGGACTTCTGCCGGCGGTTCGGGTTCCACCGGGCGCGCCCGATCCAGGGCAAGGCGGAACTGCCGAGGCCCATCATGACCTTCAAGCTCGACGTCGACACCAAGGGCAAGACCAGGACCTATGGCGTGACTGGCCACCACCTTGACACGGACGTGTTCAAGACCTGGGTGCACGGGCGTTTGGAATGGCCGGCGGACCAGCCCGGCGGCTGGCACCTGCCGGAGGACATCGACGAGGATTACGCCCGCCAGATCGTTTCGGAAAGCCGCATGGCGCTGCCGTCGGGCAAAGGCAAATGGGTGAAGCACGGCGAGAACCACTACCTGGATGCGGAGATGATGCAACGCGCGGCGGCCGAGCTCATGGGCGTGGCGACCATGCAGCCGCTGCCCGAACAGACGCCGATGGCTGCTGATGAAGAGGAAGAGGCCCCGCGGGTGCGGCTGGCCAATCCCCCGCCAAAGACGGCCGAGGCCGCGACGGTCCGCCAGAACAGTTGGCTGGGCAATGCACGGAAGGATTGGCTGCGCCGATAGCGTCGGCACGCGCGAAATCGGTTGCCCTGCCAAGATCAAGCTGGTATGTAGGCTATGGTGTCACGTATTGGCATTTGAGCGAAGGCCGCATCCGCAAGGATCGCGGCCTTTTCCGTTTCCGGCCCGTGAGTGCCACGCAGAATGGCGCTTGGCGCCTCGTCTGTTCGCGCCTGCCGCCGATTCCTGACCAGCGAGATCGCCCATGGCCCTCACCCAAGCCTTTCTGGACAAGCTGGTGCAGGCCTGGGCCACCGGTGCGCGCCGTGTCGAATACAGCGGCACCGTGACCGAGTTCACGTCGGGCGCCGATCTGGAGCGCCGGATTGCCGTCACCGCGAACGCGCTCGGCGTGCCGAACCCGCTCAGCGCCGCGGCTCCGGCCGCCCGCGCGCCATCCATCCTTTTGCAGTTCCGCCGGTAGCGCCATGAAAGCCAACTGGCTCGATCGCGCCATCGGGGTCGTCTCCCCGGCGGCGCAGCTCCAGCGCATGCGTCATCGGGCGGCCATCGATGTGATGGCGCGCGCCTACGATGCGGCCCAGCCGAGCCGCCGCCGCGAAGGCCGGCGTCCGCCGAACACGGGCGCGAACGCCGAAACCTGGTCGTCTTTGCGCGTGCTGCGCGGCGCCTCGCGCGAGGCCGTACGGAATTCCGGGTACGCGGCGAAAGCCGTCCGAACCTTGGCGACCAAGCTGGTCGGCACCGGAATCACCCCGCGCGCGGATACCAAGAACGAGAAGCTCGACAAGGAGATCAATGACGCCTTCGAGATCTGGCGGAAGGAGTGCGACGCGGCCGGTACGCACGATTACTATGGCCTGCAACGTCTCGCCGCCCGGTCCTTCTTCGAAGGGGGTGAGGCGCTGACCAGAAAGCGGATGCGCTTCCGCCGCGACGGCCTGTATGTGCCGCTCGAGCTCCAGATGCTGGAGCCGGATCATCTGGACGAGACGAAAAACGAGATCATGGCCAATGGCCGCATCGTCCAGGGCATCGAGACCAGCAACGGGCGCGAGCGCCGGGTGGCCTACTGGCTCTTTCCAGACCATCCCGGCGAACGCGTTGGCCTGATCCGTGGCGGCGGCCTTGAGCCGAAGTCGGTGCCGGCCGACGAGGTGGCGCACTTCTATGACAAGCTGCGCATCGGGCAGCAGCGTGGCGTGCCCTGGCTTACGTCCGTCCTGATCGCCCTGGAAGATCTGGGCGACTACCGCGTCTCGGAGCAGATGCGGAAGAAGCTGGAAGCGTGCTTCGTCGGCGCGGTCATTGGGGAGGGGGACGGCAACGACGGTCAGCTTGGGCCGCGCGCGGTCGACGCAACGGGCCAGCTTGTCGAGACCGTTTCGCCCGGTATGCTGTTCCGCGCCACCGGCGCCAAGCAAGTCCAGTTTCACCAGCCGACCACCAACCCGGACTACCCGGGCTACATCAAAAGCGAGTTGCGCGGCGTCGCCGCCGGCGCGTGCATGACGTACGAGCTGCTGACCGCCGACCTATCGGACGTCAACTATTCCAGCTACCGGGCCGGTCTGAACGACTTCCACGCGATGATCGATCAGCTTCAGTGGCTCGACTTCATCCCGATGTGGTGCGAGCCGACGTGGCGCTGGTTCATCGACGCGGCCTATCTGGCGGGCCGCATCTCGCAGCGTCATTACGGCGTCGCCTGGGAGCCCCCGAAGTTCGTGTCCCCGGACCCGCTCAAGGACTTCCTCGCCGATTTGGGCGAGGTGCGCGCCGGCTTCCAGGCGCCGCAGCAGGCGATCGCGCGCCGGGGCTACAACTGGCGCGAACTGCTCGCCCAGCACATCGAGTGGAAGAAGGCCGTCGGCGACGCTGGCCTGGTGTTCGACATCGACCCGAGCAAGGTCACCAAGACCGGTGCGGCGAACAACGTCCAAGATGCGCCGCCGGGCGACCGCGCCATGACGCTCGCCCGCGCCGCGCTCGACATGCTTGAGGCTGAGGGCGATCCCGACGCCGCCACGCTCCGCGCCCTGATCGAGCAGCGCGGCTAACTCCAGCAACCGGAGAAACCATGACGACACCGACCCAAGGGGCGGCGCCGGGCGGTGCCGCTTCGCAGCAGCGCGGCACGCCGGACCAGCCCATTCAGATGCGGGCCGCCAACCTGGAGCCGGCCTCCTTCAACGCGGATGACCGCACGGTCGAGCTGGTGGCCTCCACCGGTGCCACCGTCCGCCGCTATGACTGGTGGACCGGCGAGCAGTACGACGAGGTGCTGCTGGTCACCGCCGACGCGGTGGATCTGACCCGGTTCGAGGCCGGCAGCGTGCCGATCCTGAACGCCCACAGCCAGTGGGAGGTGAAGGACATCATGGGCGCCGCCGTCCCCGGCACGGCCCGCTTTGAGAGCGGCAGCCTGATCCTGACGGCCAAGCTGTCGTCCCGCGACGACGTTGCCGGGTTCGCCCAGGATGTCGCCGACGGCATCATCCGCAACGTCTCGGTCGGTTACCGCGTCCTCGGCTACGAGGTTGACGAAACCACCAAGCCGAAAACCCGCACCATCACGAAGTGGGAGCTTCTAGAGGTGTCCTTCGTCCCGGTCGGTGCCGACGGCGCGGCCGGAACGCGCGCCTTGCCGGACACCGCTCCCGCTCAGGCCCGCCACGCGGAGGGCGCCCAGCCCGCCGCTACCGTCAACGTGACCATCGACACGGCCGGCATTGCCACAGCCGTGACCGACGCCGTTTCCCGCGCGGTCGCCGCGCACTCCCCCCACCAGGACAGCCAAGGAGACACCCGCATGTCCGTGCAGACCAATCCGGCGGCCGAGCCCACGCCGTCCGAGTCCCCGATCGAGAACCGCTCGGCCCCGCCGCAGCCCGCCGCTCCGGCGCCGGCCCCCGCCCCGGATCTGACCGCCATCCGGGCGGCCGAAGACGCGCGCCTGCGGGAAATCCGCTCCATCGCCGCCAACCCGGCCTTCGGCGTCGGCGACGAGATGCTGTCGCGTGCGATCACCGATGGCACCTCGGTCGCTGACTTCCGCGCCGTGGTGCTGGAGGAGATGGGCAAGCGTCACGCGCAGCAGCCGGAGACGCACGGCAGCATCACCATCGTGCGCGATGAGGGTCAGACCCGCGCCGACTCCGTGGTCGAGTACCTGCTGTACCGCACGGATCCGAACCGCAACAAGCTGACCGAGCGCGCCCGCGGCTTCGTCGGCTGCAGCATGGTCGAGTTGGCCCGCGAGTTCGTCGGCGGTGGCGCCCGTGGCCTGGACCGTGCCGAGATCGTCCGGCGCGCCATGCACACCACCTCGGACTTCCCCTACGTGCTGGGCGCGACGCTGCGTCGCACGCTGCGGACCAGCTACGAGAGCGTGGCGCTCACCTTCACGCCGTTCGCCCGGCGCACCACGCTGGCCGACTTCCGCGCGACCTCCCGCGTCCGCCTGGGCGCGGCGCCGTCGCTGCTGAAGGTGAACGAGGCGGGCGAGATCAAGGCCGGCAGCTTCAAGGACACCGGGGCGTCGATCCAGCTGGAGACCTACGCGCGCCAGCTTCGGGTGACCCGCCAGATGCTGATCAACGACGATCTGAGCGCCTTCACCCAGATCCCGGTGGCCTTTGGCGCGGCGGCGGCCCGCCTGCAGAACGACCTTGTGTGGGGTCTGATCACCAGCAACCCGGTGCTCGCCGACGGCAATCCGCTGTTCGACGCCTCTCACGGCAACTTGGCTGCGGCCGGAACGGCGCTGTCCGTGAAGTCCATCGCCACGGCCGACGCCGCTATGGGCAAGCAACAGGACGACAACGGCGCCGATCTGAACCTGATGCTGCGGTGGCTCCTGGTGCCGCGCGAGCTGCGCCAGGTGACCGACACCATCATCGCCGGCAAGGTCACCGCGACCAAGGCCGACGATGCGGTGCCGGCGTACATGACCGACCTCGGCTACGTCACCGACGGGCGCCTGTCGCGCGCCTCGGCCACCTCCTGGTACGGCGTCTGCGACCCCAACGCCTTCGACACGCTGGAATTCGCGTACCTCGAAGGCGAGGAGGGCGTGCAGACCACGGACATGGAGAAGGTCCAGGGCGTGGACGGCCTTGCCATGGAGGCTCGCCTGGACTTCGCGGCGGCCATCATCGACCACCGCGGCTTCTACAAGAACCCGGGCGCCTGATCGGCTCCCGCGTGGTGACCCATAGGGCGGCCGGATGGTCGCCCTTTTCCTTTTTCCGGGAGTATCGGCATGCGTAATTACGTGCAGGAGGGATGCACCCTCACTCTGACCGCCCCCTACGACGTGGCCAGCGGCAACGGTCTGCTGGTCGGTTCGATCTTCGGCGTGGCCTCGTCCAACGCGACCAATGGCGCGGTCGTGGAGGCCTGCGTGGAGGGTGTCTTCGACCTGACCGCCGAAGGCGCGGGCAGCGGACAGGACATCGCCCAGGGCGGCGCGGTTTACTGGGACAACACCGCGAAGCGGTGCACCAAGACGGCGACCAGCAACACCAAGATCGGCGTCGCTACCGAGGCCAAGGCGTCGACCGCGACCACCGTCCGTGTGCGCCTGAGCGCCGCGTTCTGACCGGGCTGGGCCGGGGCGGCACAGCGCCGCTCCGGTCCGTTCCTTTCCTGGAGGACCGGCGATGACCGTCCAGACACCCACCAACCAGAACCTTGAGTCTCTTCCGGCGATCTGCCCGGGGCAGACCATCACCGTTCCCATCGGTGCCGGCAATCAGGTGTCGCCCGCCATCGCCGCAGGCGCGGTGCGCCTCTTCGCGACGGCTACCTGCTTCGTGGCCTGTGGCGATGCTCCGGACGCCACCGCCAACGGGTTCCCACTGGGCACCGAGGCTCCGGAACTTTTCGGCTTCACCGACGGACAGAAGATCGCCGTGATCGGCCGCTCGGGCGGAACCGGGACCTTATTCGTCACGCCGGCGCTGTAGCGCCATCCCCCGACCCATCCTCGTATATCCCGATCAACGGAGCGACTCTCTATGTCTTCGTCTGATGCCCACGACCTCGACGATTCCGTGTTCCGCGAGCACGCGCCGCGCATTGTCGCCGACACAATCGTCGCCGACAAGATCGTCAACGGATCCATTAGCGGCCTCCGCCTGCCCAGCTGCGAGCAGCCGACCGTGGTGCCGAACACCGTCACCGCGGGCCGCCTCGTCATCGGCGAGATCACCCAGGAGATGCTCGACAAGGCGCGTATCGCCGATCCCAACGACAGCCTGCACGGCGTGACCGATTGCGGCATCCCCGGCCATCGGGTCGAGACGCACGATTGCCTGCTGCGCGCTCCCCGGCCCGGCGAACTGATCGTCGACGGCGCCATCACGGCCACCACCATCACGCCCGGCACCATCAATATCGGCAATGCCACGGTCAACGGCGTTAAGATTGATCCGGCGAGATTCAGCGTCGACACCATCAGTGGCGGAACGATCGTAGCGCCCGCGGCCGAGATCGTCGATGGTGCGATCACTGATGCCCGCATCGTGCCGGGCGTCGAGATTGAGGGCGGCAAGATCGTCGTCGGATCGCTCCGGACCGACGGCCCGCTGCCGCTCTACAAGCCCGAGGACATTGCGTCGACGACGGTGACGCTGAAATCCGGGCACAGAATCGTTCAGAGGGGCAACCGGATCGACATCGAGCGGCCTCTGCTGGACGAGCGCATCAAGGCCGGGTCGCCCCCCGACGGTCTGTCGCACGAGGACTGGGGCATCATTCACGCCGCCGCGGAGATGCACAGCAACCGCTCATGGCGGGGATTCGGCGGAGTGCATCCTGAACTGGCGGCGACCATGCGCGCCATGCCCCACCCGCCCTTCGTGACCGACACGGAATGGCGCGATCTCGCGCACACCGTGGAGAAAGGGTTTCTGATCGTCGACGGCGGCTCCGCCATCAAGGCCGTCAAGCTTGAGGCGATGAGCGTTTCCCAGTCCCGCCAGGACCTTCTCCAACAGCCGACGGAGTAAACGGCATGCTCGCCTCGACCGAAGGTCCCATTGTCGTGAACCCGCTTGGCCTGATGGGGGCGCGGGTGTTTGGCGGTCCGTACGACGGCATGCCCTACGCTCTGGCGACCGCTCTCTCGTCTGGGCTTGTCGCCCCCGTCGAGTTGGAACGCCGGGGCTGGCGTTACGCCGAGGGGCCCGAGATCGCAGAGTTCGTTCCCTCATCACCACCGCCGTTCCCTGATCCCCTGTCAACCACCGCTTGATGGAACGCGCCCATGCCAACTCCTCCGCTGTCCGACACGTTAGCCCAGCAGGCCATGGATGCGTGGCATAGGCACGGGCGATCCCGAAAGAAAGCCGCCGCGGAGCTAGGAATCCCGGTGCCGACCTTCGAAAGCAGGTTGGAAGCCGCGCAAGCCCGGGGCCTGTCGCCAATTCTGGCCAAGCCCCGGGTGCGGATCACCGCCGCCATGCAGCGTGGCCTGGAGCCGTTACCGTCTGCTGCTCCGACCACCCCGGCCGCGCCGGAGGCGGCGAGTGAGCCTCTGAGCACCCGCGAGCGCATCGCCTACGACGACCGCATTCGCGACCTGGAGCGCCAGCTCCGCCAAGTGCTCCGCGACGATCTGGACGCGGAGAAGGTCCGCACCGCGATTCTCGGCCTGACGGCCGGAACGCCGGTACCGCCGGCTTGGCTCGTGGAGGAGACGCACGGCGGGAGCGCCCCCGGAGTCCCTGTGACAATCTGGTCGGACTGGCATTTCGGCGAAGTCGTCAGGCCGGTGGAGGTCGGCGGCGTCAACGAGTTCAACATCACGGTCGCCCGCGAGCGCGTGCGCCGTCTGGTGGAACGCACCATCGACTTGTGCTTCGCGCACATGGTTCGGCCGGAATACCCGGGCATCGTCGTCTGCCTCGGCGGCGATATGATTTCCGGAGACATCCACGAGGAGTTGGCCGTCTCCAACGAGCTGCTGACGGCACCGACGCTGATCGAACTGCAGGGCGTTCTGATCTGGGCGCTAGAGCGCTTGGCCGATCGGTTCGGGCGTGTGTTCGTTCCCTGCGTCGTAGGAAACCATGGCCGCATGACACACAAGCCACGCGCCAAGGGACGCGTGCACACGAGCTTCGAGTGGCTGCTGTATTGCCAGCTGGAGCGGCACTTCGCGAACGATCCGAGGGTGCAGTTCCACATTCCCGGCGAGGCGGACGCGCACTTCAGTGTCTACGGCCATCGCTACATGCTGACCCACGGCGACAGCATGGGCGTCAAAGGCGGTGACGGCATGATCGGCCTCTTGGGGCCGGTCACGCGCGGGACGATCAAGCTGCGCAACAGCGAAGCGCAGATCGGCCGCGACTTCGACACGGTCATACTGGGCCACTGGCACCAGTACCTGCCTATGCCGGGCTGCATCGTGAACGGAAGCCTCAAGGGCTACGACGAGTATGCGCGCCTCTACCTGCGCGCCAGGTATCAGGAGCCCATCCAGGCATTGTGGTTCACCCACGCGCAACGCGGCGTGACCTTCCAAGTTCCCGTCTATTTGGACGAGCGAAAGAACGCCGAGGGCCGAGATTGGGTGGCCTGGAGAGTAGCGGCATGAGCTTCTGGTATCTGGCCACGCCGTACAGCCTCTATGCCGGCGGCATCGACGCGGCCTTCCGCGCCGCCTGCGAGCAAGCGGCCATCCTGCTCCGGTCCGGAATCGCGGTCCTGAGCCCAATCGCGCACTCCCACCCGATCTCGATTCACGGCGGTATCGACCCGTTGAGCCACGCCATCTGGCTGAAGGCGGACGCGCCGTTCATGGCTGCGGCCAACGGCCTGATCGTCTGCAAGCTCCCGGGCTGGACCGAGAGCTACGGCGTCGCGGAGGAGATCAAGGCCTTCGAGGCCATGGGAAAACGCGTCCATTACATGCAGCCCGGCGTGGTGCCGGCGGCGCTGCTACCGGATCCGGAGGTCCTGACCGCAACAACCTGCCCTCTGGAGATGCTGGGATGATCGGGCCGTCCATCGTCATCGCCCTGACCGGCTTGGCCGGCTCCGGCAAGTCCACCGTCGCCGACAGGCTGACCGCTATGTACGGGTTCCGGCGGGAGAAATTCGCCGGGCCGTTGAAAGACATGATGCGTGCCTTCGGCTTGTCCGAAGACGAGATCGAGGGCGACCGGAAAGAGGTGTCGAGCGACCTTCTGTGCGGAGCCACGCCGCGGCACGCGATGCGGACTTTGGGGACCGAATGGGGCAGGATGCTCATCCACCCGGATCTCTGGGCAAGCGCCTGGAGGCGGCGTGCATCGACTGGGCGGGTGGTCGCGGATGACTGCCGGTTCCTCAACGAAGCCACGGCGGTCCGGACGCTCGGCGGGACCATCGTCCGCATTGAGCGTCCGGGCCTTGCTGCGGCCGCCCATGTCTCGGAACAGGAAATGTCCGGCATCGTGCCGGACGAGACGATCGTCAATGATGGGTCGCCCGCCGATCTGGCCCGCAAGGTGGACGAGCTGGTCTCCCGCCTGCTGGCGCGGCCGTCGGCGGCGGTGGCCACTCACGCTGAACTCGCCACCAACCTGCCGGCGCGGCCGGTGATCCTGGAGACCTGACCCATGCGCATTGCCGCTCGCCTGACCTTCGCTCTATCCGCCGCTGCCGGTGTCCTCATCGCCGCCGCCGGGCACGCCGACCAGGGGGGCATTGCCCCCGAGCAGATCGAGACTTTCATCGCCGCGTTCGTGTACCTGATCCGCGCCACGCAGAGTGGCGGCCCCTGGGTCATGGGCCTCGCGGTGCTCGGCATGGGGGCCAACATCGCGTGGCTGATCTACTGGCTCCCGCACATCGTCAAGCCACTGGCTTCAGCCGTCTCCATGGTTCGCCGGGGCTCGACCGAGCGGGAGTTGGAGTTGGAGCAGAAGTTGGCCGAGGCGGACCGGAAGATCGCCCAGATGGAAGCCGATGTCAGATCCCTTCAGCACCAGGTGGAGGAGCAGGCAACGCTTTTGCGCGAGATCACGAAATACGTTGATCCCAAGAAGCTCGACCCGGACATCCTCGCTCGACTGTTCGGCGGTCCCACGACCGCACACGCGGTGTCCTGATCCGGGGATCAGGCGGCGTGCTGGTGCGTGGCCGCATCGTATCCGGCGCAGGCCAACGCAATGGTCCGCGGGATCTCCTTGTCGCCGCTTCGGTAGTAGGCGACGAGGCGGCGGCCGATGCCCAGCTCGTCGGCAGCTCGGTCAAGGCTCAGGCCGTGCCGCTCCATCCACGCGCGGAACCGCTCAGCGCTCCAGTGATCGTAGGTGGCCATGATGGCGTAATGCTCGACCAAGGTGGCGGGCATCTCGATTGGGCCACGGCTTGTGTCCCAACGAATGACGTTTCCATTGTCGATCAAAGAGCCGGTCGCAAAGAAGCCGGAATCCATGAGCGGGGCGAACTCGCGGAAATGGTGGACCGCGTTGCCCAGATCCACCGTCTCTTCCCGGCCGGCGCGCGGGCCTTCCGCCCAGGTGACGAGGACGGTGTGATCGCCAAGGTGGCGGAGCGACGCGATGACCGGCATCGGATCGCCCACGGTCACGTAGTCGGTGTCAGCGCTCATTGAGACGGCTCCACTCGGACAGCAGGTTATCAATGTTGGCGCGAGCCCACGCGATGGCCTCTTCCAGATCCCGACGATGCGCCTTGCCGCGCATGACGGTCAGAGTGTCGAGACGGACCATCGCATTGGAGTTCGGGCCGCGAAGGTGAAAGTGCGGAGGAACGTGATCGCCGGCGAACATCTGAACCTTGCTGTTGGACAGTTCGATGATCGTCGGCATTTGCGTTCCCCGTTTCGATGAGTGCATCATATGCACTTTTTACCGCCTGGTCAAGACGAAAAGTGCATGAGGTGCACTGTTGTGGTCTGGGGCTGACGCGGGCGCGTCCCTGCTACAGCGCAGGTCAGGTTGCATGGCCAAGAGTGCCGTGCTACACATGCTATGGTGCTTCGATTTGTGCGGGCGCCTCGGAAAGCCGGGGCGCCCGCTTCGCGTTTATGGGTCCGCTCATGGACTTCTCCGCCCTCGCCATCTCAATCGCTATTGGCTTCCACGGAACGCCCGCGACCTATACGCCCCCGGCGGGTGCTCCGGTCGCCTGTTCCGTAGTGCAGCACCAGGGCAATATGCGCAGCAACACCACCAACACGCTGCGCTTCGGCAGCGATGTGGAGGTGTGGCGGGAAAACGTGTCGTTCGACATTCCGGTGTCGGACATTCCCGCCCCGATGGTCGGTGGCGTGATCGCGCTCGATGGTGGGGCGAGCTACACGATCCAGGCGCCGCCGGTGCGCCGCGACCCGGCTCGGCTCATCTGGACGTGTGACTGTTCGTTTGGAATACCGGTGGTGTTCCGGTCGCTGCTCGGATCCGGTGCATCGCAGAACCCACCCACGCACCAAGGCTTGGCGATCGCGGCGGCGGCCACGGCGGGCGCCGGCGTGATTGCGGTCAAGAGCGCGTGGCTGGTTGGGCAAATCCGCCCCGGCGACACGCTGGCCGTCGGCGGCGTGGCGTACACGGTTTTGAACGCGGTGCAGGCTTCGGGCAACCAGGTGGCGGGCATCCAGATCACGCCGACGCTCGTGACACCGGTTGCCGTTGGCGATGCCGTAACCCCCACCTGGGCGCGCGACTTCGTCGTGCGCTCCGGGGTCACGGGCTACCAGTCTCACGAGGTGACCGGGAACGTTCAGATTGGCGATTTGCGCATCATCATTCTGCGCGAGATGCTGGTCGCCGCCGGGTTCCCCGGCCAGCCGTCGTTGACGGATGTCGTGATCCCGTATGCGGCGCCCTGGATCATCAAGAACATCACGCCGATCATGCAGGGCAATTCGCCGTTGCTCTACGAGATCCAGGCGAGGGGCAACGGCTGATGGCGGCCATCGACGATGGCGCCGTACGCGCCGCCCTGGAAGGCGTCCTGCAAGCGGCAGCCTCGGCCTTGCCGCCGATCACGGGCGAGAACGTCACCTTCCAGCCGGCAACCAACGCCCCCGCGCTCCGGACGCGTCTGTTCCGCCATCCCAAGCGTCGGTATGCGGGCTTCACCGCCCTCGACGGCTTCTTGCACATTGAAGTGTGGACGCCGGCCAACGTTGAGGCGGGCCCGGCGGAAGCGATCGCGGCCCAGGTCGAAGCGCTGTTCGCTCCGTACGCGGAGGCCGATGAGGCGATCAGCGGGCTCGTTCACGTCCAGGATGTCGCCATTCTGACGGGCGGCCCAGACGACACCGATGCCTTCTGGGTCGTGCCCGTCCAAGTCGATTGGTGGGTCGCGCAGTAGCGCACCCTGAGGCTCCGCATCATCCAGTTTCGTCGCCGCCCGGCATGCTGCCGTGGCGGCTTTTTCACATGGAGAAAGCCCCATGGCAACCCTGAGTGTTCAATCCATCAGCGAGGTCGGCGCCGCACTGACCTACGCCGCCGCTGCGGCCGGCGGCGATGCGTTCCCCAACGCCGACGACCGCACCTTCTTGCACGTGAAGAACGGCGGCGGGTCCTCCGTCACCGTGACCATCACGGCGCAGACCACGACCGCCACGGTTCCCGGCCTCGGCGTCATGACCAAGGCCAACCGCACGGTTGCCATTCCCGCCGGGGACGACCGTCTGATCGGCCCCTTCCCGCAGAAGGCCTTCAACAACAGCAGCAACCAGGTGGCGGTCGGCTACTCCGCGGTGACGAGCGTCTCCGTCGCGGTGGTCCGCGTGCCGGCCCAGTAAGGCAGGAGTGACAAGACCATGAGCGTTTCAATTCAGGCGAAGGCCGGTCGCCAGTTCACGATCAAGGTGAGCGACGGCGCCGCGACCCCGACCTTCCTGACCATCGGCGGCCTGCGGGATACCAGCATGCAGCTCAACGGCGGTGCGGTCGACATCACCAACGTCGCCTCAAACGGCTGGCGTGAGTACCTGCCGGGCGGTGGCGTCAAGGAGTTGTCGGTCTCCGGTTCGGGCATCTTCGACAGCCTCACGCCGGGCGCCCGCAAGGTGTGGGACGCCGCGATGGCGCAGGACGCCTCGGGCTATCTGGAGATGCAGCTGATCTCCGGCCACGGTGACTCGTTCGTCGGCACCTTTGTCGTGGACTCCTACAGCCGCAAGGGCGGCAACGAGGCCGAGACCTTCGACATCTCGCTGAAGTCCTCCGGCCCGCCGACCTACATCCCGGCGCCGTAATCCCGCTACCCTGACCCGGACCAGGACCCTCGTTGGCCGTCAGGCCGACCACCCGCGCGAGGTGCGGGCGGCGGAGCGTCCGGGATGCGCCCCGCCGCCCTTTCGCGATCCCATCCCCGTCTATCTCGGAGACATCCCGTGAGTTCACCCATTTCCGCGAAGGATCTGTACAGGTTCGATCCCGCCGTGGACCGCATCGCCAAAGCCCGCGACGCCCTTGCGGACGCCGAGCGCGCCGTCGACGAGGCGGCCATTGAGGCGGACCGCGCCACCAGTGAACAGGATAAGGCTGAGAAGGCCGAGGCGCTGAAGGCGAAGCGCGAGACCGTAGAGGTCTTGACCGGCTTCGTCACGCGGGCCGAGCGCGCTATGGCGGAGCGGAAATCCAAGCCAGTGTACCTGCTGCGCGTGCCTACGCCGCGCACGCGGGCCGCAATGGCGGAGGAGGCCATGCGCTTGCCGGTGGCGCCGAGCGATCGCGCGATGTTCGCCGCGATCAAAGCTGCCGGAACGGAAGCCGGCCTCATCCCCACCGATGATCCAGATCTGGCGGCCGTCGAAAAGGCGTTGCGCGAAAGCGGGGGTGGCGTTCCCGACAATCTGCTCGGTCTGTTCGAGGGGTTGCACGATCGGGTGTCCGACCATCCCAAGGTCCGCGAGGTCCACGTGGCCCGCATGCGCGCGCAGAACGCGCTGTCGCTGCTCACCGTCCGCTTCTACCTGAAGGGAATCGAAGGACTGCCAGGCGCCGAGACCTTCGAGATCAAGCATGGCTTGGCGACCGAAGAGTCTCTCGACATCCTGCCGCCGGACGAGATGGCCGCGATCGAACAGAAGATCGCCGAACTCGGCACCCTGCGGGGGCGGGAGGGAAACTTCTCCGGCTCGCTGTCGCCGTCGCAGTCGAGCCGGACGCCTTCGCCGACGGAGTGATCGGGCCTTGGGAGGTTGGCGACGTGATCTACCTCGCCAACCCCCGTCGGATGGTGCCGCGCTGGGCCTGGGAGATGGTGAGGCTGTGGCGCCTGTTCCAAGGCGGCATGAGCTTAGGTTTCATGCCGGAGATGGCTGGCGCCATGGACCAGTCCAGCAAAATGCTGGACGCGTTCAGCGTCATGTCGGCGTTCGAAGCCGAAATGAAGGACGAGGGCGACCAGACCCGGTGGACGAAGAAGCAGGTGCGGGAAACGCGGGAAGCCATCGCCAAGGCGAAGGAGCTGTATCCCGACGGTCTCGCGACCGGTCCTCTGCTGGAAGCAACGCTGAAGTCCCGGCGCAGAGCGTAAACGGATGGCCATCGATCCCGCGCTCCGCTCCTTCGTCAAGGGGACCTATGGCAACAGCCAGGGCCTCCAGGCGTTCGAGCGCTCCGTTCAGCTGGCGTTTGACGGAGCAGAAGCGGAAATCCAGCGGCTCCTGGTCGCGCGCGTGAAGGAAGAGCTGGCGCGCGCGCTTGGGGAATCACAGCCGTCACACGTCGACCAATGGATCGACGGCGTCAAAGGCGTGCCGATCGAGGCGATCGCCGCCGGTGGCGTGGCCTATTTCCGCTTCGGCTATTCCGGTGTGATCGCCGCTGAGGCGCTCAACCTGCTGGAAACCGCTTCTCCCTGGAAATCGGGCCGGTACGCTGAAAGCCACATCGTCCTAGCTGACGGATCCGAGATCGCGGGTCCGGAGGCGATTCAAGAGGGCCAGGTGATCACCATCACCAACAAGGTCTTCTACGCGGGCCGGATCGAGGCCGGGAAAAAACGAAGCGGAGAGCCATGGTCCGCAAAGGCGCCTTTGGGCGTCTACCGGCCGGTGGCCGAGTACCTGCGGCGCCGCTGGGCGCGGTTCGCCACCGTCCAGTTTGCATGGCGCGAGTTCACGGGCATGGAGCAGGGGTTCCGCCGGCCCGCGCTGACCATTACGCCAAAATGGCAAAGTGAGCGGAATGGCTAGGGCCGGAGTCCAGCCGCAAATGGGTACGTCGAAAACGTCACAATGTTCCCTTTTTGTTCAAGCGCAAGCCTTGACGTCAAGAGGAAAGTTGGGCATATATGGTCGTGCCAAGTCGCCCCCAGCGACCCGAACTGTCACCAGCGTGGTGTGCGTGCTCGACATGCGTCGAGATAGGGTCTGGGGGCGCACCTCTCCTCTACTTAAATCGCCAAATATCAGAGACCTTGGGGCGCAAAGCGCGCAGCCACCGATCCGAATCCTCTCGGTTTGTTCGATGTGATCTGGCGATCGCACCGGCACACATGTCCGCCAGTTGCAGCAATGGATCTGCGGTGGAATCCTTGAACCGGACGGCGCGCAGCTTGCCAGGCCCCATCTCTCGCCGCAAACGTGTATTAAGCTTATTGCGGAACTCTCGATCTCCAGAGCCGTCGATGATGACCTTAGCGTCCTGCAGAACGCCGCCATCGTGTGTCATCATCTGCGCCACAAAAAACTCGTAAAACCGTTCCTTGTCGGCTCTGATCCGCGGAGAGTAGATGACGTTCTTCTCCACCACAATTGCGCGAACAGAAAACGGCAGGTTGCGGACGGCCTGGAAAAAGGCGTCCCTTCGCTCGTAATCACATTTATTGAACTTAAACTCCGGAGCACAGCGGAGGTCGATTAGCAGCTTCCGCATAGCGATCTCCGTCCTTTGCGCGTCCTCATCGGTCCGGAAGATGACCATTGCGGCCACAAACACCGGGGTCGATCCCTTCTCAGTCTTGAAGCCGGGATCACCACTTTCGTCAATGAACACCAGCATGGCTCACAGTCCCGAAGAAAAAGCGCCGTGGGAGGTCTGTTGACCACGCGTTGAATGAAGACCGAGCGTTGCATCCCCGAACGGAGGTGCAAAAGCCGCGCATACTGGGCTTGCCATCTGGGCGCAGGCCTCACACGGCTCGCAATCCGCTTCTTTGGTCCTCTGAGTCATCCAGGCATCGGTGTTGTTGTGGTGGGTGGCAATCGCATTGCTGGGACTGTATGTTGGTGCGCATCCTAGTCCCATCATTTGGGGTAGGCAACCCCTCCAACCAGATATTGTATGCTTGACGACGGCCCATCTCCTAGATATGGCGCGCCGAGTACAACGTTCCCCGAGTGACAAGCCGTAGACCCCTTCGCGTCACTTTGTGCCCAGAGCGCGTCAATGCACGGAAGTGGTCGGCGCACACCTCCAGGCGCGGCGGCCCGGCGTTAGCACCTCATATAGCGATGGGGGTCGAAACTGGTCATCTCCTGCTTTTGCAGGAAGTCGAGCGCAAGTTATTTGGTGGGAGTGAGTTCGTCGTTCATCACTCTTTTGCCCTGATCAGGATCCGCGGCATCCGCCATTCCAATGTCGGAGCCATCATCAGCGCCTACGGCGCCAGATGGGATGCTAACCGCTCAATCTGGGAGAGGTCCTGGAGCGGCTCATAGTCCACAGAGGCGATGGCCTTGATCGCTTCGCCCGCCGGGAGAGTCGCGGTGTCTACGGAAAGTGGTCGTGTGGCCACTTCGACGGGGCGGCCACTCGCCAGAGCGGCTTCGACCACCGCTTTCACCTCGCCCATACGTGGCCGATGGTCCGGTCGATAGACCAACGGGGCGCGATCAACCAATACAAGCCCGGCAGCGCCTTTGGTCAGTGCGCCAAGGCTGTGATTGTAGTTGCCTTTGCGGGCGTGCGGTGCCGTTCGGTCGCGGTTGACGGGGGTTATAAAAAGTCTGGCAGCTTGAAGATTCTCTTGATGCAAGAGTTCTTGCAGGAGTTGGGACGTAGCTGATGTCGTGTCGAGGTCTGGGCGCGCGAGATCGATCTCCCCGAGGCGTCCGGCCTCGACGCGGTTCCCCATGGCGCACGCATCAATAAGGACGAAGGGCGGGTTCCCGAGGATCACATCCCATTTCGGCTCTGCCCCCTGTTGTTCTTCGAAAAACTTCTGAGCGTGGAATAGCATCCCGCCCGATCCTGCTGCCGGATCGACGACAAGGTTTTGCTGGTCGTGCCCATGACCGGAAAAATGGAGGATATGGGAGATCACCTCGCGCGGGGTAAAAAACTGGCCAAATTTGGATGCCGCGGCCTTGCTCAGCCGAACGCCGGGCCCTTCACCATCGCCGTCTATAAAGCGGACGCCAGCATCTTCCAGGGCTCGCTGAAGTGCAACGAGAGTGCTGACCCGAGGAGCCGAAACGCCCCTTTCAATGTTGTTCAGAGTCGCCAGGGACACGCCAGCAGCGGCAGCCAAAGATGCCTGCTTCATGTTCAGCAACGCGCGCGCGGCACGGATCTGGGCAGCGGTGATCATGCCCTACTTATACACCAATCGAGGCCCTCACACGATCAAAATAGGTGCTACACGTATTTTCTGGCTTGTGAGCGACCGAAAATAGGCGTTACACCTAGTCCCGTCGAATCGACGCCTAGGAGCGCACCCGATGGATTGCGATGGATGTAACTGGCGCAGAGCAGCAGTATATTGGCAGACTGCGGCCCCCGTGGTCGGGACTGGAGCACTCAGCCATGACGCCGTTGCCATGTCCGCGCACCCGGACGCAAGGCTATTCGCGGCATGGTCTGGCTACGTAGAAGCCTCTAATGCCATTGGCGCTGGCGTAAACTTCAATGGATTGAGCGACGAGGAGCTCGAACCGCAGGTTCGCGTGGCGCGGGGCTATGGCGAGGTTATCGAAAACACACCAGCGAAAACGCCCAGGGGAATGGCGTTGAAGCTCCGGTATCGATTCGCCGTGAACTGCCTCAGCATCGCCGCGTTCAACGCTGCGGTCCACGGGGCGGACATGCACGAGGAGTTCCTGTCGGATCCAGCTGATGAGATGTTGTGGCGCATGATCGGCGAAGCCGAGCGCATGGACGCTGTGACTTGACCTTGCCGGCAACGAAGAGCGCGCCCCTCAATTGACAGCCTTGTGACACTCACCTTGAGCGTGACAGGCGGAGCGGGGCATGGTACATAGGTTATGGTGGCGCTTCGGGTGTCCGCGTGGCTTCCGCACTCATCATTTGAGCGACTCTTAGCATCGCCGGAATCCGTCTGTGCTGTGTTGATAACCGCGCGACACGCACGTTTTGGTCGTGTCAGCCGACATGCCAACACTTTCGACCACCGCTGTCCCGACGAAAAGCAGCATCGCAGCCAACACGACACCCAAGCAATTCTAACGACGCCAGCCAAAATAACCTCTTGGTAGAGGAGGGCATGGTGGCTCGCGTTTTGTGATCTATCGGATTTTGAGTGAGTGTCCCTAGGGCGCCCGGCATGCCGTGCGCCCTTCTCGTATTCGGAGCGCGCCCATGGCCATTGAATCTCGCCTTCTCGATCTTACGGTGTCGTCCGAAGGCGTGCGGGCGGGTGTTGCTCAGGCGCAATCGCTTCTCGCCTCACTCACGTCTGATCTGGGCAAGGCGCAGGTCGCAGCTGCCGAGACGAACATTAAGGTTCGGGATGCCGGTGTCGGCATCGGGCGCGCGTTTGCCAGCGTCACGAAGGACCTGCTCCCCGCCGCTGATGGGTTGACGAAGATCGCCCGCCAGATCGATGCCGTCGGTCAGGCTCAGACGCGTGGCGCGGCGAGCCACAAGCAAGCGGCCGACATGATCAACCGGCTGACGGGAAGCCTGTCCGAGGCTGAGCGTGAGGTGGTAGGCCTCATCCAAGCGTCCGGGCAAACGGAAAGGGCGCTTGAGTCCTCGTTCAAGAAGGGGACGCTGTCCGCTGCCGATTACAAGGCGAAGGTGCTGGAGGCGCGTGAAGCAACCTACCAGCAGGTCGCCGCGCTCCAGGACGTGATCGACGCCCAAGAGCGATCCGCAAAAGCGGCCGCGGGCCTCGACGCCCTGCGCCGGCAGTACGATGCGACCTACGCCGAGATCCGCCGCTACGGCGAGGCGATGACAAGCGCGAAGGCGGTTCTGGACGCCGTCAACGCTTCGGAAAACGAGCGCGCCCGCATCCTGAAGTCCGTCTCGGACGCCTATGATCCTGCGATCAAGGCCTCCAATGCCCGCGCCGCCGCCTTGCAGAAGGAGCAGGAGGCCCAGGCTGCCCTCATGGCCTCGTATCGGGAGCAGGCGGCTCTTGCCCGGTCCCAGACCGAAGGCCAAGCGATGTGGAACACCTACGCCGGGGTTCAGGCTGCGCCGACCGGTTCTGCAGCGGTTTCGGCCGCGGTCTTCCAGGAAGCCGCCGCCGCTGAAAAAGCGGCGATTGCGCGGAGCTTGCGACGCGACGCAATCGACGCTGAGACGCGCGCGATGGAGCAGCAGGCTAAAGTCGACGCTGCCGCCGCGCTGCGGGAAGAGGCGCAGGCCCTAGACGCCCTGAAAGCGCGCGTTGACCCAGCTGCCGCAGCGCTCCGGCGTCTCGACGAGGATAAGGCCAAGCTCGACGCCGCCTTCGCGGCCGGGAAATTGACCGGTGGAAAAGCAGAATACGATGACCTCACGGCCGCGATCAGTCGCAATCGGGCGATGATCGAGGCCTCGACGGTCAGTCAAAAAGGGATGACCAATGCCCTTGGTCTGACACGAGCGCAGATGGCGGCGCTGTCGCCACAGATCAACGACATCGTGTCCGGCCTCATCATGGGCCAGCCGCCCATGATGATCTTTGCGCAACAATCCGGCCAGGTCGTCCAGGCTCTACAAGCCGGCGGCGCCGAGATGCCGGCATTCGCCGCCGGCACGTTGGCCATCGCCGCTGGGTTCGCCGCTCTTGCGGCGGGATACGCGGGCGTCATCTACGCAGTCCACAGCTATCGTTCCGAGGTCAAGGAGGTGGAGCGCGTCAACGCGCTTGTCGGTCAGTCGGTCGGCATGACGACGTCGGGGCTGCTGAAACAGGCTGAAGGAATCGGCAACGCCGCGGGCATTTCCACGGCGAGCGCCCGAGCTATCCAGAACGCCTACCTCGGGACGGGAAAAATCGGGGGCACAGTCCTCACGGAGTTGGCAGCCACCACCAGAGGCTGGGCACTGGCAACCGGCCAGGATCTGGACGCCGCCCGCGATGATCTAGCCAGGTTGTTTGCCGACCCGACGCGGGCTGTTGACGAACTGACGGCGAAGTATGGGGCGTTCGATGATGCCCAGCGGCAACTGATAAAAAACTACCAGGCTCAAGGCAATCTGGAACGTGCTCAAGCCCTTCTCCTCCAGGGGATTGAGGATCGAGCCAAAGGCGCGGCCGAGCGCATGTCGGCTCTCGGAAAGGCATGGGAGTGGATCAAGAAGCAGGCTAACGATGGAGTCGAATGGGTCGGCGAAAACGCCGGAGAACCGTCTCGGCAGAAGCGCATCGAAATGCTGCAACTGCGCCAGACCAACGGCATCTATCTGACGAGTGGCCTGCGTCAGGATGATGCGGATGAGTTGGCCGCGCTCCAGCAGCTTGAACAGGATGACGCGATCCAGGCATGGGCAAGCAAGGTTCGCGCCGAGTTCGTTCGCCTGTCGAATGCTACCGGTGATTTCGCGAGGTCCATCGACCCGGCTCTTGCTGCGTCCACGAACCTGACCAACGCTGAAAAGCTACTCGACAAGGCTGTTTCGGAAAACGTCATCACTCGTGGAGAAGCGTCGCGCCTGATGGGTTTGTACCGGGAGCAGCTGAGTTCGGCGGCCGGGGCTATGGCGGATCTCCAGCGTCAAGCCGCCGCCTTTAACGCCCCCGCCGGCTTCGAGCGACGTTTTGCGCAAGTGGTGAACCAAGCCTCGAATAACGGGAAGGAGCCACTACCGGCAACCGGCCCGACCAGCGCAACAGAACTACGCAGCGGCTTGGTCGATGTGGCTGTTGGCGAGGTGCGCGATCAGGTGGCACTGGTCCAGCGTCAGGCGACCGCGCAGCAGCTTCTGGCCGGGGCGATCACCGACACCGCGCGGGCCCAGGCCCAGGCGCGCGGGCAGTTTGCCGAGGTGATCGCCCAGTACCCCGATCTCGACGCGAAAACCGCGTCAGCTGCCCTTACCACCAAAAACTTCGGCGTGTTCTTGAAGACCCTGCCGCAGCCGTTGCAGGATCTTTGGAAGCAGATGAACGCGAGCGCGGAAGCCCAGGTCGCGGGTAGCATCAATCAGGCGACCGTCCAGATGCGGTTGCAGTCCGAGGCCGCCGACCGTCTGGCCGAGGCTGCGGGGAAGGGCGAAGCGGCGCAGAGGCGCGCGAACATCGAAAACCAAGTGGCGGCGGCCTCGCTCCATGGCCTCGCCGGAGCCACGCGCGCCGCGCTGGAGGCGCAGGAAGCCGCCGCACGCCGCCAAATCCACGCGGATTTCGCAGCCCAGATCAACCTCGACGTAGCTGCGAACCAGCGCCTTGTCACTGGCATGCAGCAAGGTGTTGCCGCTTGGCGGTCCGCCGAGATCTACAATAAGGCGGTGGCCCAGGCTATGCGGGAAGTCCCGCCAGAATACGATGCGGCGGGCAATGCAACTGGTCGGTTTTCGAAGGCGATTGCGGACAATGTCGCGAAGTTGAAAGAGCAACAAAGCGCAGCCGATGGGGTCAACCTTTCCACCTATACCCAGCAGGTCGAAAGCCAAGGCCGCAAGCTGGCGCTCGACCGCAGTCTAATCGGGGCAACGCCGGAGCAGGAGGCTGTGGCCCGGGCGCGGTTCGAGGCCGACGAGTGGCTCCGGTCGCAAAAACTTTCCTACGCGTCGCTCAACGACGACCAAAAGCGGCAATACGACAACATTCTGAAGATCGCTGAGGCCAACGCGAAGGCGGGCGTCGAGATTCAGCGATGGACGCAGTACGGCGAGGTCTTCACCAACGCCTTCGACCGCGTGGGCGATGCTCTGACCCAAGCCTTCACCCAGGGTGGCGCCTCGGCCGTGAGCTTCCGCTCGGTGGTGTCGGGCGTCCTGGCCAGCATTGCCACAGATCTGCTGAAAATCACCGCCATCACGCCGTTCAAGAACTGGGCGCTCGGCGGCATCAGCAGCCTGCTCGGCTTTGCCACGGGAAGCGCCGGTGGCGCCGACCCGCTTGCCGGCTGGCAGTCCTCGGCACAGGCCGCCGGTGACGCCGTGATGCAGCTTTATGCCCCGACCCGCCACACCGGCGGCTTGGTGGACATGTCCGGCGCGGGACGGTGGGTGAATTCTGCCGTCTTCGATGGTGCTCGCCGCTACCACACCGGCGGTGTTGCCGGTCTCGCCCCTGACGAGGTGCCGGCCATCCTGCGGCGCGACGAGGAGGTCATCACCGAAAGCGACCCGCGGCACCGGTTCAACAGTGGGGTCCGCGCCCCGGCCAACGAGAACTCCGGCAGCGTCACGATCAATATGCCGATCACCGTCAACGGTTCGGCTGGCTCCCAGGAGCAAAACGCCGACCTCGCCAAGCAGATCGGTCGTGAGGTGCAGAGCCAGGTGGACGCGCGTGTCCTCGCGGTGCTCCGTCAGCAGTCCCGCAACGGCGGCATGCTCAGCCCAGCGGCATAAGGGACGGAGCCATGCCCCTTCAGACCTTCTCTCCTCCGCGGGCTCCAAGCTTTCAGAGCCAGAAGTCCGTTCAGCCGCGCATCCTGAAGGCGTCGTTCGGCGACGGCTACACCCAGCGGACTGCGGACGGCCTCAACACGATGCCGCAGTCGTGGGATCTCCGGTGGGACGCCCTACGCGCGACGGATGCGGACGCGATCGAGGCCTTCTTCGTCGCGACCGGTGGCTACAAAGCGTTCTGGTGGACGCCGTTCGACCAAGGCAGCCCGCAACCGCTGAAGTTCATCGTCGAGAGCTGGACGAAAGCGCCCGTCGGCACACGGGTCTATTCGGTCAGCGCGAAGCTCACCCAAGTCTTCGACCTCTAAGGCCCCCGACATGACAACACCGACCCTGCCGCCGGCTCTTGCAGCCGAGGCGCACTCCGACGCGCCCGATCCCATCGTCACGCTGTATGACCTCGACACTGCTGTCTATGGCGGCGGCACCTACCATTTCACGGACAACTCCGGCAATGGTGCCCCGATCAAGTGGCGCGGCAACGACTATCAGCCCTTCGACCTGGAGTCCGAGGGATGGGAATGGTCCGGACGCGGCCCGCTTCCGACACCGCGCCTGCGCCTGACCAACGCCAACATGCTGCTGTCATCGCTGATCGCCACGTACGATGACCTGATTGGCTGCCGGGTGACGCGGTGGCGGACCATGGCTCGCTTCCTCGACACCGGCGCGACACCGAGTCCTGGCGATCATTTCCCGCCAGACGTGTACGTCATCGAACGCAAGGCCGTGCAGACCAAGCAGGTTGTCGAGTTCGAGTTGTCGGCTGCGCTCGACCAGCAGGGGCGCATGCTGCCGGGGCGCCAAGTCATCCGGGATAGCTGCACGCACACTTATCGGCGCTGGAACAGTCTGACCGGCGGTTTCGACTACAGTAAGGCAAGCTGCCCCTTCGCCGAGACCGGCGCCGGCTGCTACTTCGACCGCCTTGGCAACCCCGTGACCGACCCGAGCCAGGACGTCTGCGGCAAGCGGCTGAGCGACTGTCGGCTGCGCTTCAACCGCTACGGCTTCCTGTTCACCCGCGCCTTCCCCGGCGCCGGACGCGTGAGGGGCTCATGATCCTCGACCCCGCTGTCATTTCCGCGGCCAAGGCGCACGCCGTCGCCGAGCACCCGCGCGAGAGCTGCGGCCTGGTCACAGCCGCCGGTTACGTGCCGTGCCGCAACGTGCACCCCGATCCGCTCGACCACTTCGAGATCGCGCCGGAGGAGTTGCTACGCGACGACGTCCGCGCCGTCCTGCACTCCCACATCGCGGAGCGACACGACCCCTGGCCGAGCCAGGGCGACATGGGGCAGCAGATCGCGATGGACGTGCCGTGGGGCATCATCGTGACCGACGGCGTCGGGGCGCTGGATCCGATCCTGTGGGGCGACTTCCTGCTCGACACGCCACTGGTCGGCCGCCCCTTTGTGCACGGCGTCACCGACTGCTACGCGCTGATCCGCGCCTACTACCATCAGGAGCGCGGCGTCACCCTGCCCGACCATGCCCGGACTTACGAATGGTGGACGGCGGGCGAGAACCACTACCTCGACCATTTCGCCCGTCACGGCTTCCGCGTCATCGATGCCGGGGAGGCGCGGCCGGGCGATGGCTTCCTTGCCCAGGTCCTGAGCCCGGTGCCGAACCACGCCGGCGTGCTGATCGAGGACGGCCTGGTGCTTCACCACCTCGACCGCCGCCTGTCGCGCCGCGAACCCGCCTTTCCGTGGAAGCGGCACATCACCCACTGGATGAGGCTTGAGGCATGACGACCATCGTTCTGCATGGCCGCCTGCGTCGTGAGTTTGGCGGCCCCTTCGTCCTGCAGGTCTGCTCGGCCGCCGAGGCGGCGCGTATGCTAATCGCCCAGGTGCCCGGCTTTCGCGCTGCGCTTCGCGAGGGCTACTACCGCATCGTCTACGGTCCCAAGGCGGCGGTGAAGCGCGGACGCACGATGGGGGGATACGAGATCGGCGAGTCCGATCTGACCCTGCGCACCGGAGCCGAGGCGATCCACTTCGTCCCGGTCGCGGCCGGCGCCGGGCGCGGCGCGGGCAAGACGATTCTTGGCGCCGTGATCGCTGTAGTCGCGGTTGTTGCGGCGGTATACACCGGCGGCGCCTCGCTGAGCGCGCTCGGAGGCTCCATCGCTGGCACCGGCATCACCTATGGCTCGGTCGCTCTGTTCGGCATTTCGATGATGGTCGGCGGCATCTCACAGATGCTTTCGCCGATGCCCAAGGCGCCAAACGCCACCGAAACAGACAAGACGAACAGCTACCTACTCGGCGGGCAGCTCAACATTTACGAGCAGGGCGGCCCGGTGCCGCTGGTCTACGGACGCTATCGCGTCGGCACGACGTTGGTCTCGGCGGGCCTCGATACCGCGATCATCATGGGCGGCGGCCCGGTCGGCACGCCGGCCGAGGGCGGCAGCGCCGGTGGCGACAGCCTGCCGACCATGGAGACGCCGGGCCCGGTCGACACCGATCGGCCGACGTACGGCCCGATCGTGCTGAAGCCCTCGGCCTCCGTCGTGACAGGCTTCCGCCTCTATTCGATCAGCAACGGCACCCTCACCAAAGCCGACGGTTCGCAGGTCGCGGCCGGCGAGGTGCTGACGCTTGATCAGGGGGCCGCCGGCCTGACCTTCACCGGCGCCGGCACCGTGGTCGACGGCTACTGGCCGAGGCCGCCGCGCTTCACAGTGCAGCAGATGGCCGGCGGCTCCCCCTATGGCGGTGAGGCGACCTTCGGCTCGACCGGCTCCTTCATCAGCAGCAGCGACGGCAGCGTGGGCGGCGGCTCGGCGGTCGGCGCCCCCGACAACGATGGTGGCCCTGGCCACTCCGGCGGAATGTGGTGAGTCCGATGACGGAAATGAATCTACGCGGCATCCTCGGCGCCGGTGGCGGCAAAAGCGGCGGGTCGTCCGGGGCGGGCGCCGTCGAGGATCCAAACAACCTGCAATCCAACACGATCGCCCGCTTCCTCGACGTCATCGCCGAGGGCGAAATTGGCGGCTTGGTGGACGGCGCGAAGTCGATCTACATCAACGGCACGCCGCTGCAGGCGAGCGACGGCACCTACAATTTCGCGGGCGTCTCGTGGCAGTCGCGCAATGGCACGACCTGGCAGGCACCGGTCGCCGGGTTCAGCGACGTCGAGCACGAGGTCAACCTCAACAACCGCAAGATCACCGTCGCGGGCTCGCCCGGTCCGCTCATCACGACCATCGAGAATGGCACCATCGACCGCTTGCGCGTCACGATGGCCGTCGACGCGCTGACGCAGCAGGACACCAGCAACGGCAACCTGCATGGTGCGGCGGTCCAGTACGCGATCGACACCCGCCCGGAAGGCGGCGCCTGGACCGAGGTCCTGAACGACACCATCAGCGGCAAGACCACGTCGACCTTCCCCAAGGCTGTCTATGTGAGCAAGCCGGCCGGCGCGACTGGGCGGTGGGATTTCCGGGTCCGGCGCCTCACGCCGGACTCCACGACCGTCACGCTGCGCAACGACCTGTACGTCGTCAGCTACACCGAGATCACCGACAGCTGGCTGGTCTACCCCGACACTGCCCTGATGGCGGTGGAGATCGACGCCAAGCAGTTCGGCTCCAGCATTCCAGACCGCACCTACGAGGTGTGGGGGCGCAAGATCCGCGTGCCGGCCAACTACGACCCGGTCGCCCGCACATACGCGATCAGCGGGCCCGGAACGTCGGGGGGTATCTGGGATGGCAGCTTCAAACTGGCGGTGACCGACAACCCGGCCTGGGTTCTCTACGACCTGTTGACTGATGAGCGGGCGGGCCTCGGCGCGGTGTTCGGCGGATTGGCGCCGGATAAGGGCAGCTTCTACCAGATCGCCAAATATTGCGACGCTAGCATTCCCGATGGCTTCGGCGGCACGGAACCGCGCTTCCGCTGCTCGTGCGTCCTCAACACGCGGGAGGAGGCTTACAAGGTCCTCCAGTCGATCGCATCGAGCTTCCGCGGCATGCTCTATTGGGCGAGCGGCACGGTCTACGCAGCCGCCGACATGCCGGCGGATCCGGCGAAGCTGGTCACGCCGGCCAACGTCATCGACGGCCTGATCAGTTACGAGGGCACGGCGCTCAAGGCCCGCCATTCGGTCGTCGCGGTGACATGGTACGACCCGGCCGACGGCTACAAGCCGGCCGTCGAGTTGGTCGAGGATCCGGAACTGATCGCGCTCTACGGCTGGCGGCAGGCTGACGTGACGGCCTACGGCTGCACCTCGCGCGGCCAGGCGCGCCGCCAGGGTCTGTGGGTCCTCAACAGCGAACGCTATGAGACCGAGACCGCGACCTGGACAGCCGCCCTCGACCACGCCGACGTGAAACCGGGCGACATCGTGGAGATCCGCGACCCGGTGCGGGCCGGCGTGCGCTTCGGCGGACGACTGGCGGGCGTCACCGACGCGCACCGGGTCACGCTCGACGCTCCCGTCGATCTGGCTGCCGGACACAGCTATCAGCTTTCTGTGATGCTGCCCACCGGCGCCGTCGAGTCCCGCCCGGTGGTCACCGACGGGCAGGCCAAGACGCTGCTGACGCTCGACCTCGACACGCCCTACTCGATGACGCCGGAGGTCGGCAAGGTGTGGGCGCTGGTCGGCACCGACGTATCGTCGTCGCTGTGGCGCGTCGTCGCCAACCAGCAGAGCGAGGCGCACCTCTACAAGATCACCGCGCTCAAGCACGACAGCACCAAATACGCGCGCATCGAGCTGGGCCTCAAGATCGACCCGCTGGCCTACACGCGCCTGACCACCGGCGACGCAGTTCCGGCCCCGCAGAACGTCACCGTCACCAAGCAGACCTACTCGGTGCCGGGCGGGCTGCGCACCCGCTTCCTGTTGAGCTGGTCGCCGCCGAACAGCGCCATCGTGTCCGCCTACCAGGTGCAGTACGAGACGCCGTCCGGCCTGTGGGTCGACGCCGGCAAGATCGTCACCGTCAGCTACGAGATCAACGACCTTGAGATCGGCAGCTACCGCTTCCGCGTCCGCTCGCTGACCAAGGACAACCGCGGCTCCAGCTGGGTGATGGCGTCGTCGACGGTCGCCGCGACGGACGAGGAGTTCGCCGCGCCGCCGCAGACGCCGACCCAGCTGACGCTGAACACCAGCGTCTACGAGGACGAGCGCGCCGGCACGACGCTGGTCGCGCTCGGCGCCGCCTGGGTGCCCGGCTTCGACAGCGACATCAAGCATTTTGAGGTCGCGCACAAGCGCACCAGCGACACCGAGTGGACGGTCGACCGCACCACCGACACGGTGAAGACCTGGTGGGTCGACGCCGGCACCGAGTACCACGTCAAGGTGCGCGCGGTCGATCTGCTCGACCAGCCCTCGGCCTACACCGCGGACGCCGTCATCACCTCGGCGATTCCGCTGACCAAGCCGAGCGCCCCGGCGCTGAGCGACGCCACGCTGAACGAGCACAACCTCGGCGAAACGACGGTGCGGCGTAAGGTCGACGTGCACTGGGCGGCCAACCCGGTCGAGGAGCGCGTCAGCTCCTACATCGTCATGGTCGGCAGCGCCGCGCTGCAGGGCGGCTTCGAGATGCCGGCCACCGGCACGTCCTACAGCTACGAGTGGACGGGCTCGCGCGGGCCCGGCTACACGCACGTCCGTGTCAGAGCCGTCAACGTCAAGGGCCAGAAGTCGGATTGGTCGGCCTGGTTCCCGTTGACCGTCGTCGCCGACACCACGCCGCCGGCCGACCCGACCGGCCTGACCGCCTCGCCCGGCCTGCGCCTGCTCAACTGGTCCTGGACGAACCCGACCGACGACGACTTCGCCGGCGTTGAGGTCTACGTCTCGGCGACGAGCGCCCGGCCGGCGACGCCGGTCACCACGACCTTCCTGTCGCAGTACACGATCACCGACCTGCCGGCCAACGCGCGCCGGTACCTGTGGCTGCGCGCCAAGGACGCCAGCGACAATTTCGGCAACTTCGTCGGCCCGGCCGCGGTCACGACCGGCGCCATCGTCGCCGGCGACTTCGACGCCGGGGCGCCGGCGACGCCGACCGGGCTGGCCCTGGCGCAGAACAACGCGCCGCTGGCCGACGGCACGCTGTCGACGCGCCTGAACATCACCTGGACCGCCAACAGCGAATCTGACCTCGACGGCTACGAGCTGGAGGTGCGTGAGGGGCTGACCGCCGGCTGGCCGGGCAACGCCGCCACGCCGACCGGCATTCCGGCGGGCAACACGACGGCCTACGCGCTCACCGTGCGCGCGGGCTTCACCTACGGCGTCAAGATCCGCGCCAAGGACTTCCTCGGCCAGACCTCGGGCTGGTCGGCGGAGGTCGTGCTCGGCGTCACCGGCGACGCGGTTGGCCCGGCCAAGCCGACCGGCGTGCAGACGACCGCGCTATTCCAGGCGATCCGCGTCGACTGGGTGAACCCGAGCGACGCCGACTTCGACCAGGTGCGCGTCTGGGCCAACACGAGCAGCGACGCCGCGACGAAGACGCTGGTCTGGGAGGGCCACGCCTCGTCCTTCACACACGAGGTCAACACCGCCGGGGCGACGCGCTACTACTGGCTCGAAGCGCTCGATATCAGCGGCAACCCGTCGGGCTTCACCGGCCCGTACAGCGCGACGACCGCGACCCTGTCGGCCGGCAGCTTCGCGTCCGACGCCCAGCCGGTGAAGACCGTCACCGCCAACCCGCTTGCCGCCGGCAACCTGAACAACGGCAGCCTCGGCGGCGGCGCGACGACGATCAGCTACGGCGGCCGCCTCTACACCTGGGATGGCGCGAAGTGGGTCGACGCGGTTAGCGCGAGCAACCTCTCCGGCCAGATCGGTGACGGCCAGATCAGTGGCGTCAGCACGGGCAAGCTGTCCGGCACGATCGCCGACAACCAGATCGCCGGGCTCAGCGCGGCCAAGGTCACGGGCGACCTGACCAACGCCCAGATCAACGTCAGCAAGCTCCAGGGCCAGATCGCCAACAGCCAGCTCGGCACCGGGATCGACGCCGCCAAGCTGTCGGGCGACATCACCAACGCCACCATGGCGGCCGGCAAGATCACCGGGCAGATCACGCAGACCCAGATCACCGACGGCGCCATCAGCACGCCGAAGCTGGCGGCGGGCTCGGTGGTCGCTTCCAAGCTGGCCGTCGTTCCGAACAACCTGTGCCCCGATCCGTTGTTCCTCGACCAGTCCTTCTGGACGCCGGACGCGGGCGGCTGGTTCTTCGAGAAGACTACCAACGCGAACGAACTCGGCACCTTCTCCTACGTCGTCCTGTGGGATGGGTCCTACACCGGGTCCGCGCGCAGGCACGTCTGGTCACCCGCGCTACCCTACGCGGGGGCCAACCGCACGCTGCGTTTCCGCGCCCGCGGTGCGGTGACCAACACCACGCAGACGGTCTACGCCGGGGTTCAGTGTTGGGACAATGCCAACAACTTCCTCGCCATGACCTCGGTGTCCTGGGGAGCGAGCCCGGCCGGAACGGGTGTGAGTGTTCAGGAAAGCACCATCGTCGTCCCGGCGAACACAGCGCTCCTGAAACTCGTGGTCTTCCAGGACGGCACCGCGCCTTGGAAGGGCGTCGCCAAAGTCTCCGAGGTGGAGCTGTGCGAGGCCGCCACCGCCTCGATGATCGTCGATGGCGCCGTCGTGGCCGGCAAGATCGCCACCAACGCGGTGACCGCCGGCACCGTCGCGGCCGGCGTGATCTCGGCGCGGGAGATCCAGACCGGGGCCATCACGGCGTCGAAGATCGGCGTGACCGATCTCACGAACTTGGTGCCCAACAATCTGTTCGACGACAACGCCGCCGGCTGGTATCGCGCGAGCGGGCAGCCGGTGTCGCTGCTCACGACTTGGGGCGCCGACTGGGGACCGAACGGCGCGCTGCGCGTCGAGCCCAACGAATGGCACTACTCGCCGCGCTTCGAGGTCGAGCCTCTGCGCGAATACTATGTGTCGTCCTACATCACGACCAACAACACCGGCCTGGTCGACCTGTTCATCGACTTCCTCGACAAGAACGGAGGCTTCCTCTCCAACGCCCAGCTGATCACCTCCAAGCCGTTTCCGGACAACTCCACGATCTCCGGCTCCTTCACGGTTCCGGCGAACACCTTCTACGCGCGGGTCTGCTACCGGAAGTCCGTCAACTACATGGCGGTCGGTCATCCAACCGTCCGCATGAAGAACAACGGCAGCTTGATCGTCGACGGGACGATCCAGTCCAACCATGTCGCGTCCCAGGCGATCACCACCAGCAAGCTGCTGGTCGCCTCGACCGGCGCGGCGCTCAACGCCGACCCGAGCCTGCTGGACATTTCGGCGTGGCAGTATTGGGACGGCGGATCGGCCCAGGCGCTTTTCACGATGGTGAGCGATGGCGCGGCCGGCAACAACGTCGTCCGCTCCCTGGGCGGCCACGTCAACGGGACGTGGATGTATGCCCGGCAGCGCATCGCGGTCGACCCGACAAAGTCCTACCGGGTGCGCTGCCTCGCGCGCCGGTCCTCCGACGCGACCGGCCTCTTCTACATGGGCGTCGCGGCGTTCGACTTCCAAGGCAACAACCTGGACAGCGGCGGCAACGGCGGCCGCGGTGGCAGCCAGTGGTTCTACGCCGCGTCGGCGGTGACGCCCGGCACGGGCTGGACGACCTACGTCGGCCGCTTTGGCGCCGGGACTGACCTGCCGATCCCGAGCAACGTCAAGACCATCAGCCCGCTGTTCATTTTGAACTACGGCTCCGGCGCGGCTGGCTACATGGAGGTCCAGGACCTCCGCCTGGAAGAGTGCGTCCCCGGCTCGCTGATCGTGGACGGCGCCATCACCGGCGACAAGGTGGCGGCAAACGCCATCTCGGCCCGGCACATCGTCATCTCCGACGCCGAGAACCTGATCCCGGACAACGCCTTCCTGGACGCCAACTCCTGGGTTTACGCCGGCACTTGGGCGGGACCCGCTGCGGGCCGCGTCGGGTTGGCGGCGGTCTCGGGGTGGCGCACGGCCTACGGCTACGAGTTCCGCTCCTACGAAGGCAACATCTGCTCGCAACCCTTCACGATGATCCCTGGGGACCAGTATCGGTTCGGGTTCCAGGGCTGGTCGAACTCCAGCGACATCTCCATCGAGATGTGGGTTCACAACGAAGAGACCGACTACTGGTATCGCCTCGGCTTCTGGTATCCGAACGGCAGTCTTGTCGATTACGCCTTCACCTGGACGGCGCCGTCTGATCTTCGCCGCGCTCGCTTCCACCTGATCCGCCGTGGCGGGACCAGCGCCACCAACGTTTGGGCGACGGTCGCGGCCCCTTACTGCCGGCGTCTGAACGGCGGCGAGCTAATCGTCGATGGCGCGGTGACCGCCAACAAGATCGGCGCGCTCGCGGTCACCGGCGACAAGGTCGCGGCGGGCACGCTGACGGTCGACAAGCTCGCCGTTTTCTCGACCGGCAACTTGATGGCCGGGGCGGACCTGTCCGCCGGCAAGACCTATTGGAATCTCAGCTGGAACCAGAACAACAACCCGCATGACTTCGGTCAGGATGGTCCCGACGCCAATTGGTATCCGGTCGGTGGGCACTCGCTGTTCGTCCACCAGACCAGCGGCGGTGCTGGGATCATCGATTACAAGTATATGCACCCGAGTGTCGGCGGCCTCTCCGAGCGCGTTCCCGTCGAGCCTGGAAAGTATGTCGAGTTCAGCTTCTACGCCCTCGCGCACCGCTGCTCCGTGGTGGCGCTGCTCATCTTCGATGACGCCAACGGCAACTACATCACGGAAATTCCGTCTGCCCCCTGCACCACGCCGGGGACGAACGGGAAGCAGTTGTCGCTTTGGGTTCGCCTCTGGGTCAAGGCCCAGGTGCCGAGCAACGCCGCGACCGTGCGCCTCATCATGCGCAAGAGCGGCACCGACGCCGGGCAGAGCGACAGCTGGGCCTTCTGGACGCATCCCTTCTACGGGTATTGCGGCGCGAACGCCACGGAGCCCCAACCCTGGCAGCCGGGCGGCTCGACCGCGATCTCCGGCGCGAGCCTGGTCACCGGTTCCATCGTCGCCGACAAGCTGGCGGTGAACTCCGTCACGGCCAATGCCATTGCTGCTGGCGCGGTCACCGTTGACAAGCTGGCGGCGAACAGCATCACCGCGACCAAGCTGGCGCTCGGCGATCTGACCAACCTCGTCCCGGACAACAACCTGGACGAAATGTCGTGGGGCAACTGGAACGCCAATGGCTCGCTGACCAGGGTCAACGCGACGGGTGACTGGCGGGCCACGCGGATTTTCCAGGTGGATATGCCTGGAAACGACTGGTGCCATGTCGCCTCCGGCAATTTTCGCGTCGAGCCGGGTAAATCCTACCGCATCTCCGGCATGTTCCAGAGGAACGGGTCGGCGACGGGGACTGCGACGATCTATGTGGATTGGCTCACCTGGGACGGGCAGTGGATTTACAACGCGGGCAACTGGGACCAGTCGGTGGGGAACACCGGCCCGCAGGAAATCGCCGCAACGCTCGTTGCTCCAGCCAACGCGGCGTTTGCCCGTCTGCTCTACCGTATCGGCAGCACGGCGACCGGCCGGTGGTTCTTCGGCGGCGCCATCGTCAAGCGGCTGTATGGCGGCGAGCTGATCGTCGACGGGACGATCACCACCAACCACATGGGCGCCAACACGATCAACGGCGATCGGATCACCGGCGGCACCATCGCCGGCGACAAGATCACCGCCGGCACGATCACCGGCGACCGCCTGGCGCTCGGCTTCGCGAAGATGGACGCAATCCGCGTCGTCGGGCACAGCAACAACGTCACGGCCGGCCCGACCAACGGCGTCTACATCAACAACGCGCGGCGCGGCGAGAACCTGACGCGCGGCCTCAACGCCTGGGCGTTCGACCGCAGCACGCACGCCTTCATCGAGTTCCGCTCCTGGGACCTCTACGGCAACTATAGCCTTGCCGGCGACATGATGAACTGGCTGAACGCCCAGGGCAGCGACCGCCTGATCTTCATCGCCAGCTACGACGCCCATCGGGTTGCGGACGACGGCCTGCTGACCGCGCTGAAGCGCATCGGCGCCTCCAGCGCCGCCAAGACCGCCGACGCCAACCGCTACCCCTACGCCCTGATCGGCTGGGGCGGGCTGGGCGAGGGCAACGGCCTCGAAATGCGCAAGGATGGCAACAGCACCGTCCCGGCCGAGGTGTCGACGCTGTGGTGCGACAGCAACGTCTTCGGGATTTCCACCGGCTCCGGTCCGTTCACGACGATCGAGCCCGGCCGGATCCTGGTCGGTGGCACCAACGGCCTCGACGGCTACTTCAACGGCACCACCATCGACGGCGGCAAGCTCACCGCCAACAGCGTCCAGGGCGACCGCATCATCGCCGGGACGATGTCGGGCGACCGCATCGCCGCCGGCTCGCTCGGCGTGTCGGCGCTCGCCACCTTCGCCACCGCGAACATGCTGGTCAACAGTGACTTCGCGGGCGGCACCTGGGGTTGGCAGTATACTGGCACCAACAATGGCGTTCCCCATAACTACGGCATTGATTTGCCCGGATGGTTCCCGGTCGGTTCTCACGCGCTCTACATCGAGCAACTGAGCGGAACGTCGGGAGGTGTCTTTGATGCCTACTACCGACACCCGAACGCCGCCGCCGGGTGGCCCCGGCTCCCCATCGAACCTGGGCAGACCTACGAGTTCTCGGCCTATACCGGCAATCATCGCTGCTCTGGGAACCTCTACATCGCTTGGTATGACTCGGCGGGGAATGGTCTTGGCACCACGGCGCTCACGGCGGCCTGCACCAACAACGCCGAAGCCGGAGGCGGGCAGTTGTTGTCGGGGTGGAAGCGGCTGTGGGTCAAGGGGACCGCACCGAGCAACGCGGCCTACGCGGAACCGGTGATCCGCAAGAACAACACCTTCTCGGGCCAAGCGAACAGCTACATGTTCGTTGCCTACGTCTTCTTCGGCGTCTGCGGTATCAACGCGACGGGACCGCAACCGTGGGCTCCGGCGGGTCAGACGACCATCCTGGGCGACCAGATCAGCACCGGCACGTTGAACGCCAACCGCATCGTCGCCGGCACGATCACCGGCAATCTGATCGGCAACGCCGAGCTGGGCACGCTGAAGCTGGCGGGCAACGCGGTGACGGTGCCCTCGGCCGGCTACTACCCGGAGGAGGTTTGGGTCGGCAATGTCTTCACCGACAACCCGGCGGCGTGGTGGTACGGCTCGACGGCCGACTTCGTCAGCGACGGCTCGCCGGTCCTTCTCGTCGGGTCGTTCGTGGCGCGCATTGATGACGGCGGGTCGTCGACCAACAACAACTGCGCCGGCTGGATCGAGCGCGTGAACTGGGGCGACAGCAACAACATCACGCGCATCACCAGCCAATCGATCTTCCTGCAAAACCTCGCGGTGGGCACCTCCTGGCCGTCGAACGCCGGTTGCTTCACGGCGGTTGCCGTCGACTACCCGCCGGCCGGCATGACCGTCCGATACAAGATCATGGCGGCGAAGGGCAAAGGCGCCGGCTCGCCGAACGTCTGGGTCTCTAATCGCGGTATCTATCATATGGCCTGCAAACGGTGATGAGCATGAGCGACGAGACGGAAACCCTCCAGGTCACCATCCAGGTCAGCCCCTACGACGCGGCCACCGGCCGCGTCCTCGGCACGCTGACCCTGCCGCCATCCGGGCTGCCGCTCCAGACCGTGCCGCTCTACCTGGGCGTGCTTGACAGCGCGACGCAGTACGTCGACCCGGCGAGCGGCGAGGCGCGCGAGCGCCCGCTCCTCGACCTCACCGTCGACACGACGACGATCCGCGCCGACGGATCCGACGTGGCGACGATCAGCGGCATCCCGCCGGGCACCGTCGTCTACTCACCGCTCGGCCGCCACGTCATCGACGACGGCGTGCTCGAATACACGACCGTCTACCCGGGCGACCACCGCTTCGTCATCGACGCCTTTCCCGCGCAGCGCCAGGAGGTCACGATCCATGCGAATTAACAACGCCCCCGCCGACTGGAGCGGCGTGCGCGCCCGGCGCGACCAGCTGCTCGTCGCCTGCGACTGGACGCAGATGCCCGACGCGCCGCTCGACGCCGCGCTCAAGGAGGCTTGGCGCGCCTACCGCCAGCAGCTCCGCGATCTCACCGACACCTTCTCCGACCCGACCGCCGTCGTGTGGCCGGCGCAGCCGACCGAGGCGTCGCCCGCGCCACCGCCGGTCCCCACCAGCATCAGCGATCGCCAGTTCTTCCAGCAGCTTGCGACCGTCGGCATCATCTCGCAGGCCGAGGCTCTGGCCGCGGTGAAGACCGGCGCCATTCCGGCGGCGCTCGCCGGAATCCTCGACGCCCTGCCGGACGACCAGAAGTTCGCCGCCGAGATGCTGCTCAGTGGGGCGACGACCTTTGAACGCGCTCACCCGCTGTCGGTCGCCATCGGCACGGCCCGCGGCATGACGGCGGCGGAGGTCGACGCCTTCTTCCGCGCGGCGGCGGCGCTGTGACCCCGCGCGCCTTCCTGCTCAACCTGGCCGTCGCCGTCGACCAGCTCGCGAGCGCGCTGACCGGCGGGGCGGCCGACGAGACGATTTCCAGCCGTCTCGGCAAGGCGCAGCGCGGCGACTATGGGCCGCGCTGGCGGACCGCCACCGCGCCGCTGCGGTGGCTGGTCGACGCCCTGTTCCGTCTGCTGACCGGACAACCGGATCACTGCCGCACGCACATCGAAGAGGATGAGGGCTGGGACAAGCTGACGCCCTGATCCACCGCGACAAGACACCAATCCGGCCGCCATCGTGCGGCCGCCCGCACCCAAGGAGAATCGCCATGCAAAGCCCCGACCTGTGCACCGCCCTCATCGGCCTGATCGACACCGCCTACAAGGCCGGCGACCACCTCGACGCCGACGGCGCCGTCAAGCGCGACTGGCTCTACGCGGCCGTGGCGATGGCCGCGATCGGCCACAGCGCCCGCGACCGCATCGCCACGCTGGCCGCCGCCGCGCTGTCGAGCCTGAGCAACTCCGAGCGCACCGCCTTCGCCGACGCCTACGAGCTGCCGCCGGCGGTGACGCGCCTGCTGATGGCCGGGCCGGTCGAGTGGCCGGTGCTGCCCGCCGCGGCGCCGGTGATCCCGGTCTACGTGCCGCCGGCGCCCACGGCCGAGGATCCGGACGACGAGAGCCCCGCGCGCGAAGCGGCCGACGCCGGATGATTTGCCGCGCCAAGCTGCTCTCCCTGGCCGCCGGTGGGCGGATTTTTTATGGAGGACACGCATGAACACACTCACCATCGCCACTGTTGCGTTGCTGCTGGCCTGCGCCTGCCGGGAACGCGGCCAATGGCACAGTTGGCTCGGCACGACGGGGGCCCGCGTGCTGTTCTGGGGATTTCCCGTTGGCGCTGTCTCGTACGCGCTCACCGGCGCGGCATGGCCGTCCATGGCGTCGGGGGCGCTCGCCTATGTTGGCATGGCAGTGATCCCACATGGGGCAGGGCAAAACCTGGCCGTGGCGTGGTCGGGTCCGGTCGACGACGGACTCGCTGGCATCAATCGCGCCGAGCGTATGGGTTATATGGCAACGGCCTGGGCCGCGCGTATGTGGCTGATCGCGCTGCCCCTCGCGCCAGAGCATCCGGCCGCGCTGTGGCTGCCGATCATCGGCGCGTGGGCAGCAGTCGCCTACCTACTCGGCCTTTATCTGCCAGTATTCCACTGGCGGCTGACCTGCGCAACGGAGTGGGGCGAGTTTCTGACCGGCCTTGGCGTCGGCGCCGCGCTCGCCGGCGCCCTCTAATCACAGCGCTCCGGCGTTCATGGCACCTTGGCCGTGTCGCAGATGTAAATCACGTTCCACCTTAGGAACGCCGAGGTGATCCCGCTCGGCACCGCCGATACGTTCACGATCTCCGGCTTCGTCGCGCAAGATGCGGTCGTGTATCGGTCAACATCACGGCGCATCTGGTCCTGGTTGTTGTCCGACAGTCCGCTCAGTGTCCAGAGCGGGCGGCCGTCTTTCATGCCGGACAGGGCGGGCATCGACTGCGGGCCTGTGCAGGCGGCCAGAGTGATGAGAGCGGCGAGGGCGGATAAGCGAATCATGAGGTCTAGCTTCGCTGGTCTGCTGAGACTGTCAAGACAAAGGTGGCCTTGGAGCCATAGGCCAACGGTCAGGGCGTCGCCCGCGCCCCGCGACAAGACATCAACCCGGCCGCCGCGTGCGGCCATTTTCATGCCCGAGAGGAGGTCATCGACAATGTACGCACCGAAGCCTTTGCCGCGCGGAATCCGCAATAGAAACCCCGGCAACCTACGCCACGGCGACGACTGGCAAGGCCTGTCCGCCACCCAGGGCGATGCGGCCTTCTGCCAGTTCGACGATCCGGTCTACGGCCTGCGCGCCCTGATGCGGGTGCTGCTGAATTACCGCAGGAAGGCGGACGAGCAGGGGAAGCGGATCGTCACCATCCGGCAGGCGATCAACCGCTGGGCCCCGCCGAAGGAGAACGACACCAACGCCTACGTGAACACGGTGGCCCGCCGCCTCGGTGTCGATCCGGACGCACCGGTCGATTGGGGCTTTCCGGAGACGCTGATCGGTATGGCCCGCGCCATCGTCACTCACGAGAACGGCCGGACCCCGCAGGACTGTCCGGCCGACTGGTATAGCCCTGAGCAGTATCACCGGGCCGCCATGATGGCGCTCGGCCTGGTGGGGGCGTAGGGGGCGGTTCGCGGCGTGTGCATGCTGAGCCAAGCTCCCCCGCCACTAACGCCCGAAGCGTCTTCGCGAACCGGTCCCAGCGTAACGCACCCAAGCGTCATCCACCAGCCGCCCGGCGCCCGCTCGGCGGCTTTTCTCATGCCCGAAAGGAGGGCTTTATGCTCCAACTTCTTCCCCTGCTGATGCCGATCATCCAGGACCTGATCGGCCGCATCCCCGATCCGCAGGCCCAGGCCAAGGCGGCGGCCGAAATGCAGACCAAGCTCATCGACGTGCTGTCTGCGAGCGATGCGGCGCAGCTGCAGGTGAACGCCGCGGAGGCGGCCAACCCGTCGGTGTTCGTGTCGGGCTGGCGTCCTTTCGTCGGGTGGCTCTGCGCGATCGGCCTGGGCGTACAGACCATCGCCTATCCACTGGTCGGCTGGACGCTGTCGGTCTACTCGCCCGGCACGCGCCTGCCGCAGATCGACACCGAGACGCTCCTCGCCCTCCTGTTCCCGATGCTCGGCATCGGTGCGTACAGGACGATCGAGAAGGTCAAGGGCGTGGCAAAATGACTGCGCTTGGAATTGCTGCGGGGCTGATTATCGGCTTCGCAGCCGGCCTCCTCTTCGTCGCGTGGAAGGCGAACGAGGCGGAGCGGCTCTATTCCAAGACGCGTAGGTGGCCGGGGTGATTAGCTTACCCGGGCCGGAAAGGGCAGTCGTACAACGGGCCACTCGGCAGCGGAGTGGCCCAGTGCCCAACCAGATCAGGCCGCCGACCTGACCCGAGTGATGCACGGAGTGGTGAGCGGCTCCATCGCGCTCGGCCTGTACTCGGTCCCAGTTTCTTGGAGCCAGTTCGCCAGTTTCTGGTCCGCGCTCCGGATGTGCAGCAGGAACCAATTCAGAATGAAACGGCCAAGAACGTGACGAATTTCCTCTTCGGAAGCCTTGTCCTCGGCCAATCGATGCATCTCGGCTTCGGCGCGGTCGTGCATGGCCTTGTGGTCCGCGTGGAGAGGATAGCCGGCCTCCTGCATCACTATCTCTTCATTGGTGAAGTGGGTCTCCGTGTACAGCAGCGTCTCGGCAAGCATTTGGCCGATGGTCTCGCCGTCGGGCGTCCCCTCGCCGTTGAAGCGGTCGAGCAGCCGCACGAACTCGCGGTGCTCGGCGTCAATCGCGTCAATACCAACGAGCGGGATGGGGAGGAGTGACTCTGACATGGTGATTCCTGCACGGCCTATGCGCCGGCAGATAGCGGAGAATTGTTTTGAACGCAAATGAATTGCCTGCCGAACGGCCTGCGTCAGGCTGCCGCACCCGGCCTGCCACAGGCCATGGCGGTGTCCACAATGAGTGGAACGGTCCCGATTACGTCGGGACCGTCTCCAGTTTGGCGCGGAGCGCCGCGATGCGCTCATCCAGGCGCGCCCGCTCCGCCTCGAGGCGGGCAAGCTCGGCGCGGTCGGCGTCCTCTTGGCTGCCGACCGTCACCGCCGTCGTCGCGCTCCGGAGCGCCTTCCCATAGGCGTCCATCGCCTTGACGGTGGCGGTCGGGCTCAGAATGCCGTCGGCCACCGCTTTGTCGACAGCCTCATCGCCGAACGCCGACAATTTCTTCAGCAAGCGTTGCGCCGCGTCCGCCTTAGCGGGTTCGCTCTCCCACTCTTCCTGCTTGCCAGGCAGAAGCTTCTGGTCGATCACCTCTGCCACGCGCATCAGCCGGCGCAGCTTGGACGGGTGTTCGCCCACCAGGGCGGCGACACGGTCCAGCGCCTGCATCACCGCGCCATGCTCGAAGCTGTTCAGGCCAACGCGGATGATCTTGCCGAGGCGCACGGCCTCGGCCTTCCCGCGCTGCCACGCGTCGACAGCCAGCTCCTCGAATTGTTCAACGTTGAAAAATCTGTCCGGAATAGCCGGCGTTTCGTCGCGTTGCGGCGGCAGCACCTCCCCGGACGCCACCGGTGACGCGGCCACCGCTTGGCTCGGCATCTGCGACGCCAGCGGCGCGAGCGCGGTTTCCAGGTAGGCCTTCGACACCGGCGGAAGCTCCTTCTTCCGCGTAGCCTTTTTCACGATGTCGACGTCGATTCCCGCGGCCTGGCTCTTACGCGGCGGCATGGGCGTCCTCCAGCATCGCGAGCGCTTCCCGAACCACCGCCGTCACGTCCTCACGGATGGACATGTCATCCAGCGGCGAGCCCGTGTAGCTGGCCCCCTGGTAGGCGGCACGCTGCGGCAGCTGCGCGTCGAGCACCGGAACGCCGAGCGCCGCGAGCTGCCCGCGGGTGTGGCTGGTCACCTTGGCCTGTGGGTTGACGCGCATCATCACCGCGGCGTGCGCAATCGAAGCGGCGGGGTTGTGCTTCCGCGCCATGGCGATGGCGTTCGTTACATGGCCGTGGGTGCGCAGGGCCTCGCCGAGATCCTTGTTGTCCGCCTGGACGGGGATCAGGACAAGATCGGCGGCGCCGATGGCGTAAACGAGGGCCTTCGCCTGCGCGCCGGCCACGTCGATCAGCACGAAGTCCACCGCCGCGCTCGCCTCGTCCACGGCGCTGATCACATCGTCCTCGCCAACGCCGCGGCACTCGATCTCACCCGCTATGTGCGCCCACGCCGAGAGGTTCTTGTTCGGATCGGTGTCCAGGCATCGCACCGACGCTCCGGCCCGCCGCAGATAGTCGGCCAGGCACATGGTGAGCGTGGTTTTGCCAGCACCGCCTTTGGTGGTCGCGATGGCAATCGTTGGCATGAAGGTCTCCCCTGTGGTGGCGAGCGTATTGGAAAGCCGGATGTCAGCGGAGGTTTTCGGTCTCGGCGATGGCCGCCGCGACAACCGGAACCCATTTGGCGAGATTTTCAGGAGCGGTCGCTCCCTTCGGCAGCGCAACGCCCGCGGCCTCGGCGTGCTTGACCCACCGCATGCGGGTCTGAATGTCGGCTCCTTGCATCCACGCGAGGGCCAGCCGCACCAGGCGGGCCTCCTCCTGCTCCTCGACCTTGATCTTCCGCTCGCCGCGACGCTGCACGCGCGCCTTATCCAATTCACGGGCAGCGGCTGCCGCGGCGGCGGGGTCCTTGCGGTCGATCCAAAATGTCACCTCGACGACCTTTCCGCCCCCGCGGCCGCGCCCTTCGCGGCGCTCCGACATGCGGACGCGGAACTCGGCGAGATCGTTGATCTCCTCGATCGCCGGCTGGATGGCCCGGACGTTGAAATCCTTCCAGTCCTTCAGCTTGTCGCGACAGCCGAACAGGTCGCGCAATTCGGACGTTTTGACAGGCCAGAACGGCGCCTCGGCGTTGCGGTCGGCGTAGCGCTTCAGGATCTCGTACAGGATCAGCGCGTACTTGGACTCGAACTGGTAGACGACCTTCAGGGAGATGTAGGAGTACAGCGCCGGCTCGATCAGCCGCTCCGCCAGCCCCTTCGGGAAGCTGTAGGTCAACTCGCCCGTGCGCTCAACCAACTCGCATTCACCGAGCAGCTGGGACGACCGCCACACCTCACCGCGCGACGAATCCAGGTAGTTGAACTGGACCATGGTCTGCTGCAGGCGGGTGATGCTGGCCTTGATGCGCCGGTTGCTCGTGTCCTCGATCCCGTCCCGGGCCGCGGCGGCGAACGACCGTATTTCGGACATCTTGACAGTGTGCGCGTCGACCTTGCCCAGATCGCGGTAGGCCGCGGCCAGCAAGTGGTTGAACAGCCGCCGGTCGGCCAGGGTCAGGCTGCCCTCTGGCTCGCTGATTTCCACCGCACCAGTCGATTTGGGGAACTGGCTGGGGTATTTGACCGGGCTGTTCGCGCTCATGCCGCCATCTTCTTCGGACAAGCGGTGATTCGGCAAGTCCGAAAAGCCTGTCAAAATGTCCGAAAATGCGATGTCACTGGCGAGATGTCCGAAAACGGCCGTGCGGCCTGACGAGACGTCCGAAAAAGGCCGGAGCCCTGACGAGATGTCCGGTAGTGGCTGGCCAACTGTCCGATAGAGGCTGACGGGATGTCCGAATCACCCGACCAAACGTCCGAACCTGCCTCGCAGCCTCTTGATTCTACAGCGTGAATCGCTCCCTAGGAATCTAGAGGAATCTTAGGAATCCAGGAAAAGGCCTTTTCGGACATTTGGACAGAAGGAGGGGCCGAAGCCCGCAGCGCCAGCGACTCGGACGCGACTCGGCAATTCGGACATGTCGACAGGTGGGGCGTCGCGCGGCTGTCGGATCCGTGTTGCGGCAGCAGAGCGGGGCGCTTGGCGAGGCGCCCCGGTATCGCGCGTCAGTCGTCCAGCAAGCCGCGGACGGCAGCCCCGGCCCGCACGTTGCCGTACCAATGGCGCGCCCGCAGATTGCAGGGTCTGTCCGAGCCGCCCAAGGCGCGGGGAAGGATGTGATCGATCTCCCAGCCGTGAGGGGAGGAGCGGTCACCGTGGTCGGTTACATGCATCCAGTATTGATCGGTGTCGAGTTTCCAGTCGCCGAACGGGAAGTCGGGATGGGTCGGGACACTGTTCCAAGCGAGCCATTTGCGAACATCGGCGGAGCAGGGGACGGGAATGGCGCACAGCAAACACATGCTCGGTCTCCTTCGTTGGGCAGGCCGGCGTCGTCCGACGCGGGCGGTGCGGTGTGTCTCCACAATGGGGAGGCAGGGACTGGGCGTCAAGCGCCGGCGGGAGGCGCGGCCGATTGCCCAATGATACAAATTGGAGAATATACTTCCGAGAGCGGAGGGGCGTGCTGGAGCGGCTCCGTTTTGGGGCGGTTGGACCGCTGGCGCGCCCGAATTCCGGCCGCCGGATTAGCCGCGACAAGGCGGATTATCGCGGCTGATGAGGGATGACAGCGGGGCTGAAGCTTGGCAGAATGCCGCTCCGCGTCCGTCGTCCACCCCGCCCCCGTGAGAGCCCGCATGGCAGACACCGCCCAGAACGGCCGCGCCGCCGAAAAGTACGTCGACTACCTGCTCACCGCCGCCGGTCTGCACAGCATGAACGTCAACGCCGTCGAGCAGAACACCCCGAACATCGACATCATCGCCTGGGCGGCGGACGGCACCGAGTACCGCATTTCCGTGAAGTCGGGCGCTTACCGGCACATGGCGCAAGCCGCGCATTCCGAGGGTTTCGCCAAGGCGGGCGGGCGCGCGTTCAACACCAAGCCCGGACCGCGGGCGACGCACGTGGCGCTGGTCGCGAATGGCGGGCCGGGCGACATCCGCGTGGCGTTTCTGCCGGTCGCCGAGGCCGAAGCCCTCGTGAAGACGCGCATCGAGACGTGGAAGACCACGCGGAAGCGGGATGGAGCGCTGCGCAAGGATTTCCCGGTCTACCTGGTGTTCGAAGGCCTAAAAGCGTGCCATTCCAGCGAGCTCATCCCGGAACGCTATCACGGGGTCGCCGCCCTGTTGCGGGATCCAACCACGGCGGCCGACTGTGCGGACGCGCCGGCATGACGCTTCCGGTGCCTGTGCCCCCGGCGCCGCCAACGGCGTCCGGCGCTCTCGAGCGCTCCGTTGACCGGGCCCGCGCCTACGCCGCCCAGGCCCGCGCGGCCAATACCGCGCGCGCCTACCGCGCCGCGTGGGACGCCTTCGTCGGCTGGTGCGCCGCGCGCGCCCTCGATCCGTGGGCGAACGACCCGGCGGCGGTGGCGCTGTTCCTCGCCGACGAGGCCGCCGCCGGCCGCAAGATGAGCACGTTGCGGCTGCGGCTGGCGGCGATCGCCGCGAACCACCGCGCCATCGGCACGCCGCTCGACACCCGTGACGCCCGGCTGCGCGCCGTCCTGGCCGGCGTCGCCCGCGTCCACGGCTCGCGGCCGCGGCAAGCCGCCCCGCTGCGCCCGGCGCAACTCCGGGACATGGTGGCGGCGTTGCCAGGGACGCCGGCCGGTGCCCGTGATCGCGCGCTGTTACTGCTGGGATTCGCCGCGGCGCTGCGGCGGAGCGAACTGGTCGCGCTCGAGCGCGCCGACGTCCGTCGCGACGAACGCGGCCTGCTGCTGCTCATCCGCGCCTCGAAGACCGACCAGGGCGGGGAAGGGCAGGAGGTCGCCGTGCCGAAGGGGCGCAGCGCCGCGACCTGCCCGGTGGCCGCGCTCGACGCCTGGCTCGCCGTGCGCGGCGATGGCCCGGGGCCGCTGCTGCGCGCCGTTTCGAAGGCCGGGCGGGTGCTGGAGCGCGGCCTGCACCCCGGCACCGTGGCCGACGTCGTGAAGGCGGCGGCCTGGCGCATCGGCCTGGATCCGGCGCTGCTCTCCGGGCACAGCCTGCGCGCCGGGCTGGCCACCGCCGCCGCCGCGCAAGGCGCCCAACTGCACCAGATCATGAAGCAGACCCGGCACAAGAGCGCCGACGTCGCCCGCACCTACATCCGCGAGGCCGAGCTCTGGCAGGACAACGTGGCGGGGCTGGTGCTGTGACGAGGGCGTTGGGCTGTCGCACGGTGATCTGCGATGTGTCCGGGGCTCTTCGTTACGTGCAGGCGCTCGCAATCATCACCAAATTCTGCTCAGATTGACTGCGGCGGGTGACGCCGTCGTGCTCACATTCGGTGCGTTTGTGCTCGATCAGATGCCCCGTGCTCGCGATCGCAGACGGCCGCTCGCATTCGATGAAACGTTCCATTCGGCGATAGACCTTGGGATGGCATTGTCTCAGATATCGAGAAACAATCCTGTCGAGACACGCTGAGACGTCTCAACGCAACGCCTGAGCAGGGTAAACTCAAGAGATACAGGGCGGGGAGATGGAGCATGGTTAATGTGTATGCTTGCGCGTTTGGCGAAGAGGAACGAAATGAGGATATGCGGTCAATAGCCACCATTCTCAGGCTCAGACTTCTGGTCGGTGAAGGAGTGACGAATGTTCCTCCTCCAGCCATAGAACTGTTAACCGCAAACTTCGATCGAAGAAAATGGGCAGAGCTGAGTGGTTTGATATGCCATCTAGGATGGAAAGCTAGTGAGGTTGGAGGTAAGCTAGTTGGGTGTCAATTTTGGAGCGCTGCGGCTTACTACCGGATAAAAAATGCCTGGGAAGGCGTGTCACATGGCAGGGATGCGCAAGGAAAACAATTTGCAGAGTTTGCGCAGTTTCTTGGGAGAAAGGATTGGGGAGGCATAGGGATTGAGCACGAGCACGTCCATCGATTGGAGGATCTCCCAGGCCTTGTCCAGCAAACATGGGTGAGACTGAGGAATGGCGATGAGTGGCAGCAGATAGGGGAGTTGAAACGCCTTCTCATCCGATGCGCAGTGGGTTGCGTCGTAACAAGGGAAGAGCATCAACGCGTACACCGCATTCCGTCCCAAGAGGAGAACCCGTGGTTACGCTACGCGCAGCCAAATACTCCGATCCTCCTGCATCCGCGCGACCAATGGCCAGAACCTCACGATGAGCTCATCCGTGGGGCTGGGATAGTTGCAAGACAGCAGCGATAGGCAGGGGTGAGCCTACGGCCGCGCATACCCAGCCGGCGCGCCATCTTGTTGATCCGAGGTTGATGATGATAGTGGCGGAGCAAATCGAAAGAGGTATACTCCGGATGTCCGCCACATCTCCTGCCAAGGTCCATGAGCTACGATCCGCAAGTGCCTTTCCAGGCTACAGGCTTCGCGTTGGCGGAGTTCGCCGAAAATCCGGAGCCGCGTTGCCCCTGCGTCTTGCTGCTCGACACCTCCGCGTCGATGGGCGGCCAACCGATTACGGAGCTCAATGCCGGTCTCGTGGCGTTTAAGGATGAGCTCATGGCGGACCCTATGGCGGTGAAGCGCGTCGAGGTGGGAATCGTCGGCTTTGGGCCGGTGCGGACCGTCACTGATTTTACAACTGCGGATGTCTTTCAGCCGCCCCATCTCTCCGCCACCGGCGACACCCCTATGGGCGCTGCTATCGAGCGGGCTCTCGATATGATTGAGGCGCGCAAGGCTGTGTATAAGCAGAACGGGGTGTCCTATTACCGTCCCTGGGTCTTTCTGTTGACGGACGGAGCACCGACCGATGCGTGGGCGAATGCCGCCACCCGGATCCGGGAGGGGGAGGCCACGAAGAAGCTCATGTTTTTCGCTGTAGGCGTCGAAGGCGCTAACATGCAGATCCTGTCGCAGATCGCCACGCGCGACCCGCTGAAGCTGAAAGGGGTGCGGTTCCGCGACCTGTTCTCCTGGCTGTCCTCGTCCCTTGGTTCGGTCTCGCGGTCCAATCCGGGCAACGGATCGGACACGGCTGAGGTTGTCGCATTTTCCAATCCTGTCACGCCGAACGGCTGGGCATCGACTGCCTGAGGGTGGGCTATGTCGTTATCGTGGCGGTCTGTTTCGACCTCGGCAGCCGGGACAAGCCATCTGCGCGACGGGCGTCCCTGCCAGGATGCCAGTGTATGCGTGACACTCCTGGACGACGAGGGCTGTGAGACGCTCGTCGCCGTCGTTTCTGACGGCGCGGGCAGCGCGGCGCATTCTGACATCGGGTCCGGGCTCGCCTGCTCGCTCTTCGTGGATGAGCTCCGTGCGCTGCTTGAGACCGGCGGTTCTGTCGCAGATGTGACACCAGACTTCACCCGTGACTGGCTGCGCCGGTTCTCCGCCGAGATCGCTGTCCGCGCCGAGGCGATGGAGTGCTCTCCCCGCGAACTCGCGTGCACGCTGCTGGGAGCGGTTGTTTCCGAGAGCCGCGCCGTGTTTCTCCAGGTGGGAGATGGCGCCATCGTCTTCTCGACCGCGCAGGAACCCGACGCCATGGAGGTGGCGGTCTGGCCCCAGCAGGGCGAGTTCGCGAACGTAACGTTCTTCGCGACCGACTTGACCGCGGGCGACCGGATCGCCCACCGTGCCGTGGAGGAACGCATCGACCGCTTGGCAATGTTCAGCGACGGTCTCCAAATGTTGGCCCTGTCGTTCGCCGATCGGAGCGCGTTCCGGCCGTTCTTCGATCCCCTCTTCGGAACCCTAGAAGGAGCTCCGGAGGACGCGGTAGCAAATCTCAGCGACCCGCTGGAGGAGTTCCTCTCGTCACCTCGGGTCAACGGTCGTACGGATGATGACAAGAGCCTCATCCTGGCGAGCCGCCGGCAACCACCGAACGTCATTGGATGCGGGGGACGGGACGCGGAAGCCGTAGGACCATGAGGATGTTCGACCGTCGCGGCCAAGCTATCCCGCTGGGAGCGAAGCTCGGAACCGGCGGCGAGGGCAACGTTTTCGAGGTGCTCGATCATCGCAAGCTCGTGGCCAAAATCTACCACCAGCCGCTGACCGACGAGAAGGCTACCAAACTCGCCCACATGGCCGAAATCTCAACGCCTGCGTTGCTTCAGCTGAGTGCGTGGCCCACAGATGTGCTGTTCGATCGGCCTGGTGGCAAAGCGGTCGGTCTCCTCATGGCCAAGGTCGACGGGCACAAGCCCGTCCATCTGCTCTACGGGCCCAAGAGCCGCCAGAAGGAGTTCCCGGACGCTCAGTGGCCATTTTTGATTCACACCGCGGCGAACGTGGCAAGAGCCTTCGCGGCCGTGCACGAGCACGGGCACGTCATCGGCGACGTGAATCACGGCAATCTCCTCGTATCGGCGGAGGGAACGGTCAAGTTTATCGACTGCGATTCCTTCCAGGTCCACGCCCACGGGCGCCATTACCTCTGTGAGGTTGGCGTTTCAACGCACACGCCTCCGGAACTACAGGACATTTCCTTCCGAACGACCCGACGCACGGCGAACCACGACGCCTTCGGCCTTGCTGTCATGGTGTTCCAGCTGCTGTTCATGGGCAGGCATCCATACTCCGGCAGCTATCTCGGGAAGGGCGAGATGCCCTTGGAGGATGCCATCAAGGGAGGGCGCTTCGCCTACGGCCCCGGAGCAGCGTCGCGTCTGATGAAGCAGCCTCCAGGAACCATCCCCCTTGAGGCGACCGGGCCTGTCGCCCCGTTGTTCGAGCGCGCATTCTCCGCGGTCACGCCCCTTCGGCCGACCGCGCTTGAATGGCGTGTTGGCCTACAGGCGCTGATGCAAGGGCTCGGCCAATGCCAGGCTAATCCGGCCCACCAGTACCTGCAGACTCTTGCGACCTGCCCCTGGTGCACGGTCGAGCGCCAGTCCGGCTTCCTGTTCTTCACGATCACGGCTGCTCAGGCTACCGGCACCGTTCTTCACCTCGACGTCTCGGCGCTGTGGCAGCAGATCAAAGCTATTCGCCCACCGCAGCCTCCCCCGTTGGCGGCGCCGTCCAGCTTCCAGGCACAGCCGTCTTCATCAGCCGGGGCTGTGAGGGCCAGGGCGAGGGGCAGGCAGCTCATCGGCTGGCTAGTCGCCATCGCGGGCTTCATTATCGGCCTCGGCCCGGCCGACAAACATGGTGGGATACTCATCGTTATCGCCGCTGCCTTCATCGGCTGGAAAATTGGCTCGTCCGATTCAGATGGCATCGAGAAGCTGCGCGCCGCACAACGCGATGCCTCACGCGTCTACGAGGACATGAGGCAGCGCTGGTACGAAGCAACGGGAGACGTTCGCTTCTCCAATAAGCTCCGTGAACTGGAATGCTTGAAGGCCGAGTACGATCGTCTTCCGGAGGAGCGCAGGCAGCGGCTGAATCGCCTTGAGAACGGGCGGCGTGCCAAGCAGCTCGAGGCGTTCCTCGACCGCTTCCGCATCAATGCCGCAACCATACCGGGCATCGGCGACGGCCGGAAGGTGACACTGCAGTCATACGGGATCGAAACCGCAGCGGACGTCAAGCGGGACAGGATTCTGAACATTCCCGGTTTCGGCCCGGCGCTCACGAACCGGATCATGGCTTGGCACAAGACTGTGACGGCCAGGTTTGTTTTTGATCCGAACCAGGGCGTAAATCCGGCCGAGATCAGCAAGGTCGAAGCCGATATCCTGAAGAGGAAGCAGGAGATCGAGATGGCTCTTGCGCGCGGGCCAGCCGAACTGCAGGCCATTGGTGCGCAGAGCCAAGCTGCCATGGTGGCGCTCCGCCAGCAGGTCGAAGCCGCCGCACGCCAACTCGCGCAGGCAGAGGTCGATCTACGTAGCGTCCAATAGGTGGCAAGGCAACGTCGCCGGCCTGGCGCTGTGACGCGCCGCGGGCACCAACCGACCCGTCTCGCGTTCATCCTTCGTTCACCGTCGCCATCGATCATGGCAGTGGGCAGCGCGCGAAGGAGGGGGCATGGACGAACGGCACACCGACGAGGAGCAGCGACCCGTTCCGCTGGCGTCGAACGCCGACGAGGGCGATTGCGGCGCCCCGATCCTGTACCTGGAGGGCTGGTGCAGCGCCTGCACCGAAACCGTTCACGTGCACCTGGGGCTGGACGCCCGGCCGTGCCACTGCGGGGCGTCCCTGGTCGACATCGTCGGCGATGGTCAGCGGTGGTGGAAAGCCGGAGCGGCGCGCGATTTGGGCGCCATTCTCGGACGCCGCCCGGCCGAGGCGCCGCGCGACGGCACGCGCATCGTCGCGTGGTTCGCGGGCCGGCGACGCGTCGCCGATTCCCGGTGGAGCGGCGGCGGGTGGAAGATGCAGAGCGGCGACGGCTGGGAGCGGGTGGACGGCGACCTGGTCGCGTGGCTGCCGCGCTCGTTGGAGGCCGTTTCCGAGGACCTGCCATGAGTACCAAGCGCCTCGACTGCCTCGGGCGGCTCTCCTACCACGGCGTGCTGATCCCACTGAAATGCACCGCCTGCGGTCACTTTGCCGAGGTGCAGCCGGGCGACTTGATTCTGCGGTTTGGCTGGGCCGCAGAGCCTGAGCGCATTCCCTGGCGGTGCTCGAAGTGCGGCGCGGATCGAACCCGGATCCTGGTCGGCCGGGCCGCGCGCATGGCGCGGTAACGACCGACCGGACCGGCTCGCGCGCCGGTCGATGATGCCGCGCTGCAACCAAGACGACACAACAGGGCCGGGCCGAACGCCCGGCACCGTAGCACACGGAGCGGTCGACGTGACCTATCGGGAACTGGTGCATGCAATCAATGTCGGACCCCGCCACCAAATCCGCCACCTTTGATCCCATGTTCGCCTCCACGTGCCAAAGGCACAGGAAACAGGTAGCAGATCAGTCGGTTTGCCGGGGCGAGATCATCGAGGGAGAGATGTCGAAACGGCCCCCTAGTGGTCTGGGCCAGACGGAGCGCGCCGTTCTACTTACCTAACGATATGTCTGGCACACATTACCAGCGCCTGACCATTTCTGGCCGTGGTGAGGTGCTCCAGTGCAGTTTCACTTAGCTCCGAAGGTCATCCGGGCAATGCGGGTCAACAATTGGCGGAGCCAGAGCCAAAGGCGCTGCATCAACGATATCGAATTTACGGCGGACACTTCACCAGCGAAAAACAGAGAGCGGCGGCCATAATATGTCTGCATATTAACGCTCGTTTGACCGAAGCCGTAGCTGCTTGGGTAGGCGCCGTCGTAACTATGAACAACCTTATCCCAAAGCGTTATGAGTCCCTCGTAGTCGCCATCCATTGAGAGCATATGATCCGGCAGGACCCCATTCCTCATGCCGAATTCTTCGTCGTTTTTCATCCATATGGTATCCTCATGCTTTTTCGGTACAGGATAGCGACCCTTCTCCACTGCGTAAGCCAACTTTCTAAGTAATCTCTTCTCCGATTCGTCGAACACGAGCCCGCATTTCTCGAAGTCAACGAGAGGATTGTGGAAACTCAGATCTCGGTGAAGCTTGTCGTCTTGAGCAAGTGATGGATTGGACATCAATCGGTATGCCTTGGCAAACAGCTCAAAAGCATACCCGTACAGCAGCCAAATCGGCTGGTGGGCGTCCGCCGTTGCAGCTAAGCTTCCAATTTCTCTTTGCAACGCCTCCTTGGCAGCATCACCTGCAAGCTTGTATTGAAAAGCCAGTCGTAACCACGCCTGGGGCATCTGTCCGAACAAATATTGACTTTTTGACAAATTCTCCTTGTCCATGCTAACGCCCTGCTTTTAGTTGCGGTTTACCTGATAATCCGCTGGAGCATCAATAAAGATACCGGCATGTGACACGATGAACAACTCCCCAGGCGCCAATCGTGCAGACGACCGAACTCGGGGCTGGTGGGCCGAACCAGACGAATGGTTTCGTTTGTACCTCGCCAGACCCGAGGAATTTCGCACGCCGGGCAAGGTTACATACGGTCAGCCGTTCGCCTTAGGTCGCGGTGCGAAGGTGGCGCGGCAACTCCGCGCCAAGGGGATCCCGGTGGCGCGCGCGTCGAGCGACCTTGACGCCCGGTGGCGGATCTATGCAACCATTGACTGATCGACGTTGCTCGCGTAAGCCTAAAAAAGCTCAAAGAATTATGGGGGAGACGATGGCGTACGTGTATTTATCAAATAGCACTGGAATTATCCCCATCTACGGCCCCGATTACATTACGGTGAATGAAGGTAATGTCGGCGAGAGTAAATTTTTTGTCCGTTTCAACTTGTCGGCGGCGCTTCCCAATCCGGTGTCGGTGAGCTATTCCACGCTGGGATTGGCGACGCAGCCGTCATACGATTACATTCCACAGGTAGCCGCAGTTACTATACCTGCTGGATCTTTGTTCGTTGATGTACCGTTCTACATTCTTGGCGATACCATCGACGAAACCGATGAAGTCGTTACAATCGCAATAAATAAAGTAGACGGCGCCGACTACGACGCGAACAAGAAAAGTATAATGGCCTTTATTCAAGATGATGACCCTCCAGGATCTAACGTCAACACAGCGCCGCCGTCATCTCTCAATCCGAAATTTTCAATTAGAGCAGTGGATGCTGACAAGCCAGAGGGTAATAGTGGATCGACGCCGTTCACATTTGAGATATTTCGCGAAGGCGACCTGACATCCACGACGAGTGTGATGTGGTACCGTAAAATTGTGGACGGCAACGGGCAGTCCAACACGTTAGACATAAGTCAAAATTATGTTGGACAATACGTTACGTTCCAACCGGGGGAAAGCGCAAAAACCATCAGCGTCATGGTCAATGGCGATAGAATTCCCGAGGCAGATGAGGAGTTCACCATTGAATTCCGGACCTTTGATGAATTTGTCAACGCAACTGGTGTGACAAAGGCCACGGGCATTATCCGGAATGACGATAACGGTAAGGTGGTGTCGATTGTCAGGTCGGGCATCAGGGTCGACAGCTACTTCGACTCCTATCAAGGGCCAGTGAGCGGAATTAAGTGGCAGTTTCTCGGGAACGAGGACTCTGAGGTCGTGAACGGAACGGACGACGCCGATTTTCTAAACCTCATGGGGAATACGGATGCGGCCAGTGGAGGCGCAGGCGATGATGTCCTCGACGGTGGTACCGGGTCGAATTTCCTGACCGGAGGAAATGGCGCCGATACCTTTTTCGTCGACGGACGCAATACGGGAATTACATGGTCTACTGTCACCGATTTTGATGCCAACGAGTGGGCCACTGCCTGGGGATGGCGCGAAGGCATCTCGAAGCTTACTTGGGTCGATATGGCGGGAGCCGACGCCTACAAGGGGGCAACGGCGCATATGGACTTTGATGGCAATGGAACCATTGACTCCAGTATGACCTTTACTGGGAAGGCGGTGGGAAGCGTGATCTCCATGACCGGGCAAGTTGGAAATGATGCTTATCTCGCTTTCCGAATTGGGTAAGAGAGCCTTTTTCAGATCGTAGGCAAGCGCCGGCGGGTCAGCTGAGCATTCTTGGCCGCTTGGTTCAACCCCTCGGGGCCAAGTGTCAGCGCCCGCTTCAACGCGGCGATTCGCCTACGTTGTTGTAGGAGTTCCTGCCCGTCCAGACGCTCGGCGAGAGCGTTCGCCGCGGCAATCTTCTCCCGTTGCGCTGTAGCCCACCCGTCGCCCTGCCGCGGTGCGGTGCGGTCCTTTTCCACCGCCGCCCGTGCCAGCGTCAGGTAGACTTCTTGTCCCCACTGCCCCATCCCAAAGTTGACCGCCGTGCATACAAGCCGGACGTTGTCGACAGTATATCCCAATTGGGAGTCGCGACGGTCGATGCTGGGGGCGAAGGGGTGTTTGACCAACGCCTCCTCATACCTTTCCCAGCTGAACCAAAAGCCAGTGACGTCGCAGCGACCGCCCTGCGCCTGGTACATGGTCTCAGCGTGATCCTCGCTAAGATCGAAGGCACGCCCCGAGCGCTTAGCCCGGCTGCGCGCATCCAAGACAAGACCACGAAGCCTGCGCTGACGGATCACATCGTCCTCGGTGGCCATGACGTACGCGCCTCCTCAGATGGACCGTTTCAAGCGGGGCGGCTCCCCCCGCACGATTCTCCGCTCGTCGATCTCGGGAAAAAGCTCAGCGGGAACGCGGGTTTCTGATCCAGGCATGAGCCAGCAATCGCCCGTCCACATACAGACGATCCATCCGTCACCGACTGCATCAGGTCCAAGTCGCACGAAGTAAAACCCCTTAGACCGCGAGCGGTGATCGGTCATGTCCTTACCTCACTTTTTGAAGACGCTGTTGGCCAAGGTGCGGAGACGTACCTGTAATCCAACCCTTGCAGCCCAGCGGCTAAGGTTGTGCGATTCGCCCGACCTCAACGTCTCAATAATAGACTCCAGCCTGGACAGTACTTCGACTGCTTCCCGACGCAGAGGCTCATAATCAACTTCTGCTTCCTGCTCGTTGTCGGGGGCAGGGAGGTCTGCATGCGTAGTTCCGCCGTCAATTGATCGCGCCCAGAGCGCAAAGCTCCGAAGGTTTAACGCGCTGCCGCTCCCAGTCTCGCGACCCCGCACCTGTTCGTAAATTACCCACGGCCCCCTTAGCTTGCGCTGGAACGAGTGTGGGGGGAGGTCGGAGGGCTCGTCAGTAATGCAGATGACGCGACGGGCAGCGGAGCCATCGTCATTCTGGTAGGTCTGGCCATCTTTGATGTCGCTTCTCTTCATGACGCGCGATCCTTCTTGATCAGGCTTCCTGGCAGGTCATGGCGCGGCCTCGATCTGCTTGGAGATCCACTGGCTCAGGCTGATGCCCTCCACCGCACGTCGTCGGCCATGGCGAGGCATTCCATGCGTCGACTGCTCCACGGAAGTATCCTCCACGCCATTCGCCGCGTTACTTCTGGCAGGAGGCGATCAATCCCTTCAGCATTTTCCTCGCCTCGGCCGTGATTTTCATCTCATATCCGTAGTAGAAGTCCGGGTTCAGCGGCTGCAACGCGTATCGAATCGTGTTTGAAGAGGCGACCATCGCCGCGACGTTGGCGGGTAGAACGTAATGTCCGGCGACGAACTCTCCGCGATGCTCGAGAAGGGCACCCTTCAATCCTTTGATGACGATTGGCGTCTGATCGAGGGTCAAGGTCTGCGGAGGGTTCCGGGCCGCCAGATCAAAAGACTCTTCGCCGCCCGTGAACATCGCGGTGAAGTTGATCTCCTTGTCCTCGTTGCAGAGGAAGATCGCTTTGCTGGTGCCGTTCCAGGTTTCCTGCTGCCCCTTCACATACAGCCCGAAGTCCAGGGACTCGATGGTCCACTTCGGCTCGGTCCCTGAATGGACGACGTGGTAGCGCTCGAGGTCTTCTTGCGAGAGCACGTTGATGTCGCTGCTCGCGACCCGGGTCATCACGGGGAAGAGCCCGGGCTCGATCCCCATCTCGCCCAGGTACGACACCAGCAGAGCGCTCACCACCTGGGCGGCATCGCTGTCCTGGCCTGTGGATCTCGAAAACGCGAAGCGGTGGACGCCGTACTTCGAGCCGGAAGGAACACTGCGGAATTTGCCTCCCAGAAACGCGGTGGCGCAGGCGCTGTAACAGTAGCCGGGATTGATGCCGCTGTCCGTGGGCCGGCGTACACCAATCGTCGTCGAGAAGCCGCGCCTCCGGAACTCGCGCCCGAGGGCTACTCCTTGGGCGAGGTTGCCGCCAGGCGAATTAAGAATGACGCTCGATCCGTCGGGAACGTTGTTGGAATCCAGGAAAGCGGAAAAGCGCCGCGCCGCGTCTTCGTCGATCGGGCCGAACAACTGGATACGCCACGCCGTCCCCGTGATCCGCGGCAGCCATGGAGGCTCGCCCATGATCGTCAGATGGTTGTCGTCGATGTGCTCGATGATGGGACGCGGCTTTGACGATGCGGCCGGCGGACCGGCGGGCCTGCTCACGGTGCCACTGGCCGCTTCCCCGCCCGCGGGCGCCGATGTTGAGTTTCCGAGACTGGCTAGGTATGCCGTGCGCGCTGCGAGATTCTCACCGACACACGCCCGGCTGCGGGCGATGACGTCCGCCGTCGGAGCGCCCCGTCCAGGCACGCCGCACCGCTGGGTGTAGTCGGAAATCCATTGCTTCTGCTCGGCGGTCAGGGTCTTCCGGCGGTCCTCGTCGAGGGACTTGCGCAGCGTGTTCCAGGCGCCCTGAAGCCGATCAACGCTTTCCACCAGATTGGGGTCCGAGCAGATGACGTGGTCGACCGCGAGATACGCCTTCGAGCAGTCAAATGCCTTGCTTTCTTTAGATCCGAAAGCCGCGGTGGCAAGCGCGAACGCCACCACGGAAAGTCGAAGCACCTTCATTGACTCTTCCCGGCCGTCGCAAACCTTGTTGTTCCACAGCCATCAATAGCAAGGCAATGCGCCACGGTCAATTTGCTGGCGACGTGGCATTCGAAGGTTTGGCGGCGCTGTTCAGGCGGCGTCGAGGAATGAGAGCTGCACGGCTCGCTCCTTTCGTTGGGCCTTCTTGCCGGCGTCGTAGTCGGAGAACGGCACGGCCCGGTACAGGCCGGTGACAACCCACCGCTGGAACCGCTTCAGTTCCCGGTAGCGATCGGCGTCCCTGGCGCGGCAGTCGAAGACCATCGGATAAGGGCTGATCCCCCGCTCCACCATGCGGTTGAAGCGGTGCCACAGCCGATCCCACGTCTCGTTCTTGTCAAAGCCGACCAGCATGTAACTCATAACATGCTTGGGCGGGATGCCGGCGGCCTCCAGCATGTCCATGCCCTTGAAAAAGATGCCTTCGTCCTTGAGGTTGTCCCAAGCGGTGTAGAGCCGCCGTTCCTTGAAGGCATCGTCCCGGTATTCGATGGTCGCCAGAGCCTCCGCCGCGGCCGGCGTCAGCAGGCGCACGTTGATTCCTTGGTTCAGGCAGACCTTGAAGCCGCCGGCCCGGATCTCCTCCACCCGCGCCCGCCATTGCTCCTCCGGCTGGCCGAAGAAGTCGTTGTCGAGGAGGTGGATCTTCCGCGGGTGCTCCTCGCCGCGCCAGATGTCGGCGATGGTGCTGACGCTGCGGTTCTTGCCCTCCTTGCCGGGCACGACGCAGAACTTGCAGGACAGCCGGCAGCCGCGCTGCGTGAAGCCAAGCGACGGCTCATACCAGGGGTACAGGCTGTAATCGTAGCCGTCATGATCCGGCCCGGTGATCTCCTCGATGGTCATCTTGCTCTCGCTCCCGGTGCCGCCGACGATGGCGCCCGGCCATGTCCGCATGAACTCGGCGACGCGATCGGCGCTGAACGCGAAGATGGCGGAGCCGTACACACGGTCGTAGTCCGGCTCCATCAGGTCGCGGTGGGCGTGGCGGACATAGTGGACCTCGTCGCCGCGCTCCCGGTGCCAGTGCGCCAACTTCATCAGCGCTAGGTTCGGGAGACTCCCGTCGAGCTGCGTCAAGCGCACTCGCATGTTTCACAGCCCTCCATGGCCAGTCGGAAAGGTCAGAGTGCGTCACGGCCGGCATCGGCCAGTTCCACCGGCAGCCACATCGCGCGACGGATGATTCCGTGATAGCCGCACTCCTTGCAGCCGCCGCCGTCACACCCGCTGCACTGCGCCGACCACGTCACCAGCTCGCAGACCTTCCTGCCGTCGCCGTGCAGGATCGCGTAGTTGCGCCGGCGGTCCAGGCGCTTGCCGATGACCGACTCGGCTTTCTCGTAGGTGCTTGGCCGATCGTCGTAGTGGATGATGCCTTGGTGGTCGATGGAGTGGCCAAGGCGTTCGATGACGGTTCTCATGCGGCCTCCGCCGGCTTCGGGGCGGCGTTCAGCATGAGGTGCCGCAGCGCGATCATCTCGTCGTTCCGGTACAGGCTGGTTACGAAGATGAACGGCTGGTGCAGGTTGTGCCCGTTGGCGTCGATGTAGGCTTGCGCGCCGACCTCGGTGAAGCAGGCGGTCACGAACTCGTCGGTATCGACATAGCCGACGCGCTCCCAGCGGCCGGTATCGCGACCGCGCTCGTGCATCCGTTCCAAGATGCGGTGCTGCCGCTCGTCGGCTGTGGCGTAATCGCCATCGGTGTCCAGCCAAACGATGTTGTCGGTGTGGTCCTCGTCCAGGCCGTAGATGCGGCGCTTCTGGAACACCACAAACAGCGGCTCATGGGTGCAGCGGTTGTTCTGGCTGGCGATCAGCGCGCCGACCTTGGCGAGCGTGTCTTGGCTCATTGTGCGGCCTCCAGGTCGTCGCTGGACGTCTGGCGCCTCTGGGCGCGGCGGCCCGCGGCCGCCTCCAGGAGGATGTCCCATGGATTCTTGTCGCCCTGGTACGGGCAGCTTCCCAGATCGGTAAGGCCGTGCAGTAGCGACTCGCCGGCATAGCTGACATGGATCGCCCGGCCGCAGCAGCGGCAGCGCATCAAGTCGCCATCCTGCTCGTAGACGTGCGACAGCGCACACAGGGCATCGTTGAACTTGCCGGCCGCCAGAAGAGCTGCAGCCATGTTCTTGCGCTCGGTGGCCTGCTTGATCAGGCGGCGGACTTCGGCCTTGGAGGTCATGCGGAACCATCCTGGACGGGCTCCGCCATCAGCGTTTCGGTGATCCAGGCGGTGGCCGCCGCGACGGACGGAAATTCCATCGGATCCGGATAGGGCCGGCAGTCCGGGCGTTCGTCGATGACGACGACCTGCCGCCCCTCGCCGCGGATGCGAAACAGGCGCTTGTGGCGGCCGATCACGTCCCAGTGGCCGGGATTGCGCCAGGAGAACGAGAAGGGCTGAGGGGCGGTCATCGTTCGCCTCCCAAGGCGGTGTCGATACGGTCCATGGCTTCCAGGATGGCGTTATGACGTTCCAGGAATCGCGCCCGTTCAGGCGTTTCCGGTTCGCTGCGGTCGTCGTTGGTCATGCGCTGAAGGACAAACCCAAACGTGTCTCGGCTGGCGATTAGGACCTTGCGGTCGCGGTCGGATGCCGACGCTGCCTGACCGCTGCGCCGTGTCTTGGCCGCTTGCAGGGCCGCAAGCAGCTTGTCGTGCGCCGCTTCAGCCTCGGCGTCCGATGCGTACTCGAAGACCTCGGAATAGTCGTTTCCGGTGAAGAGGACGCGGACGGCTGGACTTTTCCAGCTGTCGCCTAGCATCCAATCCGCTTCGCGCATGATCGGCGCCGGCTCCGGCCGCCCAAGTGCGCGAGACGCGAGACGCGTGAACAGCCCGGCCCGCTGCGGCACAAGGCTCGGCGACCCGGCTTCGTTGTCCCAGGCGCAGCCCTTGCTCCACCAGACCTTCGCAATGTTGCGTAGATGAAGGTGCGGACTGTAGCCGGGCATCTGGAATAAGGGGCTGGTGGTCATGCGGCGACGCCCTTTTTCCAAGCCAGCAGGAGGAGCCGACGGCGTGTTTCGCCGCACCCGTCGTTCCAGTAGAAGAGGCCCATCAAGGTTCCGAGCACGGTCGTCTTCTGGCGGACGTAAACTGGGCAGACGCCGGAATGCCGGCGGGCCACGGCGAGGATGCTGCGGAAGGTCAGGCGCTGCATGCCGCGCATAAGGCGCGTCAGTTCCGGACCGGCGAGGGCCGGCGTGCGTGCCGCTTGGTCGGCCCTTTCGTAACTCCCGGCAGCGCGCAGATCCTCGTACCGCTCCAATGCGGTCGAAAGCCCATAAGGATAACCGGACAGACTGAGCGGCCCGCGCATGGTGGTCAGCGGCGTTCCGTTCAAAGAGCGTGGGGCGGTCTCATCACTCATGGTGCATCGCTTCCTGCTCTTTCAGGCGGGTGATGTGGCTGATGAGGTCCAAGGTGCGCGGGCAGCGTCCGTAGGCCTCGACGGCGTCCAGCGCGCTCCGGACGGGAACCGACAGCGGTTTGCCACGGTGGATGGCGGCGTCGTTGGGCAGCACGGCACTGGGTGGAAGTTTCCTGGTCACGTCATGCCTCGCGTTTGTGGCGGGCGCTCAGCGCCGCCTTGTGTTCGTCCTTCGCGTGGTTCACGCGCTCGAATAGGTCCGGGTGGAGTCGCTTCAGTCCGACCAGCCACTCCGTCGTCACGTCGGCCCGCCACCAGTCGACCAGGTCGCTCAGGGTCGCGGCGAAGGGGATGATGCCAACCGCGATGCGGCACCAGGCCTCTGCGTCCTGCCGATCGCCCGGCGATGCGGTGCGGGCCGGTGGATCACCATCAAACTCTGGTTGTTCGATCTCCGTGGCCCTCAGGGGCTTGCTGTCCTCAGGTGAAAGCATCGCGCCAGGGTTTGCCGTCCTTGATCGCCGCGGCGGCTTTCCGGGTGCGCTCGCACGGTGACTTGAGTGCGAGTCCCAGAGCGTGATGCACCGCCTGCTCGACGCCTCCGTGAGGAGTCCAGAACGTCACCTCGCCGATCTTGTGTTGCCGGTTGTGGCATCCATAGAACGACCAATTGTCGAGCCACCCGTCGCACAGCGGGTTCATGTACACATCGGACGGCTGCTCCTCGCCGGCGCCGTCGGTCCCCTTGCGCACGTGGGCTCCGGCAACATGGCTGGCTCTGCCACAGACCATGCAGGGCATGGTCCGGATCCACGCGCCGTGCTCCTTGCTGCGGAACCATGCGTCCGGCTTGTTGGCGCGGCCGGTGAAGGGCTGAATGGGGAGCCCGCTCTTATCGATGAGGGGCGGCGGTTTGGGGCGCCGGGCGAATCCAGACATCACGCAGCCTCCCGGCGGGAACCGCTGGCCTTGCGTTGCAGGATCCTTGTCACCGCGGTGGCGAGGTCGTCGCGCATCTGCTGGAAGGTCTTCGCAATGCGGACGACCTTCTCTCCGTGGAAGTCCGGCAGGGTCGCGGTGCACTTCCGCACGTTGACGAAGGAGCCCATGATCTCCTCACGCTTCACCGTGCTGGTCCACGTGCCAATCTGGTCGCCCTTGAAGTGGATTTCCGGAAAGGCCGGCGACACGGACAGGTGCTTGAGCACGACGGCCTTTGTGATCTCCTGGGCCACGAAGGGGCGCGTTCGCTTCGGTCTGCGTTCGGCGCGCGGCGGGTTGGCTGCCATCAACTCGATCCCCGCCTCAATCGCCGCAACCACGTCGTCGTGGGTGCGTCCCTGAGCGCATTCCCACCGGAGACGCGACTCCCCGACGACCTTGTCGAGAGTGCTTTCGATGGGGGTCCAGAACTTGTAGATCGCGGGCACCTGTGGGTGGCCGTACACGGTCCGGTGCGCCAGATCGATGGCGTGGTTCATGTCAATGGGCCACGGCGTTGTCTCCGCCTCGGTGAGCCACCACTGCGCCCTGCCGTCCCGGATGTCTTCGAAGCTGTAATGCTTCCACCCGCGCCTTTTGATAATGGCCAGCATCTCCGTCAGAACAGCGAGCGCCGTCGGGCGCGCGCCTTTGCGGGGCGGGTTCTTCGGCGGCTGGAACGGATCCGAGGAGCGAATAGTGATGGACATGGGTCAGATCACAGGGCGCCGAGGAGGACGATGATCACGCAGATGCCAACGAGGTCGGCCAGGAACTCACGGACGGTCATGACAATCACCTCAGGGAAGGACAGAGAAGACCGCGGTGCCGATGGCCTTGGCGTCGTCCAGGAGGACCGCGCAGGCGACCAGGATCAGACCGGCGACGAAGACGGTTCCGAGGACATCGCGTCCGGCTTCGCGAATGCTCACGACGACGGCTGGGATGACGTCGGTATGGATGGGGTCTCGCATCACGCGGCCTCCGGGACCGGGTGAGCGGAGGTGACGCGGTGAACGACGCGGTGGTCGGCCGGCAGGTAATCGCGGAACGCAGCCACGGCTTCGTCGAGGTTTGGATGACGCTCGCCCAGGCGGCCCTCCGCCAAGCGCGGCCAGAAGCACAGCAGGAACATGCGCGGAGCGTGTGTGCGGATTTCGCAGCGGATGCGGGCTTCATGGCAGAGGAAGACGAGCTTGGTCAGGCGGTCGCCGTCGAAGGTCGCGAAGCTATTCCCCTCGTGCCACGGCACGGCCATTCCCTGACCCCAGCCGATCCACTGAATCGCGTCCCAGGCGATCGGGGCGTTGTAGATGCCGCCGCCGACCATGCCGAGGATGTCCATCACCTTGGCCTGGAATTCGCTCAGTGTATCGGGCGCGGCGGCGTAGCCCTTGGTGTTGTCGCTGCGGGTCTTGCGCGCGCGGCTGGCCGCCAGCATCCGCTTGCCCGCGGCGATCGCGCCTTCCGCCCACGCGGCGTGGTCCATCGTTGCGTAGCTCATAGGAGGTCCTCTCCTTGGTGTTCGGCTGGCGACAGCAGGCGGTCCTGCTCTCGGCAGCCGGCGGGGCGGTGTCGAGCCCCGCTGGCATCCTGCGAATGCGCCTTCGTCATGGGATGGTTGGAAGGGGCGGTGTCTGTTTCGGCCTGACACTGGCTCGTTGGTCACTTCATGACGGACTCCCGTATGCGCGTTGGATGAGAGAGCCGGCTTCTATCTCCGCGCCGACGCCGGCCACATGCCCCACCACTGGTCCTGCGCGCTGCGCAGTTTTCCCCGCGGGGTTGACTCGCCGCGGCTCTCTCTGACACCTCAACCCCCACCCGCTGGTCAGGGCGAGTAAGGGGGTGAGGGGGCCATTCGTGGACGTTTACGGACCGTCTTGAACGGCGAAGTCATCCAGTCCTGATGCTTTAAGCCGGCTGGGGTCACCCATACCGGCCGGCACGCGCTGATGCGCAGGTATGGAGGTTTCAGGCGCGGTCAGTGCGCGGGCAGGACCGTGGCCAGCCAGCCCACGGAAGCGACCGCCCAGACGGTGGAGATGGTGAGGAGATCGCGCAGGGCGGACATCGAGCGGAGATCCTGTGCAGATTGGAGTTTTCAGACAGTCTGCGTCACGCGGCACGTGCGAGAGTCGGCGTCCACGCGGGCCGGTCGGCCGGATGCTCCACGCCGTAGGAGCGCAGCGTCTCCTTGATCACCGCCAGCTCGGCGGCGCGCGGCACGCCCACAATCGACCAGTCCCAGGCGCCCTCGATGCCGTCGGCGGCGCGCATCGCGTCGTCGAGGCTGGGCGCCAAACCGATCAGGGCACCGGTGGGCAGGTGCGTGAGATTCCAGCCGCGGTCGTCCCGGTGAATGCCGAAGGCGCGGCGGGCCTTGCCGAAGTCCACTCCCATCGGTCCCTGCACGGTGTCAATCAGGAAGGGGTGGAACGTCCAGGTGTTGTGGCTGGTCACGGTGTTGACGGGGCGCAGGTTCATTACGCGGCCCTCCGGTCGAGCATCAGACCGTGCACGGCGTCGGCGCGCCAGGACTCGGCCCGCTCGCGACTGATGAACGGACCGTTGGGCTGGCCATTGTCGGTCAGGCGGCCGACATACCAGCCGCGGGACGGCTCCAGATCCGTCGTGGCGAAGGGGCTGACGTAATAGACCGGCGGAACAGTCATGCCTAGTCCTCTGTGAACACTTGTTCCGTTGCCCCCAGAGCCCCCTTGGCGGCCATGTGTGGCGCCAAGGGGGAAGTCTAAGGAGGAAACGCCGCGGAAGTGCCGCGACAGAGGCAAGGTATCTTTTATACCGTCAGGGTGTCAATGGGGTTCCGCGAGATTTTTGTGCTGCAGATATTCCTGGATGATCTCGACGGCGTCCAGATGCACCTCGGACTCCCCGGCGGGCATGCCAAACTCAGGATGCAGCAATCCGGTGATTCGCGTCAGCAGAGTGGCGCAGTCGCGTATTGGCGAGCGCATTTCCGCCACGTACGCCGCCAATTCAGTGCTCTCCGCCTCATCGACCACGTCACCACTCCTACTGCCCGCCGTGTTCCGTTTTCGTTCTGGGAAAGCATGCCTAAAGGCAAAGCTTCCGTCAACGTCCAACAATTGTCCCGCCTGTCCGCGTGTCCGTACAATCGCGCCGAGGTTATAGCACCATTGGTAGCGTTGTTCTACCAACGCTAGATGGTGCGCCCTTTTTGTCTCTCGCCTAACTAGTTTGAAATATCGCCGCGCAACGAAGTCTCCAGGCGGCGATCGGAAATGATCGGGGCGAGGAAAGCAGCGCAATAATTTCGCAGCCAAAACGTAGGAGCATACCGGAGTATGATCCTACAGTTGATGGCTTGTGGCTTGGTTAATTTGTCCGTACAGTCCGCCGCGCGTACACGTTTCCGCTCGTACGGAAGCGCGTACAATTCTATACGTTGAGGCATGAGAAAGATGGCCGAACGCTTTGAGATGCGCTGTGACGAGGCGTTCGCCGCGCGCATAGATGAATGGCGCGCCGCGCGGCGGCCGATTCCCAACCGATCCGCCGCGGTGCGCCATCTCGTCGAAATGGGTCTTTGTTATGATGAAGAAGCCGTTCCGCTGCTGCGGAAGTTGCTCGAAGGGCGCCGCGACCTGGAAGTGCTGCGCCAGGAGTATCCAGACTTGATCAACGATGTTCTGGGGCCGAAGCGTTAGCCAAGCCCTCGACATAGCCTAGAACTCGGCGCAAGCCGTTCTCGTCCAACTCTTCCAAAAGCGCCACGATCTGCCGCACCAGGGGCCGGGTGCCGACCGGGTTCATTACCCCTTCGCCGGTGAGAAGCCAGTGCTTCGAGACGTTAAAGGCCGATGCGTACTGTTCCGCCACGGGAAGACGCAGGCCGTTGATGCCGGCTTCGTGTGCCTTGTAATTGTTGTAGTTCCATCCGCAGGCATCTGCGGCGTCTTTGGCTTCGAGATAGCCGGCCTGAATGCGGGCCAACTTGAGCCGCTGGCCCATCGCCGCGTTCTGGGCACGAATCTGCTCCTTTGCCTCGGCGGTTGCGCGCGGCTTCATAGCGGGTGGCTCCAATCTACAGCCTGACGGGATCTTTTCTAACCTAAGCACTGACCGATGTACTGACTGATTCGGGGTCGCGCAAGCGAACCTAGCCGAAAGCGCCATGGGCCAAAAAATGGCTTGCGCCTTTGGGGTAGCTTTTATACCGTGTCGGCATGAACACCCATGAAGCCGCAATTCGCCTCTGGCCGCGCCTGATCGACTTCGCTCACGCCGTCGGGGCTCCGTACGAGAGCGTCAAGCAGTGGAACCGCGCGGGACGCATTCCGGCACCCTATTGGCTGTCCGTGGTGGAAGCTGCGCGGCTCATTGGGAAGACGATCACCGTCGAGGAGTTGGCGGAGGCCATCGACAAGCGGAAGGCGGCCTGAGTCATGCGGCATCGGGTGGATCTCCTTTTTGTACTGACAGTTAGCGGCCTGCTGGCTCCGGCAATTGCCGTTCTTGGCATCGGCGGCACGCATCTCCTTGCGGCCTTCATCGGCGCGGTTGGCCACTGACATGCGCGACGTCCTCCGCAACCTTCTCGGCCGTCTGCTGGAGAAGGGCCAACCGGTCCAGAGCCGGCGCCTTCTCCAGGCAGAGGCGCGCGATCTGACGCATCAGCGTCAGCACAGCGAGCGCGAGGCGGCGGACTTCTTCTTCCGCGTCGTGGTTGGCCTTGGGCGTCGCGCTCATGCCCCCAAGGTGCCCGATA